ATTGCTGAAATCTCTTCTCATGCGGGAAGACTAAATACCCTTGAGTCTGAGATGGATTCCAACGAGACCCTTCTTGGTGCTACTCTACTTTACAATGTAGATAATCCTTATAGTTGGGTTAAGTCTACTCCGGTTAAGACTGCAATCAATGATCTAGATAGTGCAGTTGGTACGTTATCTGATCTGGATGGAACCACATTCGTATCTGCCTCAGACAAGGCAAATGTTGTGGCTGCACTCAACGTGCTTGCGGGTGACGTACAACAACTTCACGACAGCGCTGGAACACTTGATGCTAGAATCGGATCACTTGCAAACCTTGCTGCATTCTTTGATAGTGCGGGAGCGACTGCAAGTATTGTAAACGCCCTGAACCATATGGCAAGTAGAGTAGTGGATATCTATGATGAGAATGGCACTCTCTTAAATACTTAATAAAAGGACGGTGGAATGCCAATTGCGAAAAGTAAACCGCTTAAACTCCAAAGTCCGGATCAAGGCGATTTAAAGAGATTAAGTAGTACCGAAGAAAACTATCTGTCATATCTGGTAGGAACTCATCTTGTCGAAACAAGTAGCGATATCGGTGATATTACGCTTACTTCGACAGGCAATACTTCTATTGGCTCTCATTTAGATACTTTCTTTAATCAGGCGATAGGTACACACCCAGGCTCTTCGATCACTTCAGGAACAACGGAGACCACCCTCTATCAGGTTGCGGGAACTGCATCCGAAACCGATTCGGACTTCCGTAAACCAGTCTCATACTATAATCCTCCGACAGACGGGCCTACCAGTCTATTGGAGGGTGTGCATGAGATGGCAGATTCAGACATGAACCGTTTGGTTGACCGTCTCAACGGCCGTATCGCACTATCTGATTATATTGGTCAATATAAACTTGGTTCTTCTTCGCCTGGCGGAGACTACACCACACACATATCTAACGTGTTCTCTGATACTCTCAATAGTGGACTTGTTGCTAATTATAACATATATCGTAGAACAACGCAAGCACAACCTACCAGTATTTTAGACAGTGATGGTACTGTAACCGCACTCATGTCTATTAAGAGAAGTAGCGGCCGCACAGGAACATATCAGGGTGTTGAACGGATGACGAACCGACAGATGAAAATCTCGTTGGGTCAACGTGCGAAGACTAGACGTGCAATTGCAGATAGTATTGGGTCTTATCAATTAAGGTCAAGTTCTCAGGGCGCACCTCTGACGGGTTCTTGGAGAGCCGTTGGTACTGCGACTGACACTAAACAAATCTTGGAAGAGACTGCATATACTCGTACAAGAGTTTCGACTTACAATAGAGACCGAGCTTCAACCTATACTCGTGTATCGACACGCACCAGTACTAGAGACTTTGCTGGAGATTATGTAGGTAACTACTCAAGAACGTTTGAAGGTAATTATAACAGAACCTTCGTGGGTAATTATGTAGGCGACTTCATTGGTAACTACACCCGAACCAGACTCTCCATTTATAACAGAACCAGAACTTCTGCATACACTGGTGACTATGTTGGTAACTACACTAGACTCTTTGGTGGTAACTATACCAGAGGCTTCCTTGGAGAATATGCCAGAAACTTTGCGGGTGACTACACAGGCAATTACTCTAGAAACTTCGAAGGTAATTATTCTCGTGCTTTTACTCGGACTAGAGCTTCTAATTATACCAGAACGTCAACCAGAACGTCAACCCGCACAAGAACTTCTGCATATGCTGGTGATTTTGTTGGTAACTATGGTCGTTCTTTCACAGGGAATTACAGTCGTGGTTTTGTAGGAAACTATGGTAGAACCAGAGTATCCTCTTATTCCCGAAACTTTGCAGGAAACTTTTTAGGCGAATATACACGTACATCAACACGTACATCGACAAGAGATTTCACCAGAGATGCGATTTACCCTGACTATACTCGCACAAGTGTCCGTGATGGGTACTACTTTAGATTTGGAAACCCCGATACTTGGTCTGAAGTTCAGACCTTTATCGGCCCTGCTTATTATACGGGTAACTATACATTATCTCCTAGCTTTATAGGTAATTATACTACAGTTAGGTCTTCTGCTGTACAGTATGGTAGACTTATATTTTATATACAAGGCCCAGATAACGTAGATGCCGAAGGATTTCCTATCGGCAATATGTACAGTCGTTTTTTGTACTATGCCAGAACAGCATTCTACACTGGTAACTATACAAGAACCAGCATTACTTCTTTTACGGGTAACTACTTAGGAGACTATGCTGGTAACTTTTTAGGTGATTACACTCGTACATCAACACGTACAAGAACGTCCGGTTATAGTAGAAACTTCGTAGGTAATTATAGTAGAACCAGAAATTCAGCATACTCACGCACCAGAAACTCAACGTACACACGTACCTCAACCCGAACAAGTTCTACAGATTTTGTTGGAGACTTTGCGGGTAACTTTGTTGGTGATTATGCTAGGGACTTTGTTGGTAACTATTCACGATCATATACCAGAACAAGAGTCTCGGCCTACACCAGAAACTCTACTCGGACACGTCCCTCTACATATTCAAGAACAAGAGTCTCTGCCTATACTCGTGGACGGGCATCCGCATACTCAAGAACCAGAATTACTGACTACTCACGTGATTTTATCGGGGATTACTCTAGAGGTTTCTTGGGGAACTACACAAGAAACTCACTAAATACCTTTAGTCGAGATCGTGTATCTGCATACTCCAGAAATAGAGACTCCACATATGCCAGAACGAGCACACGAACAAGGGTTTCCAGTTATGCAGGAGACTTTACTGGTGATTATGCTAGAACCTTTGTCGGAAATTATTCCAGAAGTTTCTTAGGAAACTACGTTGGAACCACGATTGGTTCTTCCACTTCAGTCATTGAAACGTACACCTTGTATGTTCGATATGCATAAATAGAGGAAGAACTAACGATATGGATGAGAAATTTTAATGTCTTCGAACATACCACTAAAACTAGAAGGAACGAATGGCGATCTTCAGGAGATGACCTCTACTGAAGAGAACTATTTGGCCTATGTGGTTGGTAAGGATAACCTAACAGGAACATCCAATGATGTGAGTGACATCACACTGACATCTGCTGGCAACACAACCATTGGTTCATATGTAGATACGTTTTACAATCAAGCGGTTGGGACACACCCTGCCTCTTCGATTACTGGCGGATCAACCACAACGACTGTTTACCAGACTGCGGGAACGAAGACACCCTCATCTGGTTCTTTGCGTCCTGTTGGTTATACGACTGTTAGTTCAACACCAAGTTTATACGAAATGAATGACTCGGACATGAATGTCCTTGCAAGAAGACTTAACTCTCGTATCGCAACTTCCGACTATCCTGGCGTATTCAAACTCGGATCGTCTTCGCCTGGCGGAGATTATGCAGCACACATTGCCGGTGTCTTTACTGATACACAGACCGATGGTACAAGTGTAACATACAACATTTATCAGAGAAATGCAATGACTGCACCAACTACGGTCAGACCTATTGGTCTTCGTAGTGATGGTGATACTCAAGAGATGGCGGATTCAGACATCTCTGATAGTATTGGTGCGTTCGTAAGAAATATTCGTGCAACGGCTGGTGAGATTGGTTCTTATCAGTTGCGTTCTGCTTCGCAGGGTGCACCTACAGATGCTGGTACGTGGACTGCGGTAGGTACTGCCACAGACACTAAGAAAGACACAGCTGAGACATCATACACTAGAACACGTACCTCAGCTTATACTAGAAACCGTGCATCGACATACACAAGGGATCGTGTTTCTACCTACACAAGAAACTCGACACGTACTCGCACGTCAAGTTATCTTGGGGATTATATCGGGGATTACACTCGTGGGTTTATCGGAAACTACAGCCGAGACTTTGCGGGGGATTATGTCGGGGACTATGTTGGTAACTATGCCAGAACTCGCACATCAACATACACCAGAAATAGAGTAACCAACTTTGCCGGTAACTTTATTGGCGACTATACTCGCACACGTGTTTCATCTTATACTAGAGATCGTGTTACCAACTTCACTCGTGATCGTGTTTCTACCTATAATAGAACAAGAACCTCTACGTATTCAAGAACTCGCATCACCGATTATGTTGGCGACTTCATTGGTAACTACACCAGAGACAGAATTTCTACCTACTCAAGAACTCGTGTATCATCTTATGCGGGTGATTATGTAGGTAATTATAGTCGTGCATTCCTTGGGAATTACTCTAGAGATTTCGCAGGTAACTACGCAAGAGACTTTGCAGGCGACTATCTTGGTAACTATGCAAGAACTTCTACTAGGGATTCTACTCTAGGTAGAGATTCTACTTATTCAAGAACGTCAACTCGTACAAGAGTTTCAACTTACACAAGAACACGTGCAACCAACTATCAACGCACACGTAATTCAGCTTACACAAGAAATTCGACTCGTACCAGAACTTCGACTTATACCCGTGACAGAGTAACTAACTTTGCTGGTAACTTCGTAGGCAACTATGCGAGAAACTTTGCAGGCGACTTTGTGGGTAACTACGCCCGTGGATTCTTGGGTAACTATGTTGGTAACTTTGTGGGTAACTACACTCGCACGGGTTATTATGCCGGTGACTTTGTTGGAGAATATTCTCGTACAAGAACTGCTACGGGTGATTATACTCGTAACAGTACACGTACAAGTACACCAACCGGAAACTATCAAAGAACCAGAACTGCAACAGGTACGTATACTCGTACCTCTACCAGAACAAGTACTCCGACTGGCACATACACTCGTACAAGAACTGCAACGGGTACGTATACTCGTGTATCGACACGTACAAGAACTGCAACGGGTGATTATACTCGTGTTAGAGCGGCAACGGGTACGTATACTCGGGCCCGTGCTGCAGGGGTTGCGTATACTCGCAACCGTGTTGGTGCGGTGGCTTATACCAGAACCAGAGTTGCTACGACTAGTTACACAAGAACTCAGAACTACGCCCGAACACTGTATTATGTTCGGTTTAATAATAACCCTTATGAACCAGACGTTTTAACTTATACTAGTATTGGATATTATGCACGGACAACTAGTTACAACAGATCGGCATCATATACGGGTAACTACTCTCGTAACGTAACGTATGCGGGTAACTATGCGAGAACTGTGTACTACACTGGAAACTACACGAGAACCCTGTACTACACAGGTAACTACACGAGAACTCTATACTACGCTGGTGACTTTACGGGTAACTATCAAAGAACCCTGTACTACGCTGGAAACTACACGAGAACTCTATACTACGCTGGTGACTTCGTGGGTAACTACACGAGAACTCTGTACTACGTTGGTGATTATACCCGTACTCTATACTACGCTGGTGACTTTACAGGTAACTATACGAGAACCCTGTACTACGTTGGTGATTACGCAAGAACGTCTACACGAACATCTACACCAACATTAGATTACACACGTACTCGTGCAACTGATTATACGAGAAACAGAAGTTCAGCTTATACTCGCACATCAACTCGTACTCGTGGTTCTGCATATACCCGTGACAGAGTAACTGACTTTGCCGGTAACTTTGCGGGTAACTACGCAAGAAACTTTGCTGGTGATTACACAGGCAATTACTCTCGTGGATTCCTTGGTGATTATGTGGGTAACTTCGTAGGTAACTATGCGAGAAACTTCGCAGGCGATTATGTGGGTAACTATTCTAGAAGTTTCCTTGGCAACTTCGCAGGTAACTTTGTGGGTGAATACACAAGAACATCCCTAAGAACTCGTACTTCTTCCTACAACCGAACAAGAACTTCAGCATACACCAGAAGCAGAACATCTGCTTACGCAAGGACATCTACCCGTACAAGTACGAGCGACTTCCTTGGTGAATACACTCGTGGGTTCTTGGGTAACTACACAAGAAACAGTCTTAATACATTTACTGGCAATTTCTTGGGTAACTATTCACGAGACTTTGCTGGAAACTACTCAAGAACATTCACAGGCGATTACTTGGGTAACTTCATCGGTAACTATACCCGTGGATTCCTTGGGGAGTATACTCGTGATCGTGTGACTGACTTTGCCGGTGACTTTATTGGTAACTACTCACGTGACTTTGTGGGTGAGTATACCAGAACTTCACTACGTACCTCGACCCGCACAAGACTTTCGACCTACAGTAGAACTCGTTTGTCTACTTACACACGGAATAGTACACGTGATAGTACTAGAGACTTTGCTGGAGACTATATAGGTGATTACCAGAGAACCTTTACTGGTGATTATTCTAGAGAATTCTTGGGTAACTACTCTAGAAGTTTCTTGGGTAATTATACAGGTACAACTATTGCGGCCACTTCTAGTACGATTCAAACGTACACTCTTTACGTAAGGGCAGCTTGACAAACGATACAGAATACTGTATCATAACAATTGAACTATATACATTGGTAGATCATTTATAGGAGACTGAAATGAGTTATAGAAAATGGATGGATAATGCGTTCTGGGAAAACGACGAAAAGGAAATGCTTAACTGCATCCTTGAGATGGAAGATGATGTCGGACGTGTTACCCGTCAAGTAATGAAACTTCGTAAGGCCGATGACGAAGGTAATGTAAACCCCGACTTCGCAGAGGTTGTTGAACTTCTTGGTGAATCCATCATCGATGAGAATACAACTGAACGTAACTCACGTAAGAAGCGTGAAGCAGAAGAAGAAAAACAACGTGAACTTGAACACGCCAAGGCACGTAAATTAGAACAACTCTTTAACTACAAGCTCGAAGCGTTTGAGATTGAGGATATCAAGAACTCTAAGAATCGTCAACTCAAGTCCAAACTTCGACGTGCAAAGAATCGTGTAGAGGTAGACCTCTATGCAATTATGATTGTCATGGAAGAAATGAAGCGCAAAGAAGAGGAAGCTGCGAGTGGAGAAGAGTAAAGGTTATGTAATTGTCGCATCCAAGAAGATCAACTTTTATCGATATGCGGTCAACCTTGCAGAGTCTATTCTAGATTTTTACGAAGACGCAAAGATCACTCTAGTCTGTGAAGAGTGGATGTTTGAGGAAGTCCATCGTGAACTTTTCGATCAAGTAATCTGGTGCAACAATCACTATCGTGCGAAACTGTGGGGCATGGCAAAGTCTCCCTATGACCTCACGATGTATATCGATGCCGATATGGAATGTGAACACGGAGATATCGAACATGTCTTCGAAGGACTAGGCGACAACGATGTCATGTTCACTGCACTCACAGATGATCGTGAGTATGTTTATGCAGAACGTAGATTCGACAGTCCCGAAGGTGAACAAATCTTCACCCTCTGTGGTGGTGTCTGTCTGTACGATATGTCTAAACCTATCGTGAAAGAATTTATCTGGGACTGGTGGGAACTGACTAGACGACAGATGGATCATGAATGGTGGCCTGAAGGTTATGGTGAGAGTCTTCGTTCTTGGGATCAATTCTCCTTGTGGTGGTTGGTTGAGAAAGAACCGAAGTACAAAGACTTGAAGGTAGGAATCTTTGAAGAAGACCTCCGTTGGAATTTCTACAACGCTCTGAATGAAGCAATAACACCCGCTCCTGAATCTGGTATTGTCTTGAGACACTACTCTTCTGGTTTGGATAAAGACGGTTATATTTTATGAGTATGAGAACTATCCCTATCAACAGTCAAGAGTTGATTGATCTACTCAATCAATATGTTGATATTGCTAATCATGAAGCATTTGAGGATAACGTTCATGTTTGGTGTGAAAATCAGAATGATGTGGGTCACAAAGAAAAGTGGACTGGTGATGAATATCTAAACCACTTGCGATATGTCGAAGGAGAATCCCACGAAGGATTCCCTGATCACATGGTCGCTCGTTCCTTCAAACCAAACCAACCCGAAGAAATGATCAAGGCTTTCGAAAGAGATTCCGATCCTATTGTGAGGAAAGAACTTCTAGATAGGATATATAAAGCCAATGAAGAGATGATGTTGTTTCTGGGTACGAGAAACAATGCATTATGTGCGTACTATCCCCCCGATGGATATATCTCATGGCACACCAACTGGAATGCTCCAGGCTACAACCTGATCTTCACTTGGTCTGAGACTGGGGAAGGTTGGTTTAAATATCTCGACCCCAAGACCAACAAGGTTGTGCACTGTCAAGACCAGCCCGGATGGCAACTGAAGGCGGGATACTTTGGTCACATTAGAGAGAAGGATAAGATTGTCTACCATGCAGCCTCAACTGATTGTAGACGTATCACCGTATCCTTTATCTTCTCAGCAAATGATATGTCCCTCGATCTCCAAGAAGATGTTATTTCTGAAATAACCGGAGAATAAGTCCATTTTCCAGTTTCTTGTTTATATAAATAAAACAAGAAAGTATTCACTTAACACTGGAACTGGGAATGGCGACTTACGAAGAACTACTCATAGATCAAGGCGCAGACGTTGCGATTGAGATCGAACTGGTTGAACAGGACGGGTCTAAGAAAGACCTGACTGGATTTTCTGCTGCCGCAAAAATGAAAAGAAGTTTCAACTCCACGGACAGTGATGAGATCGTAGATTTCACCGCTGTCATTGGCGATCCTGCTGCGGCCGGAGTTGTTGTCCTCTCCCTCACAAACACCCAAACCGATGCGCTGAATACTCGTGGAAGATATTTTTATGATGCAGAGATTTCTTTCCAAGACTCCGATGGTAATACTATTATCGAAAGAGTACTGGAAGGCAAAGTAAAAGTATCACCTTCTGTGACAAGGTAAACAGATGGCCATTCAAGTACAGAACGTATCACAGAAGCGGGTCTCAATTGTAAAACGTGTTACGGTTGGTAAACCTGTACGCAAGATTAATCCTGCCACAACGTCTATTGACAATTTGGCGGGAGTTGATACGTCCACAAAAGAGAATGGATATATTCTTGTTTACAACTCTTCTACTGAAAAGTGGGAAGCCGTTGATAACCAAGCAGCTACCAATCTTGGTGGTATTAATGATGTTGAAGTGAGCACACGTGTGGATGGAAGTATTCTCGTTTATAATGAAACTACTGAACAATGGGAATCAAAAATAGAACTAGAGAAACAAACAATTAACGGAGGCCAATACTGATGGCATCAATTATTAGAATCAAACGAAGTGGGGTATCGGGCAATCCCACAACGCTAGCTCAGGGCGAGTTAGCGTATTCCTATTATAATGGTGCCGGCGGCGACAGACTCTACGTAGGTACTGGAATAGAAACCGCAGGAGATGCGGTAAATCATACAGTAATCGGTGGTAAATATTACGTCGATCTGTTGGGAGGACAGGGTGTTGCCCCATTCGGTACACTCACTGCAAACACCGCCCTAATTGCAGACTCCAACTCTAAGTTAGATCACTTAATCGTAGATAATATTGACCTGAATGGCAATACGATTTCCTCAACAACTGCCAGTTTGGTACTCGCCCCGTCCAACGGAGTAGTTTCGGTTAATGGTTCTCGTATTGCGACTGTTGCAACGCCCATTGCAGACAGTGATGCGGTCAACAAACTCTACGTCGATACTCAGATTAGTAATGTAACATTTACTATTTCGGATGATGCGGCTGACTCGGACGAATTCTCTTCCGTTTCTGGTACTCTTAGATTTGCTGGTGGTACTGGTCTTACTTCTACAGTAACAGACGATACCGTAACATATGACATTGATGCAACTGGTGTGGCTGCAGGAACCTATGGTTCTACAACTCAGATTCCGGTCTTCACGGTAAATGCACAAGGTCAACTTGATAGTGCGGGAACTGTACCTGTCGCAACAACTCTGACAATAAACTCCAGTCCTATCAGCATCCTCGACTCGGATATCACCTTTGCAGCCACTGGTAACATCACTCTTGATGTCAATGAAGACACCAATACATTTACATTCAACCTAAGAAATGCAAGTACAGACAGTCATGGTGCTGCGTACTTCGAAGCCGATGACTTTGATGTTGTCTCTGGTTTCGTATCTTTGGAAGACACTGTTGTCAAAGGTGTAACTGCTGACACAGGAAGTGCAACTCCCGCTACTCATGACTTTACCATTGCGGGTACTTCGGCACAAGGGATCAATACTTCCGGTTCTGGTTCTACAATCACAATCACCGCTGCAGACGCTGACTCTGATCAAAAGGGTGTTGCATCGTTCCGATCTGGTGACTTTGTTGCGACATCTGGTGATATCGAACTTGTGGACGAGGTACTCAAGTCTCTACAGACAGACGATGGTACTGTAACACCTACTGGGCATTCTATCGCCATCTTCGGTGGAGAGGGAATCAATGTAACCCACTCCGGTGCGGTTATTACGGTTGCTGGTGAAGACGCTGATTCTGATAACAAGGGTGTTGCATCGTTTAACTCAAACGATTTCACAGTAACTAACGGTGATGTTGTTATTGCATCTGGTGGTGTGGATAACGCACAACTTGCCAATTCTACTGTAGTTGTCGGTAGCACAACCGTAAACCTTGGTGACACAATCACCGATGTTGTTGGTCTTACTTCTCTTGAAGTTGATAATATTCAGATCGACGGTAACACAATTAGTACTACCGATGTTAACGGCATCATGTATATTGATCCGAACCCTGTTGGGGATTCGGGTGATTTGGTTATCCTTGGTAACCTCACGGTTCAGGGAACCACAACCACGATCAACTCGACTGAGTTGTCGGTCAATGATCTCAACATCACTCTTGCGGACAGTGCTGCAAATGCGGCCGCTGCAGATGGTGCGGGTATCACGGTTGCGGGTGCAAATGCGACTATCACATATGCAGCTGCTGGTGACGAATGGCAATTTAACAAACCCCTCGACGTTACAGGTGCGATCACTGCATCGGGTAATGTTGAAGCAGGTTCTCTCACAATCAACGGTGTCACATTTGAACAACTGGTTGATAGTGAGGTTGCAAACCTTCTTACTGCGGGTGAGGGTATTGACCTCACATACAATGACGGTTCAAATGAACTGACCATTGCCGCAGAACTCGCCACGGTAACTAACCCTGGCGTGGCCTCCTTCGATTCGGATCAATTCACTGTAACATCTGGTGCGGTGACTGTATCTGAACTTGATGGTGGAACATACTAAAATAAGTATTGAAGTCCCTCGAAAGGGGGACAACCCTTATATAAGGGTGTAATTAATCCAATATTGGACTAGAGGATGACAAATGTCAAACACATTATTTCGGCTTAAAAGAAGTTCTGTAGCCGGAAAGATACCGACAGTTGACCAACTAGAACTTGGTGAAGTTGCGATCAACACTTATGATGGACTTATGTTCATCAAAAAGAATGTTGACGGTACGGAATCGATTGTACAGATTGGTGAAGACACTGTAGAAGCTGCGGGATACGACGAATATTATTTCAGCGCAGACAGTGGCCAGACGGTATTTACCGGAAACGATTTTGACGGGGACACATTAGGATATTCCCCTGTACGTAGTAATGTCTATCTGAATGGTATTCTACTTGATTCAGACAAGGACTATACTGGAACTGACGGATCGACAATAACACTTACCACGGGTGCGGACTCGGGTGACGTTATTCAGGTTCAGGCCTACACTTCCTCTCTCCAAATTGCGGAATACAATTACACCTGTAGTGCAGCACAAACAACGTTTAGTGGTCTTGACGACAACAACAGATCACTTAACTATGCTGTGGATTATCTTGAAATATATCTGAACGGTGTACTTCTTGATCCTAAAGTTGACTACACTGCGACTAGTGGGTCATCGGTTGTACTGACAGTACCCGCTGCCCTTAACGACTTTGTACAAATTTTCGTACTGCCTGAATTTAAGGCAGCTGCAACAAACTATCAAGCGTATCATTTTAGTTTCGTAGATAGTGGTGGTAAGACACAACTCGTTGGAAACGACAGTGACGAAAACCTACTCACATATTCTGTAGGTTCGTTAAAAGTATTCAACAACGGTGTATTGATGAGTCCGGATACGGACTACTCTGCCATCGACGGTGTTAGTGTTAACTTTACGGCTGGTCTGGATTCTTCTGATAAAGTAGAGATTCAGGCATACGCACAGAGTGCGGAAAGACCTTCTTACGAAGACGTGAAGGTCACTGCAGGTATTTACGTTGGAGGAACTTCTAACGAATACCTGATCAAAGAATATAGAAACACTACCTTCACTCCCGTTATCGAAGGAACAACGACTGCGGGAACTGCGACATATAGTGCACAGGTAGGTAGATATACAAGAATGGGTAACGTTGTCAACTTTACCCTACAACTCGTATGGAGTGGACATACGGGTACAGGTGATTTGATTGTTACGGGACTTCCCGTGGCTTCTCTTGATGAGACTGGATTGGAGTATACTTTCTCAGTATCCTCAAACGGTCAATTGACTTATACAGATGGTGACACCTTATTGTCTAGAATGGAAAAGAATTCCACACAAATTATTCTTCAGACAGAAGATGGGGCAGGGAACTATACTGCTGTTGGAATGGCGTCAAATAGTTCTGGTAGAGTTTTGATTACTGGTCAATACTTCATTGCCTAAATTGTATAAATAAGAGAGAACACGCTTGGCGTGAAAACGAGGAAAATAAAGGGAACGTCTAATGGCACAATCAAAAGCTAGATATCTGTCCAGTCTGTTGACAGCTTCTGGTTTCGTAAGAGACGATAGGTCACAATTAGCAGGTTCGGATGGTTTACTTGATTCACCGTCATTGCCTGCTATCTCCAACGCTATGTTGGTGCATACGGGTATCACAATTAATGATTATACCGTATCTTTGGGTGACAGTCAAGACCTTACGACCGGAGACATCGCAGAACACGTAAATCTGTATTACACTACCGCACGGGCGGATAGTGATGCAAAGAATGCGATCAGTGGTGGCACTGGTCTCACATATAACTCCACAACTGGTGTTATCGATATTACCAATACCGGAGTGGCCTCTGGTACGTATGGCAGTGCATCTCAAGTTCCCGTTTTCACTGTTAACGCACAAGGTCAGATCGATAGTATTGGTGTTGTAAATGTTGCCGGTGTAGACTCTTTTGGGTATAATAACGGTACAGGTGAGATGTCCATCGCCACTGCGGATGGTGGTAACTTCACTGCAACCATAACTCTTAACCCCTTCACGTCTACTGATCTTGTTGAAGGTACAAACCTATACTACACGCAAAACAGAGTCGATTCCTCGTTCGACGCACGTCTTGCTACGAAAACAACAGACAATGTAACAGAAGGTACAAACAACCTTTACTGGACAAATGCACGATTTGACAGTTCTCTTGCGGGTGCATCTACAACTGATTTGAGTGAGGGCGAAAACCTCTATTACACTCAGGTAAGATTCGACTCTGCATTTGGTGATAAGACTACGGACGGTCTGACAGAAGGTTCTACTAATCGGTACTTTACAACTGCAAGAGTTCGTTCTTCTATCAGTGCAAGTGGAGACATCAATTACGACTCCGCTACGGGTGTAATCTCACTCACAGTTGAGAACGTCTACAACAAGGCAAGTTTCGATTCCGACTTTAATGTCGCAATGGACTCTGCAACGACAAGTGATCTTGCAGAAGGATCAAACCTTTATTACACGGACACACGTGCACGTAACGCCATTGGTCTTCAGGATCAAGGTGGTGACGGATCGTTAACATACGACTCTGCATCTGGTAGATTCTCGTACACAGGCCCCTCTGCGACAGAGGCAAGGGCACACTTCTCTGCCGGTACTGGACTAACATTCAATTCTGGTGAGTTCTCTATTACAAACACAGGAGTCGCCGCAGGAACATACGGTTCTGCATCTCTGGTTCCTGTTGTTACCATCAATGCACAGGGTCAAGTAGACTCCATCGGAACAGTAAGTGTTGCGGGTGTCTCTAGTATCAACTTTGACTCTGCGAATGGTAACTTCACGATTAACACCGCTGATGGTGGTGTATACGTTGAGACCATTACACTTGATCCTTACACAACGACAGACCTCACAGAAGGTACTAACCTTTACTATACACAAGCAAGGTTTGATACTGCATTTACTGGTAAGTCAACTACTGACCTTTCTGAAGGTAACAACTTATACTACACCACAGCACGTGCGGATAGTGATGCGAAAAACGCCATCTCCGTTGCTGATTCTGGTGGTGATGGTTCGTTGTCCTATAATGCAGGCACAGGTACAATCACGTATACAGGGCCTTCTGCAACTGAAGTCCGTGCTCACTTCTCGGGTGGTACGGGTGTCACAATCACAAATGGCGTGGTTGCTGTTGGACAGTCAGTAGGTACAACCGATGACGTAACATTCGGTAAGGTCACTGCGGACTCTGCGGTTCTTGATGGTATCAACTTTAATGTTCTAACATCAAGACATTCAAATGCTGCTGGAACATTGTATTTTGACTCTGATCACCAAAAGGGTCTATCACTTGTTCTTGATACACAGAACAATCCAAACCCTGACGTAACTCTTAATATTGGACAAGAGATATTCCTCTATGTCCATAACTTAACTGGTGCTCAGATTGACAATGGTGATGCGGTATATATTTCGGGAACTGCACACGGTAAACACCCCCAAGTATCTCTTGCACGTGCAAATGCTTCTGCAACAGGACAACCTAGTGGTCTTGCGACTATGGACATTCCTGATGGTGCTCACGGTTGGGTAACAAGATACGGTATTGTCCGTGATGTAAACACTGGTAGTTTTGCTGCTGGTTCTACACTATATCTTTCCGCTGATTCCGCAGGTAAGTGGACATCAACCGAAGTTACTGTAGATACTGGATATCCTTTCCATATTGGTCAGGTTCTGACTTCTGACTCTAGTGTTGGTACAATCCTTGTAGACGGATTCAGTGAACACTACGAATATCTACGTATTGAAGATAGATTAAAAGTCTCAGGTAGACTTGAAGCTGACTCTGCGTCACTTCTGAATGTTCAATTTAATACTACACTGTTTGATTCACATCAACCGTATAGTGAAGGTCTATTATACTACGATAACAAACATAAGACTCTAAACTATAATGATGATATCACTGGTATGGTTCACGAGGTTGGTACTCAAGAACACCAACGTGTATTCAACAATACGGGTTCTTTGATCAGAAAAGGACAACCGTTATATTTCAGTGGTAACTATACATCCGGAAATCTTAATGTTCCGACTGTCGATCTCGCTGATGCGACAGATGTAAACGCTTATAACGCACAGGGTATTGCTGCACAGGACATTGCAGATAACTCCTACGGACACTGTTTGATCTCTGGACAACTTACTAATGTAAACACATCCGGTCTATCAGATGGATCAAACTTCTTCGTGGGTCTTGGGCCTGGATTGACTCAAAACTCATCTCCGGTTTACCCCAACTTCCCAATGTGTTTGGGTTGGGTTGTGCAGTCTGGTGACTCTGACACTGGTATCCTGTTGGTCAATCAACAGAACCACTCTGTTAACAGTTTCCGTGTAACATCTTCTGCACACATTGGTACAAACCTACAGGTTGACGGTAACCTTACAGTATTGGGTTCTCAGACCACAGTAGGTACGTCTAACGTAACTCAGGGTGCACCTTTCTATCGTCTCAACGAAGGTGATGCGATTGGTGAGGCCAACACAGTATTTACAGGAACGGGTCTTGATGACGCATTCTTCGCTGGTCACTTCACTGGTACTACTGCACAGACTTACTATGTCCGAATCGACGGTGTAGGAACTGGGCCTGGCGGTGTTGACACCTTTGAGGTTGCACTTAGTGACGATAGTGCGTTTGCATCTCCGGTACTCACTAAAGAACCGATCACGGGTGAAGAGCAACTTATCCACTCTACCGATAATATTTCGGTTGACTTTGGTGCAACTACGGGTCACGATAGTGGTGACAGATGGTCTGGTACTGCTGCTCCTGTAAACATTGACACTGGTTTCTTCACAAACCGAAACACTGGTACAAGTGGTGTTGGTTATACTCATATGGGTATATTCTTCGATGTCACCGATGAGAAGTGGAAACTTCTTGATGCATATGACTCGACGCCCACTGGTTCAATCAACATGGCAGATTCTTCTGTCAGTCTCGCAACTTTGGTGGCGGGTGCGTTTGAGGGTAACTTAACTGGTGACTTAACAGGTAATGCGGATACCGCAACAGCCCTTGCAAATGGTAGAAACTTCTCTATCACGGGTGATGTGATCGCAAACGTTATCTCGTTCGATGGTACGGGTAACGTTGCACTTTCTGCTGCAATTGCTGCGGGATCGATTGTCAACGCAGACATCAACGCAACAGCAAACATTACAGACACCAAACTCGCAACGATCTCGACTGCGGGTAAAGTACAGAACTCTGCAACGACTGCAACCGATGCGAACACAGGTTCTACAATTGTCGAAAGGGATGCATCTGGTAACTTCGCTGCGGGTACGATTACTGCTGCTCTAACGGGTAACGTAACTGGTAATGTGACAGGTGATGTGACAGGTGATGTCACAGGTACAGTTAGCAGCATTGCCAACCACAGTACGACTGACCTTAGTGAAGGTACTAATCTCTACTACACAACTTCACGTGCAGACAGTGACTTTGATATCAGACTTGCAATCAAGTCTACAACAAATCTGTCTGAAGGTTCGAACCTGTATTACACTACTGCGAGAGTAAATACTGACTTTGACACTAGACTTGCAACTAAGTCTACCACAAACTTGAGTGAAGGTACTAACCTTTACTACACAACTGCACGTGCGGACTCCGATGCGAAGAATGCAATCAGTGTAAGTGGTGACCTTGGTTACAATGCTGGAACGGGTGTGATCTCCTTTAGTGAGACATACTCGACTGCAACCGAACTGTTGACTGCAATCAAGACTGTGGATGGTGCAACCTCTGGATTGGATGCTGACCTCCTTGACGGTCAACACGGTTCTTACTACAGAATCAACGTGTACAACTCTGCGGGCGTCTTGCAGAACTAAAGGATAGGATAGATGGCGATACCTAACACTAGAGATGAGTTTACAGACTACTGCTTACGTCGATTGGGACATCCGGTTATTGAAATTAATATTGATGAAGAACAACTGGAAGACAACATCGATGAGGCTCTGCAGTGGTTTCGTGAACACCATCCTGACGGATCACGTAGGTTTTACATCTCCCATCAATTATCAGCGGATGATATATCGAACGGATATATCGATTTAGGTAACACGGATGTTACCACCGTTGTCCGCATGTTTCCGATCAACACTATATCGCAAACAACTAACTTCTTTGACATCAAATATCAAATGATGTTGAACGATATCACTGACCTAAATAACTACGCTGGTGATATTGCATATTACGAACAGATGCAACAACATCTCTCTTTGCTTGATATGAAACTAACAGGTATTCCTGAGATCACGTTTTCAAGACAAGAGAATCGTCTCTACTTCTATCTCAGTAATGAGAAGACAAGTGCGGGAGACTATGTTGTCATTGAAGTGTATGGTATTAGAACTCCCACTTCTTCTGGTGCGGATTACAACTCACTCTGGAACCATGCGTTCCTAAAAGAGTATTGTACTGCCCTGATTAAGAAACAGTGGGGAACTAACCTACTCAAGTTTGATGGTATGCAACTTCCTGGCGGGGTGACGATCAATGGTAGACAAATCTATGAAGATGCCCAAACTGATCTTGAAAAGTTAATGCAGAAGTTTAGGGAAGAAGAGGATGTTGGGCCTGTCTTCTTCATAGGGTGATAGACAATGGCAACAAATCCGTATATCAGTCAATCGGTAAAATCTGAACAGAACTTATACGAAGACATAGTAATTGAGTCTCTCAAGTTCTACGGACAGGATGTGTATTACATCCCCCGTGAGATTGTCAACAAAGACCCCATCTTCCTAGACGATGTACCTTCACGTTTCAGTGATGCGTACAAGATCGAAATGTATATTGAGAACACCGAAGGTTTCGACGGTGAGGGTGACTTGTTCACTAAATTCGGTATTGAGTTACGTGACCAAGCTACCTTCGTAGTTGCCCGTAGACGTTGGAAACATCTAATCGGTAACTACTTGGATGAGAAGAAATTCCGTCCACGTGAAGGAGATGTTATCTTCCTTCCCATGTCTAACTCTATCTTCCAGATTCAAAAGGTGGAGACAGAGACTCCGTTCTATCAACTCAGCAATCTACCTACGTTCAGACTTCAGGCAGAACTCTTCGAATATAACGACGAAGACTTTGATACTGGTATCGATCAGGTTGATGAGATTGAATATGAAGGTGCGTATCAGTATAAGATTACTATGCGACCTAATGATACCACAGGTTCTACCGCTGGGGCAACATCAACAATTAATGAACAAGGTACGATAACTTCACTCACCTTGACCAACGCTGGCCGTGGATATGAGACGGCACCAACACTTAGTTACTCTGACTTCACTGAAGCGGAGACGAAGAAGTTTGGTCTGAACTCTATTAACATGAACAACGCACAAGGTAGAGAGGGAGAATTCCTTTACACCAGTAACAACGGTGTTGCCGAGGTGTTCCTCCTTCTCAATAATTTCCCGACTACCCAAGGTTCTTTGTTCCTACATGGTGAAGATTCTGCACAGTATATGTGGGGTGTCGATGCTAGTGGTGGTTTGGTCTATCAAACAATAGGAATGAGTTCTCCCAAGGTTGTGCCTGGCGCAACTGTTGCACGTGGTGCATGGCAGCACATTGCCATTGCACAAGACAGTGACAATCTGTCTGTCTATTATAATGGTGTGAAGGTTCTGGATTCGGATGCGCCTGTCACCGCACAGTTTGCGGGTTCAAGTGGGTTCTCTGTTGGTGCAACATCTGCACGTACATTCAACGGTGTGGATTGGGAAGCTACAAGAGGATACCTCGACGAAATCAGATTCCGTTCGGGTGTGAGAAACACTCTTATCGGTGACTCTGATATGACTGTACCGACTGAAGCATATGATTCAGATGCATCTACTATTCTTCTTGAACATGCAGACGGTACTGCGCCTACTATCACAACAACAATTGATGCAACCACAGGATCGGTCACAGGGTTTACTATTACGGATGGTGGTTTCCTCTATCAAGAGGCTCCGACTATTACGATCACACCGCCTGTGACAGGAGGTGACTTTGTGATTGGAGAGATTGTTACTCAAACCAACTCTACATACACAATGAAGGGCGAAGTCACAGACTGGTCAGATTCAGATAGAGTTTTACAATTAGCACACTCTGGTGCAACGGATGGAGATTTCCACGAGTTTGGAGTCAACCGCAAGATCGTTGGTGCGAATGCTAATTGGGTTCCTTCATTGGTAGAAGAACTACAGGAGATTCAAGTCTCTGCACAGAATGTCACCTTCAATAACTTCGAATCTGACTTCTTAGACTTCTCCGAATCAAATCCCTTTGGAGACATGGAATAATGTTTGGTAATTATTTTTATCACAAGAGAGTGAGAACTGCGGTCTCCGTATTTGGTTCCCTATTCAATGACTTACACATTCTAAGACAGAACGCTGCTGGTGAGGTAATCTCACAGGTCAAAGTTCCATTGTCCTATGCACCTCGTAGAAACTTCATCGAACGTCTCAATGAGATGGCGAAGGGAGAGGATGCAGAACGTAGAGTGGCCATTAAACTGCCTCGTATGTCCTTTGAGGTTACGAACATGCAGTATGACCCACAGAGACAGTTACCGAAAGTAAATCGTTTTGAAAAAGAGTATGAGAGTGACAACAACAAACGTTATAAGATGTACACTGCGACTCCTTATGATATCACATTCCAGTTGAGTATATACGCAAAGAGTCAAGACGATGCACTTCAGCTTGTAGAACAGATTCTACCTTACTTTGCACCTCAGTACACAGTCACAGTAAAACCTTTTTCGGACATCCCCGACATCAAGGAAGATATACCTATCAGTCTTGATACGGTGACGTTCCAAGACGCCTATGATGGTGCGATTGAACAGAGACGTACTATCGTGTACGATCTCTCATTCACCATGAAGATCAACTTCTATGGGCCTAACCTAGAGTACGGTATCATCCGTGAGGTTAATAACAACCTATATATTATGGGTGATAGTGATACTTTCTATACAAACATTAATGTAACACCGACACCCGTAGGTGTTAGTCCTGACAGTGACTATGGATTCTTGATACAATATTTGGATAGTTCTGCATGAGTGAAGATAAAGATAATGTAAAAAGTGATTATGATTATTCAAGAGAAACATACTACGATCTTCTAGAGAAGGGTCGGGAGTCTCTTGACCTCATGATCGAAGTCGCTCGTGAGAGTGAACACCCCCGTGCATTCGAAGTGTTGTCAACCATGATGAAAAACATGGCGGAAATCAACGATAAACTCATGGCTTTGAATAAGACCAAGAAAGAAATTGATCGTAGTGATGACCCCAAACAACTGGGAGGAACTACTAACAACTTGTTCATTGGTTCCACTACAGACCTACAACGATTTTTACAGAATGAAAAGGTGATTGACGTTGAGCCTGACACAGACTAAGGAGTCCTATCTTGGTAACCCACTCGTCAAACGTGATGGTATCAATGAAGATTGGACTGAGGACAAGGTAAGAGAATATGCTCGTTGTATGGGTGACCCTGCCTATTTTGCTCGTACTTACGTTAAGATCATTTCTCTTGATAAGGGGCTCGTACCCTTCAACCTATACACCTATCAAGAAAAGATGTTTCACCACTTTAACTCTAATAGATTTTCTATTGTTCTTGCTTGTCGTCAATCTGGTAAATCCATTTCTTCTGTAGTATATCTGTTATGGTACGCTATCTTTCACCCCGAAAAAACTATCGCAGTACTCGCCAACAAAGGTGCAACTGCGAGGGAAATGTTACAACGTGTCACGCTCGCTCTTGAAAATCTTCCTTTCTTTTTGCAGCCTGGCTGCAAGGCACTCAACAAGGGTAGCATCGAATTTTCCAACAACAGTCGCATTATTGCTGCTGCCACCAGTGGTAGTTCTATACGGGGTATGTCTGTTAACCTTCTTTTTCTTGACGAGTTTGCTTTTGTTGAACGGGCTAATGAATTCTATACTTCAACCTATCCTGTCGTCTCTGCTGGTAAAGATACGAAAGTCATTATCACGTCTACGGCAAATGGTATCGGGAACACCTACCAGAAAATCTGGGAAGGTGCAGTCCAAGGAATAAATGAATATAAACCGTTTGAGGTAAACTGGTGGGACGTGCCTGGCCGTGATGAGAAGTGGAAAGAACAAACTATCTCAAACACATCACAACTACAGTTCGATCAGGAGTTCGGGAATACATTTTTTGGGACGGGCGACACCCTAATCAACGCAGAGACTTTACTCTCGTTGAGGACGAAACCCCCAATTGAAGTATTGGAAGGTGGTGACTTGTTAGTATACGAACAACCAAATCCAAATAAAGAATATATTTGTATGGTTGACGTATCAAAAGGAAGAGGGCAGGATTATTCGACCTTCACGGTTATCGACATAGCGGCCAGACCCTTTAAGCAGGTCTCGGTTTATCGCTGCAATACTATCTCTCCAATTCTCTTTCCTAACATTATATATAAGTATGCAACTCTCTACAACAACGCATATGTGGTTGTGGAATCGAATGATCAGGGTGGAGTTGTATGTAATGGATTATATCACGATTTAGAATATGAGAATGTTCATGTAACCAGTGCAGTGAAAGCCTCCGGTATCGGAATCGAAATGAACCGCAAGGTTAAACGTCTTGGTTGTTCTAGCATAAAAGATATTCTAGAGAATCGCAAGTTAGATATTGTAGATGAAAATACGATCCTTGAGATATCGACGTTTGTCGCAAAGGGTCAGTCATATGAGGCCTCGGATGGAAACCACGATGACCTCATGATGAATCTAGTCATGTTTGGATACTTTGTTTCGACGCAGTTCTTCGCAGACATGACAGATATCAATATCAAACAGATGTTGTTTGATGAAAGAATGAAACAGATTCAGGATGATGTCCCTCCATTTGGATTTATTGATGATGGTAGCGCACACATAATCGAACAGGAAGCTCAAGAAGGTATTAATGAATGGCAGGTTTGGCGTCAAGATGATTGGTGAAAACCCCGCTTTTTATAAATAAAAGTATTGAGAAAATCCGTATTATGTTCAACTTATAATTTGTAAACGAAAAAAGGAAAAGAGTCATGGCATTACTATCACCGTCTCTGTCTCCTGCGATTACGGTCAAAGAGATCGATTTGTCGGGTGTTGCACCCAACGTATCGACTTCTGTTGGCGCATTCGTCGGGAACTTTCGTTGGGGCCCCGTGAACTCTCGTACATTAGTCGCAGACGAGTCTGGACTGGTGAGAGTGTTTGCCGCACCTGACGAAGACAACGCTGTGGATTTCCACAGTGCTTCGTACTTTTTAAAGTACACCAACTCGCTTTACATTGTTCGTGGTAACAATGGAGGCATTAACGCACACAGTGCAGTAACTAAACTTACTGGCGATTCCGCAGTAGTTGAAAACCAAGAAGATTGGGAAACTACAGTTAAATCTTCTGTAAACGCTCGAACACTGGCAACAGGTTCTTTCATTGCAAAATATCCAGGCTCTCTGGGTAACGCATTGACTGTATCTTTCTGTCCTGCCGCTGATTCAGATGGTGCAAACTACTTCAACGCATGGTCTTACAAAGGATCATTCGACCGTGCCCCCACAACTTCTGCCTATGCAACCGACAACGGTGCATCGAAGGACGAAGTTCACGTAGCAGTTATTGACCGTACAGGTTCTTTCACAGGTACGCCTGGCAGTGTGTTGGAAACATTCCCTCACCTGTCTGCTGCTAAGGGCGCAGTAACTCCGGATGGATCACCTAACTACATCCAAGAAGTACTCAACAGTCGTTCTGAGTATGTGTGGTGTGGTCAGTTCGATAACGATTCCGCTTTCGGTGCTTCTTACGAAAACATTGGTCAAAACTGGGGTAAGACACCTTCGGTTGACTCTGCAGTAGATTACTCTACAGGTACTTCTGCATGGACTAATGATGTTTCTAAGATCAAGCTCGGTGGTGGTGTTAACAGTTCTGATTTGACCAACGGTCAGGTTACAACTGGTTTCGATCTATTCGACGACACCGAACAGATTCAGGTAGACTTCCTGATTCCTCTTCAGTCTGCTAACGACTCGGATGGGGTTACAATCGCTAATTACTGTAACGCAATCGCTAAAGATCGCAAAGACTGTGTGGTTCCTGTGTCTCCTCCTAGAGAAGACATTGTTGGTATTCCTACAGCCACGGCTAATACAAACGCAATTTCGTTTGCAAATTCTTTGTCGAACAGTTCTTACCTGATCGTAGATAACAACTACCTCAAGGTATTCGATAAGTACAACGATAACTACATCTACATCCCTGCTAACTCTAGTACTGCGGGTATCATGGCTGCAACAGACTTTGTTGCTGCACCTTGGTACTCTCCTGCTGGTCAGAGACGTGGTAACTATCTTGCAATTACAGATATTGCCCACTCTCCGAACAAAACGCAGAGAGACTCACTGTACAAGGCTAACGTCAACCCAATCTCCAATATTCCTGGCGTGGGTATCGTCCTTTATGGTGATAAGACACACGAACTCAGACCTTCTGCATTTGACAGAATCAACGTTCGTAGATTGTTCATCGGTATTGAGAAGTCTATCGCAGCTGCTGCGAAGAACATTCTCTTCGAATTCAACGACGAGTTTACTCGTGCAGAATTCGTGAATGTCGTTGAACCTCTGCTTCGTGAGATTAGAGGTCGAAGAGGTATCACTGACTTTAAGGTGGTTTGTGACGAAACAAACAACACCCCTGCAGTGGTTGACAGAAACGAATTTGTCGCTTCTATCTTCATCAAGCCTGCCCGTTCTATTAACTTCGTGACGTTGAACTTCGTCGCAGTTAGAACTGGTGTGGACTTTGAAGAAGTAGTTGGCGCAGTTTAAGGAGTAGAGAAAGATGGCAATTTTAGGCGTAGATGACTTTAAGTCGAAGTTGAGAGGGGGCGGTGCACGTCCTAATCTCTTCAAAGCGACAGTCAACTTTCCCGCTTACGCTGGGGGTGATGTCGAATTGACATCCTTCCTGTGTAAGGCTGCAGCACTCCCTGCTTCCGTGATGAACGTGATTGAAGTCCCGTTCCGTGGTAGACAGTTGAAGATCGCTGGTGACAGAACGTTCGAAACATGGACGATTACTGTAATCAACGATACTAACTTCGACACTCGCAACGCAATGGAACGTTGGATGAACGGTATCAATGCACACAGTGCAAATACTGGTCTGACCAACCCCGTTGATTACGAAGCAGACTTGATTGTTGAGCAATTGGACAAAGACGGTTCAACTCTAAAAACTTATCAGTTCCGTGGTTGTTTCCCAACCAACGTTGCTGCGATTGACGTTAACTACGAAACAGTTGACACAATCGAAGAGTTTACGGTTGAGTTCCAAGTCCAGTACTGGGAATCTGACACAACCTCTTAAGGTTGGTATAAGTAGTACTGATGCGGGGGAGTTTATCTCCCCCGTTCTTTACAGGATTGGAAAGGTATATGGCAGAACAAGATAATAGTGTATTAAGACTTTTTGGATTTGAGATTAAAAAGGCCCGTAAGGTCGGTGAAGAAGACAAAAAGTTACAGTCTATCGTTCCGAAAACGGATGACGATGGCGCTGGGTACGTCACTGCCAGTGGTGCTCACTATGGTCAATACATTGACATGGAGGGTAATGATGCGAAAGACAATACGGAACTTATTAAGAAGTATCGTGGTCTTGCAGAACACCCCGAAGTCGATGCAGCGATTGAGGACATCATTAACGAATCTATCTCAGCCTCTGATATGGAGTCTTCGGTAGAAATTAATCTGGACAAAGTTGAAACCTCTGATAAGATCAAGAAGATGATGATCGAAGAGTTTGATCAAATTTGTTCTATGTTGAACTTCAACGAACTCGCACACGACATTTTCCGTTCGTGGTATGTTGATGGTCGTTTGGTTCATCACTTAGTTGTAAATGAATCCAACCTAAAGGCTGGTATTAAAGAAGTTCGTCCTATTGACTCTGCGAAGATTCGCAAGGTCAAAGAGGTCACATATAAAAAGGATCAGGCAACAGGCGCAAAGATTGTAGACAAGGTAAACGAGTTCTACATCTATCAAGAGAAGGCTGGGTCTAACCAAGGGGTTAAACTCTCACCTGATTCTGTTTCATATGTGTCTTCGGGTCTACTTGACCCAACACGTAAGAGAGTGATCTCTTACTTACACAAAGCAATTAAACCCATCAACCAGTTAAGGATGATGGAAGACTCTCTGGTGATCTACCGTCTCGCACGTGCACCTGAGAGAAGAATTTTCTATATCGATGTTGGTAACCTACCTACGGGTAAGGCAGAACAACACATGAAAGACATCATGTCTCGTTATAGAAACAAGTTAGTTTACGATGCCAACACCGGACAGATCAAGGATGATCGCAAACATATGTCCATGTTGGAAGATTTCTGGTTACCTCGTAGAGAAGGTGGCCGTGGTACAGAGATTTCTACACTGCCTGGCGGTGAGAATCTTGGACAGATTGACGATATCATCTACTTCCAGAAGAGATTGTATCGTTCTCTGAATGTACCTATTAACAGACTGGAACAGGAAGCACAGTTCTCTCTTGGTCGTTCTACTGAGATCAGTAGGGACGAAGTTAAGTTCCAGAAGTTTATTGATAGACTGCGTAGAAGGTTCTCTAATGTATTCCTGAACATTCTACGCAAACAGTTATTGTTGAAGGGTGTAATGACCGAACAGGATTGGGAAGATTGGAAGAACGATATCCAGATCGACTTTATCCGTGACAACCACTTCACCGAGCTGAAGGATGCAGAACTGTTGAGAGAAAGACTCGACACAATGGATCGAATCACAAACTACGTGGGCGAATACTTCTCACGTGAGTGGGTAATGAAGAATGTCATGATGATGTCCGATGAAGACATTGACTTGATGAAGAAAGAAGTCGAATCCGAAAACTCAGTTGCTGATGAGGAAGGAAACGACGAAACAGAAGATGACTTTGGAGGTTAACATGAGTGATATTGAGAACGAAACTAATAGCGCAGTCGAAGAGTTTATCGATGCGTTACAACAGAAAAACTACAACGCTGCACAGAATATGTTCGGTAATCTGATTCAGGACAAGGTGAACACACGTCTTGATGCAGAGAAAGTTGCTGTTGCAAATTCCATCTTTAACTCAGCAGATGATGACATCGACATCTCAGAATACGAAGAAGATGAGTTGGATGCAGCTGCAGTCGAAGACGAAGATGACTTCGAAGAAGAAGATACAGCCGAGGATGAGGGTAAACACATCTACGCTGGTGGTGAAGTTTAATAAAAAATTCATCTAAAAAACCTTTTTTGTATAAATAATAGTTAAACAGGAAACTTGAAATGAAAACATTTCAACAGATTCGTGAGGCAAAATCACCGAAGGGTGAAGTTGTCTTCGATAAGAAAATACAAAAAGTCCCTGTCAAGATAGTCAAGGATAAAAAAGGTTTTACCGCCTATGTGGATGGAGATATGTTGGACACGTTCCGCAATCAGAAAGAAGCAGAGAAGGCAGCTGAGACAATTATAAAGGAACTCAGATGAAATTAATTAGCGAATACACCGAAAACGATGTCCAGTGCATCGTAGAGAAAAGAGAAGATGGCGAGAAGAAATACGTCATTGAAGGCGTATTCGCCCAAGCAGATCAAAAGAATCGTAACGGACGTATCTACCCCAAACCCATTATGGAGAGAGCGGTAAGTAAGTACGTTACAGATCAGGTTAGCAAGAAACGTGCGGTCGGTGAGTTGAATCACCCTGAAGGGCCGACAGTTAACCTTGACAAAGTTTCGCACCTCATCACAGACCTCAAGTTTGAGGGAAATGATGTAGTCGGAAAGGCACAGATATTGGATACTCCAATGGGTAAGATCGTAAAAGGTCTCCTTGAGGGCGGTGTTCAACTAGGTGTGTCAACTCGTGGTATGGGTAGCCTTGAGCAAAGAAATGGCGCAATGTACGTCAAAGACGACTTTATTCTTAGTACGGTTGACATCGTACAAGACCCTAGCGCACCTGACGCCTTCGTTAATGGAATCATGGAAGGTGTAGACTGGGTTTGGAATAACGGCATTTTAAAGCCTCAGGTAATTGAGAAAATGGAGACTGAAATTAAAACTGCTCCGAAAGCATTTCGTCCCGAAGTGCAGATTCGAGAGTTTAAGAATTTCCTCTCGTTAATTAAATCACAATTGTAAGGAGTCAATATGACTGATAATACAAAGACAGTCGAAGTCGAACTCCACGATGAAGAAATTAACGATATCGTGGAAGAAACTCTCGACGAGGCGGCTCCTGCAGCTAAAGCCCCGAAAGGTGACGAAGGTGAGGTAACCGAACCTGAGTCTATCGCATCGGTGGACAAAGCGGCAGATGCCACTAAACAAGCTCCTGTTCCGAAAACAAAGGCAGGAATGATCAATGCTATGTACGGCAAAATGAACGCAATGAAAAAGGTTGATTTGCAGGCTGCATACGGTAAGATGATGGGAGAAGAAGTGGTAGCAGAAGAAGAAGTGGTTGCTGAAACCACTGACACTACTGCAGAACTAGACGCATTGGTCGAGTCTGAGGCTACACTCAGTGATGAGTTCAAAGCCAAAACTGCTGTAATTTTCGAAGCTGCTGTGAAGTCGAAGTTGTCCGAAGAAGTGGACAGAATCGAAGCACAGTACAAGGAGGAACTTTCCGAGGAAGTCGCATCTATTAAGAGCGATCTAGTCGAGAAGGTTGACAGCTACCTCAACTACGTAGTTGAATCTTGGATGGAAGATAACAAGGTTGCAATCCAGAACGGTCTCCGTACTGAAATTGCAGAGACCTTTATGGATAAGATGAAAGACCTCTTCGTTGAGTCTTACATCGAAGTTCCTGAGTCCAAGGTAGACTTAGTTGACGAACTTGCTTCACAGGTTGAAGAGTTGGAAGAAAAACTCAACACTCAAACTGGTGACGCAATCAAACTTGCCGAAGAACTTGAGACATACAAGCGTGAATCGATCATTGCGGAAGCAACTCGTGACATGGCTGAAACTCAGGTTGAAAAACTCCGTGGTCTCATTGAGAACGTAGACTTCGATGACGAAGCATCGTTCAAGATGAAAGTTGCCACTGTGAAGGAGTCTTTCTTCAAGGCAGAAAAAGTATCGGTACAAGAAACCATGGCAGAAGAAGCTGACGCAGAAGTTGAAGTTTCTAGTGTGATGGAACAGTACCTCAAAACAATTAGACAAACCGCTAAGAAATAAGGAAATCTATTATGAACTCTTACGATCATTTGATTGAGAAGTGGTCTCCCGTTCTGAACGAAAGTTCTGCTGGCGAAATCACCGATTATCACAGAAAAGCAGTTACAGCTGCAATCTTGGAAAACCAAGAACGTGCAATGCATGAAGAGCGTGCACAACATGCCGGTTTCGGTTCTTTGACCGAAGCAGCGCCTGGTGGCGCTAACACAGGTTCTATCGGTACATGGGATCCGATTCTGATCTCTCTCGTTAGACGTGCTATGCCTAACCTCATGGCATACGATGTGTGTGGTGTTCAACCGATGTCTGGCCCGACTGGTCTTATCTTCGCTATGAAGGCAAGATACCAAGGTGGTTCTACTTCTAACCGTGAAGCACTGTTCAACGAAGCTGAAACTCAGTACTCTGGCGACAGCGGTGGTACACATGATTCCGACAACGTGTCTGGTTTCAACGGTATCACTCCTACTGGTGACTCTGCTGACGCACTTCGTGCAACTGCTCTTGCTGCAGGCGGTATGCCTACTGCAGACGCTGAAGCACTTGGTTCGACAGGTGGTTCTTCATTCAACGAGATGGGCTTCACCATCGAAAAGGCAACCGTGACTGCGAAGTCTCGTGCGCTGAAAGCCGAGTACAGTCTTGAACTCGCACAAGACCTGAAAGCGATTCATGGTCTTGACGCTGAGACTGAACTTGCAAACATTCTCTCTACGGAAATCCTTGCGGAAATCAACCGTGAAGTTATCCGTACTATCAACAGCCAGGCGAAGACAGGTGCTCTTCAGGCGAACGTTACCAAGCAAGGTATCTTCGATCTGAGCTCTGACGCTGACGGTCGTTGGTCTGCAGAGAAGTTCAAGGGTCTTGTTGTTCAGCTTGACCGTGAAGCAAACGTAATTGCAAAAGAGACAAGACGTGGTAAGGGTAACGTTATCGTGTGCTCGTCTGACGTTGCAACTGCACTGTCTGCTTCTGGCATGCTCGACTACACTCCTGCAATGTCTACCAACCTTCAGGTTGACGACACTGGTAACACCTTCGCTGGTGTACTGAACGGTCGTATGCGTGTGTACATCGATCCTTATGCACAGACTGACTACGTGACAGTTGGCTACAAGGGTACAAACGCTTATGACGCAGGTGTGTTCTACTGCCCCTACGTTCCTCTGCAGATGGTTAAGGCAGTTGGTGAGGACACGTTCCAGCCGAAGATCGGATTCAAGACTCGCTACGGCATGGCTTCGAACCCCTTCGTTGGTTCAACTCCTGCTGACGGTCTTGCTGCTGCTAAGAGCAACCCGTATTACAGAATCTTCCGTGTGGACAACATCCTCGCCTAAGACCTGTATAAAAAATAGAACTAGGTTTACTAGTCATTTTATGGGGAGACTTCGGTCTCCCCTTTTTTTTGACATAAGAAAAGGGGGACTGAATGTCCCCCTTAATTTTTATTATACTTGAATAGGATTCTTACCAAGTTTTCTATTATCCTCTCTGGTCTGAATCGCAAAGTTTGACAGTTCGGATTTGCCTCCATCGGCATACGGTTTGATGTGACCTATTTCAAAGTCAGCAGTCAAAACATCTTCCATTGGAATCTCTACACCTTCAGGAGTAACCCAACCCTGATCTTTCGCTGCGATAAGTTTCTCTTCTATGCTGCCATTTCTGCGAGAGTCTAATTGTACGAAGTATTTCGTACAGTCGAACTTCGATGTGATCAACTTATTTCGCAGAGTGTTGAAACGAATCTCTCGTGAACGTAACAACTCAGAGAAAGTCGCTGAACGGCCGTTCTCATTGTAAGAATGTTCTGTCTTGTCTTTCATAAGATCAATCTGAATGTTGATGTAATCTTTAACGAAAGATTCTGGTTCTGTTATTTTCTTTCCACCACGAATCTGTTCTAGATAAATCACAAACAAATCTAACAAACCATTTTCACGTTTAAAGATAGAGAGATTTTTACCAACAGTCTTCAAGAAGCGTTCAACTTCACGAACAAACTTGTTAACCAATTTGTTTGCGTTTTCGTTATAGTACATTTCTTCTAGTGATTTAGCGGTAATCTTACTATCTAAACCATCAAGATAGATCATACATAGACCAGCGAAATAATCATCTAGTTTGCGGCGATTAATTTCTTTTTGTGTAAAGACACCCGCTGCGGAAAAAGTCTTAGAGTATTTTGTAGCGAGTTCACGAATCTCATCTGCAACATTAGAAAGAATTGGGTTTCTCAACTCTGGTGCGTTAAGAGTAACCCCACTGTTAACAACCAAGAACAAACGAGTAATGTCTTCTCTAGTGGCATTAAGGTAAACCTCTAGAGTTATCTTACGTGAATCTAAAATGTTTTTCATTCCAACGGGTAGTTTGGAGTAAGTGCCATTTTCTGAAGTGATAGTGTACACTTCATCACCAATAACGTAATTGCCTTCGGGTATACTGAATTTGTTTTGTTTGTATTCAAGAATAGTGTTTGTTCGATTATTAGAATCCAAATTCAGATAGGTTGCCCTTTCAACAAACTGAGTAAAATAATCCACAGACTTCTTATCGTTACTAATTTCTGCATTGTTCAGACAAGAGTTTACGTGCGCCAGAATAAATTTTGACGGCGCAGTATTTAAGATCACTGAAACAATAAATGATTGTTTGTTGGATAAGTCCCACCTAGTAACTGATTGACAGTTTAGATCAGCATAGACTTTATCGATGATAGTCAAGTATGATCCGAAAGTGGTGTTTGAAGTTTTTGATTCAACAGATTTGAATGTTACATTTTTCATAATAATTACCTTATATACATTAGTTGGGTTTTGTAGGAAGAGAAGGAGTCACCATGAGTCGTTCTTTGAACCTACAATCATATAGTACCATAAGTATTTCTACTTTGGCAATACTTTTATCGAATAATATCGATATCTTCTGCGTTAGTGTTCCAAGTCTCTACAACGGAACGCAGTCTACCGTCTGACTTCAGAGACTCGTATCGTTTACCTGCCTTCTTACGCCACCATTCAATGACGTTCTCCACTTCGAAACGATCAAAGTTTTCAGCCCTGACCAACTCATCGGTCTCAAGGTTGAGGTACTGTGGTACGTTACTGTACCCGTAGGTAGAGAAGAAGGAACGTTTCTTCTCAGTCAACCCTTTCGCATTAGAAAAGGTCTGACAGAACTTCGCATAGGCATCCTCATCGTGATGTTTGAGAGAGGACTTGATGATAGACGCCATCTTGGTCTGCGTCTTCAACTTGCGTGAAGATGCGTCAGCAGGAACCAAGAACTCACCATCGTTACGTACCTTAAACCAATCGTTCAGTTTACGGAAGTTGTCATCGTTGATGAGCGGTGCGAAGTTTGAGTCTGTCAGACCGTTAAACCTCAATAGTGGTTTCATCCCGTCATACATCGAAGATGACTTGGATGACCCATATAGTGAAGTAGTCTCAAACATACAGATGTTTGCGGCATACTTCTTACTCAGTGCGAGTCGCACTTTGTGGGAACAACAGATGGCTGCAAGTAACTTACCACCAAGGTAGTTGAACCCGAACGGTTGAGTGGGTACAATGTTGAACCCCATTATCACTGACTGATTGAATCGACGCATCACGTCCGGACTCATCGTGTCCAGTGGTTTACCCAACCATTCATTACGTGGACGTGAGTTGATCGTCGGAGAACCGAAACGAATCATACCCACAACCATACCCGAATTCTTTTCTTTGACCAACCACAACATCTGCTTGCCTGGGATACTTGACTCGACGGGTGCAGATGTGGTAATCTCCATGTATGACATGAACTGATCTTGACGACACTCCGAAACCACAAACTCCATATCATTGGGGTGCATGTCGAACTTGTCGAACAGATCATTCTCAGGGCCCATGCCTGGCAAACTGCAAGGGAACGTCTCCATCCGTTCCATTTTAATCTTACGCATGTAATCGTCGATGCGGTCGAAGTTTGCAAAGAACTCTTCGAACACATTCGCAGCGTAGTGTGCGTCTTCTCTAGTTAGTAACATATGATCCTCTCATCAATACTAATCATTATATAGCAAAAGTATAGGGGTTGTCAAGCGTATAAATAGAGAAAGTGATATAGGAGATATTCATGGCAACTCTAACTGACAACAAAAACTATCTACAACCTACAGGGTTTGCGGTATCCATCGAAAAGACGAATTACCCAAACCTTCAATATTTCGCACAGAGTGTAACACACCCTGGCGCTTCTGTCAACCCTATCGAACTGCCAGGCAGAAGAATTTCTGCATTACCCTTTGCGGGTGACAAGATTACCTATACGGAACTGTCCATCGACTTCATCCTTGATGAGGACATGGCATCCTATCAGGAGATGCAGGCTTGGTTGGAGAGAATGGTTAACGAAGGAAACATCACTAAGGCCCAAGCTCTCGCAGATAACACGATATCTACCTTTGCGGATATCACTCTCTCTATCCTCACTAGTCACAACAACCCCAACAAGAGGATTCGGTACTTCAACTGCATCCCTACCAACATTGGGTCTATTGAGTTGAACGCAACTCAGAATCAGACCTATCTAACATACACAGCATCCTTCAGGTTCGATACATTTGAGTTGATTTAATATGCAAAGAATTGAGATTAAGAACAAAAGAGTTCTTGACATATTAGATGATGTACGTTATAATTATACTAAGAAATACGATATCAAAACGATATGTAAGGATTCTGGTCATCCAGATAATGCGAGGTGGTATACCTCAGACAAGTACCGAGATGCTATTATAGCTTCCGGAACTAAACATAAGGGTGGAGCTGATTTTGCACACGCTTGGTTTTTAAAACCTTTTCATATAAAAGATGAAGTAGATGACAAGTTAAGGAAACAATATAAGGAAGATTGGATTGATCTAGATCGGAGATTGAAAATCGAACTTGGTCTTAAGACTAGCGCATTGCTTTTATATTATCCTCCCAAGGGACATATCGAATGGCACAACAATGCTAATGCTTCTGCGTACAACCTGATCTTTACATACAGTGAAACTGGGGATGGTTGGTTCCGGTACTATGACCTAGAGAAGGGCGAGAACGTGACCATGCAGGACAAGAAGGGTTGGAGTCTGAAGGCTGGTTACTTTTCAGATTATGATGAACCAAATAACTTGGTGTATCATTGTGCATACACCGATTGTGATAGGATAACATTGTCCTATGTATTAGGTAAACGTAAAGATTATTGGCAAGATTGTATAGATTATATTAGTGAGGAATAATATGTTAGACCTTGAGTCTGTTTTGAAAGAGTGGGAAGAAGATTCTAAGATTCCCATGCACCAACTTGATGAGACTTCTCGTAGCACCCCATCGTTACATGCGAAGTATCTGCAATACCTGTCACTGACCAAGTTGCAACTGAAACGTGCAGAACACGGTCAGAAGACTCTACTCAAAGACAAGTTCTTCTACTATGAAGGCAAGATGTCTCAGGAAGAGATCAAAGACAAGAAGTGGACGTATGACCCCTTTGAAGGAAACATGCCTACCAAGGCGATGAAAGAAAAGTTCTATGACGCAGACGGAGACATCCAGAAGTCTGAAGAAAGAATTGAGTACTATAAAGTTCTTATAAGTACATTGACGGAAATAGTTGATAGTCTCAAGTGGAGACACCAAACCATTAAGAACATCATCGACTGGAGAAGGTTTGAATCAGGCGGATAACACAATACGAGTGGGATTAGTCAACCACTCTTATATGGCGATTGAGAGTAATCCCGCTCAGGAACAGGAGCTACGGGAGTACTTCTCTTTCTTTGTGCCTGGCCATAAGTTCATGCCCGCATTCAAGAAACGTGTCTGGGACGGTAAGATCAAACTCTACAACCAAGTCACCAAACAACTGAATGTGGGTCTCTATCATCATTTACGTAAGTTCTGTGCGGATCGTTTCTATCCTCTACAGATCGTAGACAGTTATGAGTGGGGTACACCAACCGCAAAGAACAAGATCAACCATCCTGAGTTGGTGAAGTTTCTGGGCGGCCTAAAAACACCCTTTGAACCCCATGAGTATCAGTATGACGCAATCTCTCATGCGGTAGAGAACCGTAGGGCCATTCTACTGTCTCCCACAGGATCAGGCAAGTCTTTTATCATCTATAATATCATGAGGTGGTTTGAGAAGAACGAGAACGGAAAGATTCTTGTTGTCGTACCAACAACCTCTCTGGTAGAACAGATGTACAAGGACTTCTCTGAGTATGGGTATGACGTAGAGAATCACTGTCACATGGTCTACTCCGGTAAGGAGAAGAACACGGACAAGAGGGTCATCATCTCTACGTGGCAGTCCATCTACAAGTTCCCTCATGAGTGGTTCGAACAGTTCCATTGTATTTTCGGAGATGAAGTCCATTTATTCAAGGCAAAATCTCTGTCTACCCTTATGGACAAGTGCGTCAATGCAAGCTATCGCTTTGGTACTACGGGTACACTTGACGGAACAGAGACGAACAAACTGGTATTGGAAGGTTTATTCGGCCCTGTATTTAAGGTGACTACCACCGTAAAACTGCAGGAAAGTAAACAACTCGCAGACCTAGACATCAAGGTTATTCTTCTAAGATACCCTAACGACGAATGTGCGAAACTCAACGGTAAGACCTATCAGGAAGAACTTGACTACATAGTTACTAGTGAGAAACGCAATCGATTCATCACCAATCTCACAGTTGACCAGAAAGGGAACACTCTGGTATTGTTTCAGTTCGTAGAGAAACATGGTAAAGTCCTATTCGACATGATCAGGGATGCGGTCGGAGAGGATCGAAAGGTGTTCTATGTCTCAGGTGAAGTTGATGCGAGTGATCGTGAACAGATACGTGGAATAGTGGAGAAACAGAAAGATGCTATTATCGTCGCCTCACTTGGCACTTTTAGTACTGGTATCAATATTCGTAATTTGCACAATATCGTTTTCGCTACACCTAGTAAGTCGCAGGTCAAGGTACTCCAATCAATCGGTCGTGGCCTCAGAAAATCTGATGACGGTTCTGTTACTAAGTTATTTGACATTGCTGATGATTTTCATATGAAGGGGTATCGCAACTTTACTCTGAGACACAGCGCAGAAAGAATCAAGATATATACTAAGGAAGGATTTAAATATAAAGTCTTCCCTATAAATCTGAAAGGATAGATCATGTCAACAAATATAAAGCAGTTAAAATTAAGTACTGGTGAAGAAGTGATCTGCGAAGTTGTCGAGGACGATGATTTCGAAGTCATTGTTAAGAATGCTCTTAAGGTGGTGTCGAAGATTCAGGATGGGTATAAATTCTATACCTTCAAGAACTTCATGATCTATCAAGATCAACCTCATTCGTTGCAGGTCATTCGGGCTGACCACATTGTTTCATATGCAGTTCCGCCTAAAGATTTGATTATAGAGTGGGAGACTGGATTGCAACAGATGTACGAACAGGGTGAAGAAGAACCTCAAATGATGGTATCAGGAGATTCGGATAGTAACATTATACCCTTTAAACCGTTATTGCACTGAGGGTATATTCAACCCTGCCCGGAAACTTAAAGTATTATATCATAGATTTTTTATTATGTCAAGACAAATTGTAGGATTTACCGCTTCAACCTTTGATCTGTTACATGCTGGTCACGTCTCTATGTTAAGAGAGTCGAAGGAACAGTGTGACTATCTGATCTGCGGACTGCAGGTCGATCCCTCTATGGACAGACCGGAAAAGAACAAACCCGTCCAGACTCTAGTAGAGAGATACACTCAACTGGCGGGTCTTCGTTTCGTCGATGAGATCATCCCCTATCAGACCGAAGAAGATTTGGAAGACATTCTGAAGATGGTCAACATCGATGTACGCATCATCGGTTCCGAGTATAAGGATAAGACGTTCACAGGACGTGCGACTTGTGCAGCTCGTGGAATCGAAATCTATTTTAACCAGAGGGATCATAGGTTCTCTACCAGTGATCTGCGGAAAAGAGTAGTTGACAGTGAGACCCAATCTGGTTTATAATATGCAAAATATGAGGAGTAATAGTACCAAATGAAACCGAAAGATAAACCACATTACGTCAACAACAAGGAGTTCTCTCAATCAGTAGTAGACTACTGTGAAAGGGTTGCTTGGTGTAAGAAAAAGGGTGACACAACACCGATTGTCCCCAACTATATCGCTGAGTGTTTCCTGAAGATTGCGGAAGGTCTATCTCACAAATCTAATTTCGTTAGGTACACCTACCGTGAAGAGATGGTCATGGATGCGGTTGAGAACTGCCTGAAGGCCATTGAGAACTATAATGTCGAGACTGCGACTCGCACGGGTAACCCCAATGCGTTTGCATACTTCACACAAATCTCTTGGTATGCGTTTCTTCGTCGTATTCAACGTGAGAAGAAGCAACAGGATATCAAATTGAAGTACATCTCTGAGGCAGGCGTAGAGGCGTTCCTAGACGGACATTCAGACCAAGAAAGGGACTATTCGAACGTTGTTCCCTTTGTGGACGTACTGCGTCACAGGATCGATATTGTGAAGGACGCAGACGCAGAGTTCAAAGAATATGTGAACGAACAGAAGAAAAGAAAACGTCGAACTGTAAAGGCTGACTCTGATCTGACGGATTTCCTTATAGATGAAACGAGTTCTGAGTGAACTGTGTTATTGGGAATTCCCTGTTCCTGATAACGTAATGGATACCATCGGTGCGGAGATATATTTCGAACCACCGAATGAATCCTACAACCACAGACTTGCTGGTAACATTGAGAACGAGTATGTGTTGCGATATTCTCGTGATGCGATTCGTGACTTTATTGTCGGACAGGCTTGGGCAGAGTTAGGTGCACCTTACGAACTAACGGACGTGTGGGTAAACATGCAGAAGGCGGGGGAGTTCAATCCCCCACACTCTCATGGTGGAGACTATAGTTTTGTGATCTTCCATACCATACCCTACCGAATTGAACATGAGATGGCGCAGTTCCCCGTAGTGAACGGGGGTTCTGTTGCAGGACACTTCTCGTTCTTATACCAAGATACTGTGAAGGGTGGGGTGGTCAGTCACATGATTCCCGTGGATAAAAACTATGAAGGATTCTGTTTCTTATTCCCCGCCAACCTTAAACATGCGGTCTATCCTTTCTATACAACGACAGACCACCGAATCACGGTTGCAGGAAATCTTGTCAAATAGTATTGACATATAGCAATATTTTTGATATAATGTCGGGATATATTGTAAAATAGGTATATTATGAAGCTAGTAATACTGAACGACACCCACTGTGGTGCACGTAATTCTTCTGACATCTTTATGGATTATCAGGAACGCTTCTATACAGAGGTGTTCTTTCCGTATCTGTTGGAAAATGATATCAAACAAATTCTCCACCTTGGAGACTATTATGATAACCGTAAGACGGTCAACTTCAAAGCCCTGAACCACAATCGTAAAATCTTTCTAGAGAAGTTGCGGGAGTATGGTATCACTATGGATATCATTCCAGGCAACCATGACGTGTACTATAAGAACACGAACGAACTGAACGCACTCAAGGAACTGCAGGGTCACTACATGAACGAAGTGAACCTGATCATGGAACCTACCGTGATGAAGTATGGCAACTTAGATGTTGCTTTGATACCTTGGATCAATGCCGAGAACGAGAAAGCAACACTTGAGTTTCTTGAGACGTGCAAGGCTCCTGTGGTTGGTGCACACCTAGAGTTGCAGGGGTTTGATATGCAACGTGGTATGCCCTGTCATGACGGTATGTCTCCATCTCACTTCTCAAACTTTGAGATGGTTCTGACAGGTCACTTCCATGCGAAGTCTACGCAGGGTAACATTCACTACCTTGGGTCTCAGATGGAATTCTTCTGGAACGACTGTAACGACAAGAAGTACTTCCATATTCTTGATACCGAAACAAGAGAACTGACTCCGGTACGTAACCCCATCACGATCTACGAGAAGGTATACTACGAGCAGAGTAAGATGAGTAAGTTCAAAGACCTTCGTTATCTTGACAACAAGTTTGTTAAGTTGATCGTGGTAGAGAAGGGTGACGCTTACGAGTTCGAACGTTTCGTGGATCGCATTCAGAATCAGAAGATTCACGAACTGAAAATCGTGGAGGACTTCAACGAGTTCATTGGTTCCAATGTGGACGACGATGCGGTATCTGTTGAGGATACCGAAACTCTGGTCTATGATTATATCGACGCTGTTAACACAGACCTAGATAAAGACCGGATTAAAAGGGAGATATCTTCTCTCATGACTGAAGCACAAACTATGGAGATTGTATAATGCGAGGCGCAACATCAAAACTTCTACGCAAAGCAGGCGTAGACACCAAAAAAGATAAACGCATGTTTAATGCCATGAGTCATAGAAACAAGGCTATCTTCTTAGATTTCTTGAGGACTTCTCTCCGTATCGAAAACTTCAAGACCAATTTGGTAGGAAAGGGGATTGACATTGAGTAAGGGAAGTAAACCACGTCCTATCACAGACAGAAAAAAGTTTGATGAAAATTGGGAAAACATTTTCCGTAAGGACAATATCACATCTAAACCAGCCGAGTTCTGGAATCATGATTGTACTTCCGATGGGCCTATATCGATCCAGAAGGGATATCCTTGTAACTGGTGCGGTATAGATGAACATGGAAATTACACGGGTTGACAGAAGTCAACCAACCGTGTATAATATGCGACTATGATTAAATTTGAGAAAATCCGGTACAAGAATTTCTTGTCCACCGGCAACAACTTTACTGAGATCGATTTTGAGAAGTCTCCTACTACTCTGGTGGTGGGACATAATGGTGCGGGTAAGTCTACCATGTTGGACGCCCTGTCGTTTGTCCTATTCGGTAAACCTCACCGTAAGATTTCCAAACCGCAACTCGTTAATTCAATCAACGGCAAAGGTACTCTTGTCGAGGTTCTCTTTTCTGTGGGTTCCGTAAAGTATAAGGTTGTCCGTGGTATCAAACCCAACGTCTTTGAGATTTGGGCTAACGATAACATGATCAACCAGAACTCCCATGCGAAGGAGTACCAACAGGTTCTAGAGAGAAACATTCTGAAACTGACTCACAAGTCTTTTCACCAGATTGTCGTTCTAGGATCAAGTTCGTTCGTACCATTCATGCAGTTGAACACGAGTGCACGTCGAGAGGTTATCGAAGACCTACTTGATATCAACATGTTCAGTAAGATGAATGGTCTACTCAAAGAGAAGATGTCTATCCTCAAGAATGATATCAGTGAGAACGGACACGCTATCGAACTGGTCAAGACCAAGGTCAATGCACAGAAGAAATACTTGCGTGATCTATCGGCCCTGAACACTGCACATCGTAAGGAGAAAGAGTCAGAGATCACCGCACTACTTGCGGAGATTACGGAACTGCAGGACTTCAATACAGAAAACCTGTCTACGGCATCGACACAACAAGAAGACGTGTCGAAGAAGTTAGAGAAAGTGAACACGTCACGTGAGAAGTTGTTGGAGTATCAATCTACCTTCCGATCTCAGATTAAGTCTGTGGTGAAGGAAGCGAAGTTCTTCGATGAGAACGAACATTGTCCTACCTGTGACCAACACATCGCAGAGGACTTACGTGAGTCTAAGAAGAACGATGCTAACGCACGTGCGAAAGAACTACATGACGCCATGACCAAATCAAACAAACAGATGGAAGAGTTTGACAAACAACTCTTTGATCTGAATGAGGTGATGGTAAAGGTTAATGCACTACAGTCTCAGGTCAATTCTAACAACCAAGAAATCTCTAGTCTTAATCGTAGGATTGATCGTATTCGTTCTGAGTTGGATGGACTGTCTGAGAACAGTACCGAACTCAACGAAGCGAACCAACAGCTTCGGACTCTAACAGAAGAACTAGAGATCAAACAAGATGAGAAGTATAAACTGCACGAGACTTACTCGTATCAACAGGTATGTGCGGAACTACTCAAAGATCAGGGTATCAAGTCTAAGATCATCAAACAGTACCTTCCGGTCATCAACCAACTGACCAATCAGTACTTACAGATTCTAGACTTCTTTGTTCACTTTGATCTGGATGAAGGATTCAACGAGACGATCCGTTCACGCTTCCGTGACAACTTCTCGTATGACTCTTTCTCTGAAGGTGAGAAACAACGTATTGACTTGTCCCTACTATTTACATGGCGACAGATTGCAAAGATGAAGAACTCAGTGGCCACAAACCTACTGATTCTTGATGAGACGTTTGATTCGTCTTTGGATGACGATGGGGTTGACAACCTCATGAAAATCCTGTATAGTCTAGGGGAACAAGACACGAATGTATTTGTGATCTCTCACAAGGCAGAACTAGAGGACGCACAATTCAATCGTCGTATTGAGTTTGTCAAAGAGAAAAACTTCTCTAAAGTAAAGGAAGCGGCTTGACAACCATTGTGAAACCGTGTTATTATACACGCATATTAACTGAGGAAACTTATTATGGAACTTTCTGATCGTACTCTACAAGTACTCAAAAACTATGCAACCATCAACCCGAACATCGTGTTCAATGAGGGTAACAGTGTTAAAACTGTATCGGTTGCTCGCAACGTATTCTCTCGCACTTCGGTGTCTGAGGACTTTCCGGTCGGATTCGGTATCTATGATCTGAACGAATTCCTGAATGTGTTGGGTCTCGTAGACAAACCCAATCTCTCTTTTGAGAAAGATTATGTTGTGGTTGGAGATTCAACGGGTCGTTCGAAGATCAAGTACTTTTACTCTGATCCGGATATGTTGACTTCGCCTTCGAAGGATATCAACCTTCCAGAATTCGAAGTTAACTTTCGACTAGATAATGCAACGTTGGGACGCATTAAACGTGCGGCCGCAGCACTTGGACACACGGATATTTCGATCTCGCCTAACAATGGTGCGATTCAAATTTCTGTTGTGGATACCAAGGATGCAACTTCCAATGCGTTCACTATCGACGTTGATGGGTCATATGATGAAGGAGTTGATTTCAACTTGGTTCTGAATGTGAACAACTTGAAGATTGTCAACGAGGACTTTGAAGTCAACATCTCTAAGAAGTTGATCTCTCAGTTCAAGTCTGTTCAGTCGGATATTGAATATTTTATTGCACTTGAAAAATCATCTACTTACGGAGTATAACAATGGCTAAAGCAGCAGAAGCACAAAAGCAAGACCACTCTCAGATTTACGAACTGGGTAACCGAGTGGCACGTTCGACTATCGCAGTGATTGACACTGTGGTACAGCGAGGCGGATTCAAGGGTGAGGAACTCTCTACTATTGGTCAGTTGCGTGATCAGGCAGTACAGGTTGTTCAGCTCGCAGAAGCATTCCAGTCTGAAGTAGCAGGTGAGTAAATGGAACTTTGGTCTTGGAAAGACTTCTTGCCCGATGTAGTCTTTCACATGCGTGAACGTGACGAATCCCTTGAGGGGGACAATCCCTTCAAGTGGGTTCGTAAGACTACGGGCGAACTCTTTGGTGGCAAGAAGGTTGTCATCTTTGGACTGCCTGGCGCATTCACACCCACGTGTACTAACGAACAACTTCCCGGCTTTGATCGACTCTATCAGGAGTTTGTTGATGCAGGAGTTGATGAAATCTGGTGTACGTCCGTGAATGATGCATTCTCTATGTACCAGTGGGCAAAACAACTAGACATTAAGAACGTCAAGATGTTGCCTGACGGTAATGGTGAATTTGCAGAAGAACTGGGGGTGGTGGTTAAGAAGAATAACCTTGGTTTTGGAAAACGTTCTTGGCGTCACGCTGTCATTGTGAATGATCTGGTGATCGTCAAACGTATTGAGGAAGATGGACTACGTGACAACTGTCCAACCGATCCCTATGAGAACACCACACCCGAAAACATTCTTTCTCTTGTCAGAAAAATCTCGGGAGAGTCCAGACAGATGCAGCTAAACTTCGGGGTGTAGCTCAGTTGGATAGAGCAATGGCCTTCTAAGCCATCGGTCGGGGGTTCGAATCCCTCCACCTCGGCCAATTTGCGGAGTTTGTATAGTGGTATTACCGGAGGTTTCCAACCTTCAGACGGTGGTTCGATTCCACCACTCCGCTCCAATTTGCCGGTATAGCTCAGCAGGTAGAGTAGCTCACTTGTAATGAGAAGGTCGGGAGTTCGATTCTCTCTGCCGGCACCATATCCTTATAACAAAATGATCTAAAAAAAGTTTAAAAAAACGCTTGACTTTAGACCAAGAATCTGTCATAATTACCCTGTAATTGAGAGTGAGGATATAGATTATGACTGCATTTGTTAAAGAAGAGTTTGTTTGGGACGGTATGTACTTGATGTATCGTGGTCGCCACGAAGGGTCTAAGAACATGGAAGAACATAACCCAAACTGTCACCCATCTTGGGTCGGTAAACCAAAACCTGAGTTTATCGTTCGATTCAAGTATGGGAAGTACAAGCCTTGGAAAGCGTGGGTTAACTTCCTAATGAAGAACGTTTCTGTCGAACAGTACGTTGCTTTGGAAAAGGAATCTAGTCCGGTTCAAGCAATGCGTCAACTTGGTTATAAGGGGAAAATGTAATGAAGATTGTATTCCAAACTCAAATCCGTGAGAACTACGGCGCCCATGATTGGGATGGCAAGGGCGAATGCCCTCAGCGATGGAAGTTCAAAGGTGGTAACACCTATGTGGTCAACTGTGACCTCAATCAAGCCATGGATAAGGCGTTCTGGGAACGTGCATCCGCTGCAGTCACCGAAGATGGTGACTACTTCGAAGAGTACGTGCTCTCTTCGGAGTTGATCGATGATATCGATTACGTGGAGTCTCAACACGTTGCGGAGTGGGACGCACCCTACTATCTCACTGAGATCGATGGTGGGTTCCAAGTAAATCGTACTGAGAATAACGATGCGATGGGTTACATGCGTAAGGAGATTGCGAAGAAGTACGAGGCGTATGTCATTCGCAACAACACCCGTGAGGACTATAAGTCTTCTTTTGAGATGGTCAATGGTCAGATCATCCCCTACGCTGAGTTAGGTAACTGGTTTGAGGCCTACGCAGCATGAGGGTAACTTGGGGTACATGGGTATCACTGGTACTCTTTTTAACTTTAATCGGAGTCGGGTTCTTTTATCAGGAACCCGCACCCAAGGTCGTAGTAGTTGATGCTCCTCTTGAGGAGGTTGTCCCTTCGGAACCGGAACCCCAACCGGAACCGGAGGGAACTTTTTATTCCGAGCGTGCGATAGAATGTCTTGCACTTAACTCTTATTATGAATCACGTAATCAATCCCTTGCCGGTCAGATCGCAGTGGCGAACGTTGTCCTGAACAGGGTCAACAGTCCCAAGTTTCCCAATACTATCTGCGAGGTCATTCAACAAGGCCCTACCTTTGTGAACTGGAAAGGTAATGAGATGCCTGTTCGAAACAGGTGTCACTTCTCTTGGTGGTGTGATGGTAAGAGTGACATCCCCGCTGACGTAGTTACCTACTTAAAGATACTTGACACAGTGACCGAATTGTTGTATACTGACACAATTGATATCACGGATGGCAGTACGCATTACCATGCGGACTATGTTGAACCTGATTGGAGTAATCACTTTGAAAGGACAGTAGTGATCGACGATCATATATTTTATAAGTGAAAGCTATGAAACCAAGTGAATATTACGATGAGTTAGTTAGACACGACTGGTACTACGAGTACTCAGATGACTATAGTGTATGGCAGAGAGGTCAAGCTAACAAACATCGTATACAGAGTATAGCTCAGGAGAACGAAGTTCTGTTGGGACTATATAAAGCCTACTCTGATTTTATTTTCAGAGAAGGCGATAAACCCACTAGACCGGAGGATTGATATGGAAGTAGGGCTAATAGTTGTCGGCGCAGCAGCAGTAATTTTGATGGTGCGAGTTATTTGGTGGTTTGTGGAAGGTGGAAGTGTGAACATTACTCCTATGGATGATGCAGGTGTTCGTCACCCTCCCGCTGATCCAACCGATCCAGTTAACGTGCAAGCCGAAGTTGTCGAGGACATCATCGAAGATTTGATCGAAGATGTGGACTTGATGAAACTCACTAAGAAAGAACTTATGAGCATGGCTGAAACTAAAGGCGTTGCTGTCTCTTCACGTATGAAGAAGTCAGACATCGTTGAACAGTTACAGTGAATGCAGTTCTTTGATAAGGAGATTGCAAGGGAAACCTTAATACATGTGCTGATGGGGACAATCGTGAATTACCCCATCAGCATATTTTTTGCCTGGCTGTTTATCAGTCAGTGGGGTATTACAGACCCCGTTGAGTTCGCAACAATTTCTACCGTTGGGTTTTTTTGTATTGCCTTCACACGCATATACGTGGTAAGATACCTAACTGAAAAACGAAAGTTACGACAATCTAAATGATGGAGTTTTTATTATGCGTGATGAATTTTTGTGGGTCGAGAAATATCGCCCCCGCAAAGTATCTGATACTATCCTTCCGAAAGAACTGAAGGAGACGTTTCAGAAAATTGTAGATGGTGGTGAGATTCCGAACATGTTGTTTTCTGGTACTGCTGGTACTGGTAAGACTACTGTCGCACGTGCCATCTGTGATGAACTGGGACTTGACTACATCGTCGTCAATGGTTCCGAGGAGGGTAACATCGATACCCTTCGTGGTAAGATCAAACAGTTTGCATCTTCCATCTCTCTGAGTGGTGGGTACAAAGTTGTTATCCTAGATGAGGCTGATTACCTCAACCCCCAATCTACTCAACCCGCCCTCCGTGGGTTCATCGAAGAGTTCTCTAAGAACTGTCGATTCATTCTGACTTGTAACTTCAAGAACCGAGTGATCGAACCTCTTCACTCTCGTTGTTCTAATTACGAGTTTAACTTCAACAAGAAAACTCAGGCGCAACTGTGTGGACAGTTCATGTCCCGTGCACAGACGATCCTGACCGACGAAGGTGTCGCATCCAACCCCGATACTCTCGCACAGGTTATCATGCGTCACGCACCAGACTGGCGTCGAGTACTCAACGAGTTGCAACGTCACTCTATCTCTGGTCAGTTGGAAACTACAGTTGTCATTAATGACGCAAATGAAAACTATAGTATCCTTTTCAAAGCCCTCAAGGACAAGGAATTCAAGAAGATGCGTTCTTGGGTCGTAAACAATATGGATGTGGAACCCGCATCTGTATTCCGTGGAATCTATGACGTGATGTCGGAGTATGTCCAACCACAATCGATTCCTCAACTCGTATTGATTCTCGCTGATTATCAATACAAGAATGCGTTCGTGGCGGATCACGAACTCAACCTAGTCGCTTGTATGACTGAAATCATGGCAAACGTGGAGGTCAAATGATGGAAAATAAGAAAGGGTTCTCTCCCCAAGAGGATGTGGATGTCTTCATGACTGCTGCGGGTCAAGCCCTTCGGTATGATATTCCGAAAGACCCCACAGTCATGTTTGATGAGGATCAGTCTAAACTCTACATGGACTTGGTTGAGGAAGAGTTCAACGAGACCAAGGAAGCGTTTGCAAATAAGGACGTGGTAGAGGTTGCGGATGGTATCGCAGACATGGTGTGGGTCATCATGGGACTTGCCAGTAGTCTTGGTATCGACTTCTATAAGGTATGGGATGCAGTCTTTGAGTCTAACATGAGTAAGGTGCAGGATGATCAGTTGATTAAGAATCCAGAAACGGGTAAGGTCATGAAACCAGCTTCGTACTTTCCTCCCAAGATCAAGGAGGCGTTGGGTCTTGAGTAAATGGGACTTAGCACACATGAAGGTTGCCGGAATCTATGGGGCGCTTTCTACTGCAATACGTGCAAAGGTTGGATGTGTCATCGTGAAGGACAACCGTATTATCTCTATTGGGTATAACGGTATGCCTTCGGGATGGGACAACAACTGTGAGGACGAAGACTGGCCTATGTGGGCAAAAGACTATGATAAAGATAAAGTCGATCCTGTCTATGTTAAGTTGACAACCAAACCCGAAGTGTTACACGCAGAGACTAACGCAATCGCAAAGGTTGCACGTAGTAATGAAAATTGTGATGGTGCAACACTATATACTACGATGCTGCCTTGTTTGGATTGTGCGAAGTTGATCTATCAATCGGGCATAAAAGAAGTCTTCTATGTAGAAGCGTACCCTAAAGGAACAGCAGGATTAGAGTTTTTACATAAGTGTAATATTCCTGTGAGAAAAATTAATGAGTACGAATCTGTATCGTGAAGAACTAAAAAAGATATTAAGAAAAAGATTAAGAGGATCAATGTCTGCATCGGAGAACGTTCTCTATTTTCCTAAAGATGTAGATGTTAGAATCTGTCCCAAGAACGGAATGACTTCTTTGAAATGGGCTTTGTTGTACGTAAACAACATTGAGATTTCCTCAGACAATCCAAAGTCTCTTATTTACGGAACAAAGAGACATCGAATGGGGGAGATCAAAAAGTATGGAGACCGTGATTCCTTGCCGTTCAGGAAGGACAGTTTCCGAGTCGCAATCGCACGTGATCCGATCAAACGTTTCATGTCGGCTTGTGAGTATATCAAGACTGAATATACTAGAGTGAATGAAGTGATCGACTTGAACTCTGGTAAGGCTTTGTCTCATGACGAACTCAAGGCTCTAGAATCAATGTCGGACGTTGATATCTTGCCAGATAATCTGGACGAAATCATCGATGGTGTGTGGAACGGAGAGATTCAGAACACTCACTTTTACACTCAGACCTTTTACTATAGCAATCGTTCTCAGTACGACAAGATCGTCAAGATGAAAAACTTCAAAGAGTTCATGGAGTGGTTGAGAGTCCGTTGCGAAAGTCCGAAAAAGATTGATAGAGTACATACCAATAGAACATCTGGTCTATACTTTGGTGGTGTGGAGAAGTTGACAGAAGACCAGAAAAAACGTATAATGCGTATTTACCAAGAGGATTATGATTATGGCTGGACAGAAGATTAGTCCATTTGATTTCTTGAATAGTATCAACACTACCAAGAAAAACCTCATGGAAGGAACAGACGAAGAGAAACAGTACGTACCATTCGTGGTCAATCGGAGTCTGTCTTACTTCCCTGACACCGTTCATCTCGCAAATGTGATGAACATTCACCACAACCTAGACAATCGTCTACAATATGATTTTTTTATAAATATCATTAGGAAACGGAAACGTTTCTCTAAATGGGTCAAACCTGAAAGTGAAGCGAACGTGGAAGTGATAAAAGAGTATTATGGGTATAGTCATGAGAAAGCCCGTCAAGCATTACCTCTCTTATCTTCCGATCAAATTGAATTTATAAAGAATAAGGTGAACAAAGGTGGAAGAAAATAATATCGTTGAATGGAGTCCAGCGAAGATGCTGGAAGTCACTCTGGCAGAACCGGATGACTTCTTGAAGGTACGGGAAACACTAACCCGAATTGGTGTTGCGTCTCGTAGAGAAAATAAGTTATTCCAATCATGTCATATTTTGCATAAACAGGGCCGGTACTTTATCGTGCACTTCAAAGAACTGTTTATGTTGGACGGCAAGAAATCAAACCTAGAACAGACAGACGTTGAACGTAGGAATACGATTGCAACTCTGTTGGCGGACTGGGGACTTGTCGAGATTCAAAACAAAGAAGTTGCTAAGGACTGTGCCCCAATGCGTCAGATCAAGATCATTGGATACAAAGATAAAGACCAATGGGAGCTGTGTCCGAAATACAATATTGGTAATAAGTGATGTTCAATATATTTGAAGACCGTGAAGAAGATATCGCAAACAAAAAACCTTTCTTCGGAAAACTTCCGGAAGGTATAGTAGAGGCTTACTCTTGGGATCAACACCTAGATATGCTGGATACCCATCCAGACAAGTTGCTTGATCCCAACAGTAAAAAGTTTCGAATCGGACTCAACAGTTTTCATAAAAGACCTAGTGCGCCAGAATTCGCATCCACTATCGTAGAAGAGATGGAAGATGTCTTCTCTTTGCACGGCGACAAACGTTCGATCACTAATATTGCTTTCACAGGTTTTGGTAAGAACTCTGACAGTTACCCTTGGCACAAGGACAGTATGGATGTGTTCCTAGTACAGGTCAAGTCCACTATCGGTCTGAAGGTTGAGGGTGTCAACGACAACGAAGAGTTTGACTTTGAGCCAGGAGACTACGTGTGGATTCCTCGTGGAACCCACCACCAAATCTTTCCCCGTGTAAGTCGAGTGACCTTTAGTTTCGGAGTCGAGGGTGACCCTGACCCCTCAATCTATTTCTAAGAGAGTCTTACAGGTCTTGTTAGTAAAGCAATAGATGGGATTACCGTCTTGTCGATAACACGAAGTCTGACCGTATCTGTGTCGGTGTCTGAATCGTTGAAAGGATTTGTTTCGATGTCATGAGTACTGTCCGAATCAATAAGAGTCTGGACGAATGCTCTACCCGTGATAGTAATTTGAGTACCGTCTGTGGGGCCTCTGAAGACACCTTGATCTAGAGAAAGGTTTCCGATCAGACCACCACCAGAAACCGATAGGGTTACATCGTCATGATGATCCCCCGAAACGAAAGAACCTTCGGGTGGTGTGTAGGTGAAAGACTCTTCCGCAGAATCATCAAACATAAAAGGTAGGGTTACACTCAGACTTGGAGTACCCCATACCATTCGGTTTCTAGAACTGTTCCACGTCATCACGTCCCCACTATCCGGAGAAGCGTCTTCGTAAGCAAATGCGTAACGTGGGTAATCGGAATCAATAGTTAATGGCATTGACAAAAAACTCCAAGTATGTTATAGTTTACAATACTATTTAGTATATATAGTAGTGCATATGCCGATGGTCGGGTATGCAATAGTCTTGCTTATTTAAAAAGGAGATACAACATGACTAATAATCTTAAAGCTAATACGCTCTTCCCTCGTGCCTCGTTTGTGGGGTTTGACCACCTGTTTCAAGAACTTGATTGGGTTGCCAAACACGCCACTGATACATATCCTCCACATAACATTGTGAAGGTTAGTGAAAACGATTATCTAATCGAAATCGCAGTCGCAGGGTTTACTATGGACGATCTGGAGATTGAACAGGATGAACGCACTCTTACCGTTAAAGGTGAGAAGGCCAAAGCTGAAGGTGTTGAAGAACCTTCCTACATCCATAAGGGAATCTCGCAGAAGAAGTTCAAGAGGGTGTTTAGACTGTCCGAATACGTCTTTGTTGACGGTGCTTCTCTAAAGGATGGAATTCTGTCCGTTCAGTTGAAGTTTGAACTCCCCGACGAGAAGAGACCTCGTAAAATTTCTATCACGTAATTTATCGAGGAAACTTAAATGAAAAATCTAATGAAAAATCTTGATCGGTACTTTGAAGATGCTGGTATGCTGGTATTGCTTGTTGCAACAGTAGGCATCATGTTCCAAAGTCTAAGTCAAATCTAAAATAAACAGGGGGGTGAAAGTCCCCCCACCTATGGAGAGGAAAGTTGTTCAAGGAACTCAGGAAGTGTTTGCAATGCGGAGATGAGTTTGTATGTGTTTTAATATGGGCTAAATATTGCAGTGGAGAATGTGAGATAGAGGCGCATGAAGGTATACCAAATCATAATGAAGGACGACGAAAGGTCGGAGAAGTATGCGGAGATCAGTCGGGAATCGTTTCGAAACCTGATTGATGATGGAACCCTTGAGTTCCACACCTTCGATGCTATCACACCAGATCATCCTGACTTTGAAGACATCATTGCAATGTATGAGTGGAGACCCTCTCTTGCACTCATGGATAGAACCAAGGATGTAGATGATCACTCCCCAACCGAGAAGGCAGGAATGTGTTCTCACTGGGAACTTATGCGTAGACAAGGTGAGTCGGAAGAACGGTTCCTGATCATGGAACACGATACATACTTGTTGTCAGAACATGAGGATGAGTTCCGTAACCTATTGGGTTACATTGAAACGAAAGATATTTGTTATGCAAACATCGGTTTGTTTATGGGTTGTTATTCCTTCTCAACTCACTGTGCAAAGTGGCAGTATCAACTAATTAAGGATCAGGGGTTCTGGATCAACGGTGGGCCTTACGGTGTCCTAGAACGACTTTTTAAGAACTACATTGAACACTACTTATCAAAACGAGATTATCTTGGAAAGGAAAATATTGTCATTCATCCTTGGCACGGTTGTGATACTCTGTATTTTGGCAGGGACATCTTCTCGGCCTATAACACGCACGATCCCGATAGAGAGAACTCAGTACGTACTCCAACAACCCAAGTAGTTTCCAAATCACTGAAGGTCACCCAAGACCATCACAGATATCCAGACCAACACCTTGAGGAACCTTGGACTCGACACCACTATATGAAAATTGTCCCTTGACACCCACCAGTGGTTCATGTATAATACACGAACACTGACAGAGGCACCTACATGATTCAACCAATGTTTTACACGTCCGTAGTCCGGTTCGGCAGTAACCTGTTGTTCCGTGGGTACGCAGAGAACGGCAAACGTATTCAAACCAAGATTCCGTTCAAGCCTACGTTGTACGTGCAGTCCAACAAGAACCAGTCGGGTTGGCGTGGCCTCGATGGTACAATGGTCGAACCCATGAAGTTCGACTCCATGAAAGAAGCAACCGAATTCCAGAAACGATACGAGGACATCCCTAACTTCAAAATCTATGGGATGAATAACTTCGTGTCTCAGTTTATTGCAGAGGTCTTTCCTGCCCCGATCAAGTTCAACCGTGATTGGGTGGATGTCTGCACCATCGACATTGAGGTGGCGTCCGACGATGGATTCCCCGAACCACAGTCCGCAGACTATCCTGTCATTTCGATCACTATCAAACAACCCAACTCTCCCTATCGGGTGTGGGGTCTGTATGACTACAATGCAGGCGAGGATGTGATCTACGAGAAGTGTGAGTCAGAATCCCAACTCCTCATGAAGTTTGTGGATCACTGGTTCCGTAACCAACCAGACATCGTGACGGGTTGGAACACACGGTTCTTCGATATCCCCTATCTGGTCAACCGCATCACCAAGACGATTGGTGAGGACATGGTGAAGAAACTTTCACCGTGGGGTCTCGTGCGTGAGGGTAACCCCACCATCAATGGCAAGAAACAACAAGAGTATAAGCTCGAGGGTATCGAACAACTTGACTACCTAGAAATCTTCAAGAAGTTTACCTACAACACGTTGGGACAACAAGAGTCCTACCGTCTTGACCATATCGCACACGTGGTACTTGGTGAGGGTAAACTGTCCTATGAGGAACACGGTTCCCTACACGCACTGTACAAGACTGACTTTCAGAAGTTCATCGACTATAATATCAAGGACGTTGAACTCGTGGAGAAACTGGATGAGAAACTTGATCTCATCTCTCTGGTTCTCACTATGGCTTATCGTGGTGGGGTGAACTACAATGACACCCTTGGAACCACAAACATCTGGGACACAATCATCTATCGTATTCTAAACGGTCGTAAGATTGCAGTTCCGCCCAAAGTTGAGAAACCCAAGACCCCCTACCCTGGCGGTTACGTGAAAGACCCACAGGTCGGCAGTCACGATTGGGTTACCTCGTTTGACCTTAACTCGCTGTACCCCAATATCATTGTCCAGTACAACATGTCACCTGAGACTGTCATGGACGGATTCTATAATGACGTATCGGTGGATGCATTCCTTGCCGGTGACATCGATGTGTCCGGTAATCCCTTCTCTATCGCACCGACAGGCATTAAGTTTACTCACGAACGTGAAGGTGTGATTCCTAGTATTATTAAACAGTACTATGATGAACGTCGAGTCATCAAGAAAGAGATGTTGAAGTTGCAACAAAAAAACCAAGACAATCCTAGTCGAGAGTTGGAATACAAGATCACCTCCCTGAACAACCAACAGATGGCCATCAAGATTCTAATGAACTCTCTCTACGGTGCACTTGGTAACCGATGGTTCCGTTACTTTGATCAACGGGTTGCGGAGTCCATCACACTTGCGGGTCAGTTGTCAATCAAGTGGGCAGAACGTGCCGTCAATGAGGAGATGAACAAGTTGCTCCAGACTGACGAAGATTACGTTGTTGCGATTGACACTGACTCCTTATACATTCGGATGAGTTCTCTGGTCGAGAAGTTCAATCCGAAAGACCCCGTGAAGTTTCTGGACAAGATTTGTTCCGAACACTTCGAAAAGGTTCTGGAGAAATCCTATGCGGAGATGGCGAGAGTCACCAGTGCAATGGTCAACCGTATGGAGATGGGACGTGAGGTAATCGCAGACCGTGGTATCTGGATGGCCAAGAAACGTTACATCCTCAATGTCCACAACAACGAGGGTGTGCAGTACGTGACCCCTAAACTCAAGTTGATGGGTATTGAAGCGGTCAAATCTTCAACTCCGCAGGTCGTTCGTGATAAGTTCAAGGAAGTCTTTCGTGTCATCGTAGAAGGTTCCGAATCAGACACTCAGGCCTTTATTAGGGACTTTAAGTCCCAATTCAGGAACCGTCCACCCGAAGACATTTCGTTCCCTCGTGGGGTTTCGGAGATCACCAAGTGGCAGGATCGACAGACCGTCTACAAGAAGGGTTGTCCTATCCACGTGCGTGGTGCGATCCTGTACAACAATGCGATCAAGGAACACTCCCTAACCAAACGGTACGAGCTGGTCAAAAATGGTGAGAAGATAAAGTTCGTCTATTTGAGAATGCCTAACCGTCTAAATGAGAATGTGATTGCGTATCCTCTGAACCTCCCACCGGAGTTGGGGTTGCACGATTACGTGAACTATGATATGATGTTCGACAAGACATTCCTAGACCCACTCATACCTATTCTGGATGCAGTCGGATGGACTGCAGAACCACAGGCTACCCTTGATGATTTTTTCTCTTGACAAATACACTTGATGTATGATATGATACACCCCATGTATGAATTAACTATGTTCAAAAACCAGTTTGACAACAAGACTCACCGGCGTCTGTCGTTTGAGTCGTGGGATTCCTTTGTCAAATGGTTATATAAGATATCTGAAATTAAAGGAGAGAAAGGTGGAAATAATTCTAGTCCTCTTATTACTCCTGCTGTGTTTGAGGACGGTACTACTCGTTCAAACAAAACAACTAACTATTGGGCAGGCTGGTGTTGCGTGGATGTTGATGATCATGACTTTCCTGCTGATACCCTGAAGGAGGTTTTGATTGATCGTTTTGGTGAGTATGACTTTGTTTGTTACAGTACTGCTTCTAATAGTAGCACTCTACCTAAATTTCGCCTCGTATTCCGAACTGACGAACAGGTGGATAGAGACCGAATTAAACAATTCTGGTTTGCACTCAACACATCCCTTGGTGAACTTGGTGACCCACAGACAAAAGACCTTGCAAGAATGTATTACGTTCCAGCGCAGTATCCTTGTGATTCTAATTTTATTTTTGACCATCGAGGCGGGAGTTCTATTAATGTATCCGAGTTGATGGCGAAACACCCATACATTCAAAAGACAGGTAATTCCTTCCTAGATAGATTACCACCAGAATTGCAGAAGGCGGTAATTGAACACCGTAAGAGTCAACTAGATAATACCAACTATACGTGGACATCCTACCATGACTGTCCTTTCTGGCCCAAGAGTCTTGCAGTAGAGTATATGCATATCTCTAATACAGGTTGGTATCACAAGATGTATCAGATCATGGTAGCGGTTGCGGGACGTGCGTATGAGAGTGGTTATCCGATCACTGCAAATCAGATTGCGGAGATGTGTAAACAGTTTGATAGCGAGACGGGTAATTGGTATGAGAACAGACCATTGACAGTAGAGGCAGACAGAGCTTTGGAGTACATTTATAAAAATGGATAAGTTAAAAATATTAATCACAGGTGGGGCTGGTTTTATCGGTTCTCAATTGTATGCGAGACTCGCAGATAAACATGATGTTGTATCGATGGATAACTACAACGATCATCTCTATCATCCCAAACTAAAGACTCAAAGAACCAAACAGTTCGAACTTACGTTCTGGGATAGAGATATTCGAAGTGACATCTTGACGAATTCATCTCTAATTAATCACGGAGGCGCTGGGCCTTTTGATTATATTATTCACCTCGCAGCACACGCAGGTGTGAGAGATTCCTTTGGTAATGAAGCTGAGTATCATTCTAACAATATTGACGGTACTCAAAAGTTGATTGATATTATCAACGATATGCCTGAAGGTATGAAGAGACCTCGTGTGATCTATGCATCTACTAGTTCTGTTTATGGTGGTACTCCCATTACAGAAAACGGTTGGGTTGAAGATAACGTTAAGGCGCACCAACTGAACGCTTATGCATACACTAAGTACGTCAACGAATGTCAGTTCAAGTCCTCTGGTATTGATAATGTTGGACTGAGATTCTTTACTGTTTATGGCCCTTGGGGTCGTCCTGATATGGCACTCTTTCAGTTTACGAAAAAAATACTTGACGGAGAGACCATTGACGTGTATAATTATGGGGACATGAAACGAGACTTTACCTACATCGACGATATTCTTGACGGTATTGAGATTGTCCTTGAGAAGTTTGATAGTCGTGAAATTGAGTCAAATGAAATATTTAATATCGGTAGGGGTGAACAGGTTCAACTGATGGACTTCATCAAGGCGATTGAACGGGAGACCGGAAAGGGTGCCAAGATGAATCTCTGTGAGAAACACCCCGCAGATACTAAAGAGACTTGGAGTAACACAGAGAAACTTCAGGCACTTGGATATAGTCCCAAGGTGTCTATTGATGAAGGTGTTAAGAAATTTTTTGAATGGTACAAAGAGTGGATACCTAAACTAGGAGATGTAACAAATGGCAGATGATTTTGACAAATATAATCCAGCAATGAATGAGGCAGCTGGGCCTACTCAAGCGGACAAACAGAAACCGATCAGTTACAACAACCCCTTTCGACTAGGGATTGTTGGACACGGCTTTGTTGGTCGTGCGGTCGAGTATGCATTCACACATCCCCTAGTGGATTTGCATATCGCTGATCCGAAGTATGATACTTCTGTTGACGATATGTTGGAGTTTGATCCTATGTGTGTGTTCGTGTGTGCGCCTACGCCCATGAATGCAGAAACGGGTTTCGTGGATGCGTCTATTGTTGAGGATGCAGTACTCAAGTTGATTGAACATACCGAAGCATTGGTTGTTGTTAAATCGACAATTACACCTGACATTATTGACCGTCTGTACAACTCTATGTTCGAAGATGGGGTTGACCGTTTCGTGTATAACCCTGAGTTCCTCACGGAGAAGTCTGCAGAAGAACAGTTCGTGAATGCTGACTTCCATGTTCTTGGTGGTACTGAACGTGGTACTGCAGAACTGACTCAGATTTATGATATCTTCAGTCTGTGCAAATCTGACACGTACTATCGCATGTCAGCTGCAGAGGCATCGTTTGTTAAGTATGGTATTAACGCATTCCTTGCAACCAAGGTCACGTTCTTTAATCAGTTCTTTGATCTTGTCAACATGTTCGGATGTAGTTATAATATCGTTACTCGTGCAATGGGTTCTGACCCTCGTGTGGGTATCGGTCACACTCGTGTGCCGGGCTATGATCGCAAACGTGGATTCGGTGGTGCATGTCTTCCCAAGGATACGACTGCACTGTTGAAGTTCTCAGAGATCAAGGACGAAGAAGGTAACGTGGTCAGTTTTGATCTGTTGAAGAATGTGTTGGATATCAACAATCGTTATCGACAGAACTACGAACTTGACGAACGAGAGAAAGCAAACAATATTACATTTGGAGATGAAAATGAGCGTGATGGACAAACTGAAGAAGAACAGCAAGATCAAGACAACGGAGGTGTTGTCGGAGAGTAAGTTCTTCACTGAAAAGGACATGGTTCCTACCGATGTGCCAATGGTTAACGTGGCACTATCGGGTTCAATCAACGGTGGTGTGACGCCAGGACTTACGGTTCTGGCAGGCCCATCGAAACACTTCAAGACTTCATTCGCCCTGTTGATGGCGGGTGCGTATCTGAAGGAGAAAGAAGATGCGGTATTACTATTCTATGATAGTGAGTTTGGTTCCCCCCAATCTTATTTCCAACAGTTTGGAATTGACACTAGTCGTGTCCTTCACACTCCTATCACAAATGTAGAAGAACTCAAGTTCGATCTAATCAATCAACTTGAAGAAATAGATCGTGATGATAATGTCATTGTCGTTATCGATTCGATTGGTAACCTTGCGTCCAAGAAAGAACTTGAAGATGCATTGAATGAGAAAGGTGTTGCTGACATGTCTCGTGCGAAAGCACTGAAAGGTCTGTTCCGTATGGCAACCCCATACCTTGCGATGAAGAACATTCCTATGTTGGCTGTCAACCATACCTACAAAGAGATCGGTTTGTTCCCGAAAGATATTGTGGGTGGTGGTACGGGTATCTACTACTCTGCCGATAACATCTGGATTCTGGGTCGTCAACAAGACAAACAGGGTACTGAGATCAAGGGTTATCACTTTGTAATCAATGTGGAGAAGTCCCGTTATGTTAAAGAAAAGTCTAAAATCCCTATCTCAGTTTCTTGGGAAGGCGGTGTTCAACGTTGGAGCGGCCTTTTGGATGTTGCTCTTGTTGGTGGGTATGTTGCTAAGCCTAGTAACGGTTGGTACTGTCGTGTTGACACTAACACTGGGGAACTGGTTGACCCTAAAGTTCGATTGGCTCAGACACTAGAAGAAGAGTTCTGGGCTCCGATCTTTGAGTTTAGTGACTTCGCAGATTTTCTGGAGAAACAATACAAGATCGGTCTACCTCAACAGGTTGGGATGGATGAGATTGTCGATGCCGAAGATTAATGTCGATAAGGTCTCGGAGGGAATTGACTACAAGTTGATTCCCGTCGAGGACTCACCAAATGATCAAGCGTGGGATGTTCGCATCCTACGTGGTGATCTTACAGAAACAGTTATTCGTTATGGAAATGTCGCTTTTGATGGCAGTAGGGATTGCCTTACCTTCAACTTTGTGATAGTATACACCCCTGACCCTGAAGTGACAACTGAAGACGTAAACCTTCAAGAACATGCCGCTGATATCCTAGAAGACATTCTGGAGAAGGCACATGCGGAGGGGTGGCTCGTCGCACAAGAGAGGAAATAGTGGATATTAATCTAGAACAAACGATTCTAAAGAACCTAGTAACAAACGATCCATTTGCACGTAAAGTTGCAGCATTTATCCTACCGGACTACTTCGAAGGAGTGTACAAGTCACTCTTTCGGGAGTTCACCAAATTTATTGCCAAGTACAACAAACTTCCTACCTTGGAAGCTTTCAAGATTGAGATTGATGAGGGAGATCGTCTATCGGATGAACAGTATCGTCATGCGGTGGAAATCTTACCTAACTTGTTTGTAAAGGAAGAATCTAATCTTGACTGGTTGGTTGATCGTACTGAGAAGTGGTGTCAAGACCGAGCCGTTTTCAATGCGGTCATGGAGTCTATCCAGATCATTGAAGGTAAACACAAGTCTCTTGCGAAGGGTTCTATTCCAGAAGTCTTGAGTAAGGCACTGTCGGTGACCTTTGACACTAATATCGGTCACGATTATCTGGAGAATGTAGATGCCCGATTCAACTTCTACCACGAAAAAGAAGAACGTATTCCGTTCGATCTGGAATACTTCAATGATATCACTAAGGGTGGATTACCTAACAAAACCCTCAACATCGCTCTTGCTGGTACGGGTGTGGGTAAATCTCTTTTCATGTGCCATTGTGCTGGAGCTTCCCTGTCACAGGGGAAAAATGTCCTTTACGTCACTATGGAAATGGCTGAAGAGCGTATCGCAGAACGGATCGATGCAAATCTTCTCAACGTCCCGATAGATCAACTTGAGAACCTATCGAAGGATATGTTCCGTGATCGTGTGGGTGAAATCTCACGTAAGACTCAGGGCAAGTTGATCATCAAAGAATACCCGACAGGACAGGCGAATGCCTCGCACTTCCGTGCCCTGTTGAACGAACTGAAACTGAAGAAGAACTTTGTTCCTGACCTAATCTTTATTGATTACCTGAACATCTGTGCCTCTTCTCGTATGAAAGGAATGGGCGGTGCTATTAACTCGTATACGTATATCAAGTCTATTGCTGAGGAGTTACGTGGGTTGGCGGTGGAATTCGACGTGCCGATTATGTCTGCAACACAGACGACACGTTCTGGTTACTCTAATGACGATGTGGGGCTTGAAGACACGTCCGAATCTTTTGGACTACCCGCAACCGCTGACTTTATGTTCGCACTCATCTCCAATAATGAACTTAATGCTCAGGGAAAAATACTTGTCAAACAGTTAAAAAACAGGTATAATGATCCCACACATAACCAAAGATTTGTGGTTGGTGTGGATCGTTCCAAGATGCGTCTGTTCGATTGTGATCAGTCATCTATGAATGATGATGAAGATAATGGGCCTGCATTCGATAATTCAGAAGCGGGTCAACGTGTAAACATGGAACAGAAATTTAGGAACTTTAAGATATGACAGGGACAGAACATACATTATGGACATTGTGTTTAGTGATACCTATATACTACCTTGGTAATTATCTTGGTTACCAGAGAGGAAAAGAAGAGGGTGTTGCTGACGCAATAGAATTTTTTATTAAGAAGAAGTGGTTTAAGGATCACATCGAAAAGGAGATAGCCGAAAATGAGTTCAGTGAAACTGATAGCTCTGAGTAGTCCTAGTGCAGAGACAGGATGTCACACAGCAGAAGACTTAGTTGCGTATGCAGCTCGGGTAAGTAACCCTGCAAACCAGAACAATACGGAGACTGCGCCACGTCTCCTGAAGTACTTGATTCGGGAACAACATTGGTCACCGCTTGAGATGGTGCATATCACTATGGAGATTCAAACGACTCGTGATATTAGTCGTCAGATCATTCGTCACCGATCATTCTCGTTTCAAGAGTTCTCACAACGATATGCGGTAAGTGACAGTTTCACGAATCGTCAGGCTCGTCTTCAAGACCCCAAGAACCGTCAGAACTCAATCCCCATTGAAGTTCCGGAAGCCACGGGTGGCGAGGGTTCGGTACGTTCCAGTACGGAACGTCTGTACGAAGACTGGAACATGAAACAACGTGAAGTGATTAACAAGGCGAACGATGTCTATAAGTGGGCGCTAAATAATGGTATCGCAAAGGAACAGGCACGTGCAGTACTGCCCGAAGGTAATACTCAGACAACTTTGTATATGAGTGGTTCACTGCGGTCTTGGATTCATTACTGTGAACTTCGTCGAGGTCATGGTACACAACTAGAACATATGCGGGTAGCGGATCAATGTTGGGAAATCATTGGTGGCCACTTCCCGTCCGTAGTGGAGGCTTTATCATGATGTATAGGTGCAATGTAGTTGAGGATAGTGATGGTCATCAATGTCTGGAATTTACAGACGAATTGATGGACGCACTTGATTTGAAAGTGGGTGATGAAATTATCTGGGAAGAGAATCACATCACAGGTGAATGGTCGTTTAGAAAAAAGGTAGTTGCAGATAGTCTGAGATAGCGAGACTGCGGGAGGAAATGAATGGAAGTAACGATTCGAAATAAAGACTTCCTTGCGACACTTGATGCTTTCAAGGATCAGATGTTTGCGGTAGAAGGTTACAACGATCCTAAGTATCATGTATACAGTGAACCCGATGATAAACATCGTGGTAGGTACTACACCAGTGAACACTACCTTCGCAATATCTCTCTGAACGCAAAGGAACCTGTTGGCCCTCCGGATCGACACTTCGCACAACCCATTGCAAAGATGGTACGTGAAGACCCTGAGAAGTGGAGTGCATACATGCAGTTGGTGAAGTATGACTTTGCCTCTGAGATTGGTGCACACACGTCTGCATTGTTGTCCTACTATCCGCCTGGCGGGTTTGTGGGATGGCATACCAACTGGGATGCGTCTGCGTATCAGGTGTTATTCACTTGGTCTACGGGTGATGGTTACTTCTCTTATTATGATAAAGAGAAAGACGAAGTGATCACAATTCAGGACGTGCCAGGATGGCAGTGTAGACACTACTACTTTGGGCCGAAGGAAGAACCTGAGAACCTGTGTTGGCACGGTGCGTATGCGGGAGGGGAACGTATTACCCTTGCATATAAATTCTGTGGTTATGGTAGGAACGATCCTCGTGATGAGAAAGCGAGGCAGTTACGTGATTTATTAATTGAGGAGATTGAAAATGATTGATGACGAAAAGAAGAAACTTCAGAGTGCAATTAAAGAGATGTCTATGTCCATGACTCGTGTGGACGCAGAGAAAGACCTTCAGAAGGATATCATCCAGAGTGCGTTTGATGATACTGGGGTAGACAAGAAGTACATTCGCAAGTTGGCGATGATCTACCATAAACAGAGTCTCACCGACTTTCAGACTGAGACCGAAGAAGTACAGAACCTATACGAGGACTTGTTTCTGTAATGATTATTGATAGATACATGATCCAAAATAGGGAAGACTTGTTCCTTAAGAACTTGATGAACCCTATGTTTGGTGATCCCAAACCCTACAACAAACAAGACTTCTGGAAGCTCATTGATCACTGGAAGGCCTATCTTTCGAATGAGTATGGTCTTCGTAAGGGAAACGTGGTGGGATGGGGTGTCGCAAAGAACAACGTCAACTGTCATGCAATCCTGTTTGCAATTGCAGAACTTGGTGCACAGATTTTTCCTGCACACCTTGCATGGCATCCAGAGGCGGAAACCGACACTGTATCTACAACCCTACGTCCTGAGTTTGGATTCTGGGATAACGTCACCCTGAATATGTTAGAGGGTGCACAGGGCAAGTTCTACGGAAAGTACCTTGATTATGAGATGATCAACATCGATGAGGTTGACATTGTAAACTATAATGAAGAGATGGCCAATGTGACTCCCGATGTGTTTCCAGAAGACCCATTCTTCATTACCTACTCAGATGGTTTATGCGAAGATGGATTTGAATTCCAGTATTACACACACCAAGAGACATGGGGTTTAGCGCACCGCCACTATAAACTGTTCAATATGAAGGACACGATTGGTGTACATACGTTTAACTTCATGCACTGCATGTCCTTCATTACATACTCTCTTGCTGCTTACATGGGTTGTAAGGAACACTATGTCCTGAACTGGTGGGACAGGGTTGACCAGTGGAAGCCTGCCATGTTGAAGATGCTTCAAGAGGTATACAACAGACCAGAACGTAAAGTTATCTTCTTCAAGAATGAAGAGACTCTACGTCACAGTTTGTCAGTGATCGACGATACGGGTAAAGAGACGACTCGTTTCATTTGTCCTTACGGAGAATCTACGCAGTCTTTACATGATATTTGTCATGACTTTAATATTCGTGCTACCGTCCTATACGGAGAAACCCGTGCGAAGGCACTGACTCTTTTTGTTAAACCAATTAATCCTGACTCAAAGTTCATTGAGGATTCGATTGGATTTGTGCCAGACAACTACTACGAGTGCGTGTATAGTCCGCAGAAGGGCGTTATGTTTGTGCGTGGGTATCATGACTCAGTATACCGATCTTTCTCGTTTAGTGTAGAGAAGATGGAGACGGGTGAGTACATACATAAAGGCCTGCTCGAGAAACACCCCCATCAAAAACGTGTGGAGGAAATTCTAGGACACAGTGACTTCTTCTTACTGCGTAAGTATGGTGAGAGTTACCTTGCGGTCTATGAAGAACCTAAACCCGAACAGTATGAACTACTTGATATTTTGGGCTTGACACACATTGCAGTAATTGATAGAATGGCATACTGTTTGGAGAACAAACGTTATAGGGACTGGTTCGCATTGAAGAACCAGTTTTGGTATGGATTTGATTCTTATGAAGAAGGTAGAGTGAGGTATTATAATGGCGAAGGATAAGAAAAAGACTGGCAGTATTGATGACATTACGCCAGAACAATGGAATGAAATGAATCGTCTTCATCTTGAAGAGGTGCGAGACTCAAAAGAAAACGACAAAGTTGTGAATATTGAGTATGACACGTGTAACGATATTGGGTTTCCGGAAGACACCTTTACTTTAAGTGTGGGTGACATTACGGCTGATTCCATTCCGTTCACACTACACACCGACGATACTGTGAGTTATACAATCAAAGAACCCATCAACTACAAGTTCAATGAAGGTGTGTTGATGGCAGAGTTCAAAGATTACATCGATTCGACTTACAGTGGTCACTATGGACAGGGTGGTTTACAGTCCTCTGAGATCATCGTAGATCGTGGTCATGGTATGGGTTTCTTCTCTGGCAATGTTGATAAATACAACGGACGTTACGGTAAAAAAGGAGAAACGCCTGCAGACTATAGGAAGGACATTTTGAAGATCATTCATTATGGTTTCCTGATGCTGTACGAGCACGATAGAATTCATGGGAATACTACTGACTAATGGTGACAGTTTTACGTATGGGGATGAACTGCCGGGTTCTCGGACTTATGGAGAGGACGGTGAAACGGCTCTCTTCGACTTAAATACACATCACCCCAAAACTTACACGTATAAACTAGCCAATCATCTTGGTGTTAACCACGTAAATTTGGCACATAACGGTTCTTCTAATCAAAAAATTTTTAGAAGAACCACCGCTTTCCTGCAGAGAACTACCAAGAAAGTAGACTACATGGTAATCATGTGGTCTTCTTGGGGTAGGTTGGAAGTTTTCTCGCCCATTACCTATAAGAAAGATAATGAAATGTTCATTCAGGAAGAGTGTAATATGAATCAACTTATTCCGGATCACCATGATCGTGAACTCGGGTTTAATCTAAAAAACTGGCCTGAAGGTGGTGAGGTTGGTCAAGCGGTAGTAGATTGGTACACCAAAGTTTATACCATGTCGACTCCGATTCTACATCATCTCAACTACATGTGTACTCTTCAACAGATCGCAGATTTAAAGGGTATCAAAATCATACAAACCGGAATTCATCATGGAAACTGGCAGAATGTGTTGAGTTGTATGAATAGAGCTAAGAATGATGATCGTTTCAAACCTTGGTTGGCAGAGATAGAATCTTGTTTTAGATACCTAAGACCGGAATGTAAGATAGGTTTTGGTGATAGACTAGATATGACATCTATTGCAGAGAGTCCAGATCACGAGGAATTTTTCATCTATCCCATGGGACATCCCTGCGAAGGAACACACACTTGGTATGCAGAGATGCTTTACAACGTATTTAAAGAGATGGAAGAATAATGTTATTGACCTGTGGTTGCAGTTTTGTTTGGGGAGATGAACTGGAAGGTTGTTACGATGACCCGCCAAATCATTGGAGACATACCTTTACCAGTCTCCTAGCTAAACGCTTGAGGGTGGATTATATCAATCTGGCCGCCTGTGGAAACGGAAACGATAAAATCTTTCGGGACGTTATGACCTATCTCACCGATCCGAATAGACGACAACCAACACACATGGTGATTCTCTGGTCTAGTTGGCAAAGAACTGAAATGGCCGAACCCGACAATTCTCATCATGCGGGGAGAAATATCCAAAGGTTCGACTCAACATCACAGTTCTCACCTGAGAGAATCCACAACATACTTCCAAAGAAATGGGGTGCAGCTCACGCATGGTTTGATAGGGCATATGATGTCAGAACCGATATCTTGAGACAACTTCCTCTCATGATTGCCATGCAAGAAATCTGTGACCTACGAGGAATCAAATTGATTCAAGGGGCATTCCACGATAGAATGATGGATAACATTATGTGGTCACTTAAGGGTGGTGATAGTGGTGATTTTGCGGCGTGGAATAAAAAGTTCGGTGATCTGTTTGGTAAGTTGCGAAGTGAGAGTAGAGTTGGTCTTGGTAAATATGAGACACTGAGATCAGTGAGCGAGAGGTTGAAAGACATCAAACCTAACGCCCACCCTGGCGAAGCCTCCCACAGTGAATATGCGGGAATGCTTTATGGCATCTTTAACTCTTTTGAGATAATTCGACGATTCGACAAATCTGTTGTTTCTGATCATCAACCTTAACTGAGAGACGACCATCAACCCTCATGCTAGTCGTGAGATTCGTAAATTTATAGAGAGGTATATCAATGAGCACGAATAACCCAAACGCAATCTTTGATCTAGAACAACAGATTATGGAATGTTGGAATATTATTGAAGATATTGATTTGATAACAACACACTTTGTCGATTCGACTGAATGGGCGGGAGATCATTTTAGTCCTAAGGCCTGTGATGCGATGATGAACAAGTACTTTGGTCTTAAAGAACTTTATGCTCTCAAATTCGAAAGGGTGTGGGATACCTTCGAAGACGTATGTAAAGAATACCACAGACGGGGAATGGAATTGAAGGACTTAGACGCTACTTGTCCCGAACGGATATAGTTTAAAAAACACACACTGTCAAGACAATGACATATATAAATACCCATGAGGTCAAACAACTTTATGGGTATTTTTTTATGCGTTACATAATTAGTTTTTGGATGCTTGCGGTGATATTAGCATCTACGGGGGTTCATGCACAGGAAGAAAATCCTGTTGAACCAATTGTTACTGAGAGTACGGTAATCACATCGGGGAAGTCTGAGACAACACTAAAGTCGCCCCCTGCGTCTGCCATCTCTCCTACGATCAACACGTCTAACTCTGACCTATGTACTTTCGGAGTTGCGGGTGCGGTTCAGACTCAGATACTTGGTATCTCTATGGGATCACAAGTAACCGATGAGAACTGTGAGAGATTGAAACTGGCCAAGACTACCTTCGATATGGGTATGAAAGTGGCTGCGGTTTCCATCATGTGCCAAGACCCTCGTGTCTTTGACGCAATGATGAATGCGGGAACACCGTGTCCCTATGACGGTATGATCGGAATGGAAGCGAAGGCTGCATGGGAGACTAATCCCGAACTGATGCCTGGCGCACCAGAGAAAAAGGAAGAACTGAGTAATGAGAACAAGACATTACTGGGCGGGGCTGGCGTTGCTACTCTGCTCTTCTTACTCTTACTCTGAGGAAGTCTACCAGTCTTCGCCTAACGCAGCCAATGCGGGGTTGAATTGGGTGATGACCAATATCCTGCCTCAACAGGCGGGACTGACAGTGAATGGTGTAGTATATCGATACACTGCTGTCAAGGATGCGGATGCGGACATGTTAGTCCATGTCCAGAACGAAGATGCAATCAATGGGGGTTACATCTTTCGTGAGACAGATGATTGGTCTGGACTGCCTGGCAATACAATTAATAAACAGGTTCCAGTTGCCAACATACCCATACAGTTTTGGGGTGACGGGTCGATTGAAGTAGAAGGGGAAGGAAGTGTTGAAAACCCTCTCGTAATCTACAATTATCGATACGACACTTGTTTTGGCGTTACGGATAATCCGGAATGTCCTGGCTACATGCCACCCGTTGCGATGCCTGATTTGACAGTGACCGATCCTATGGATGAACAATACGTCAAGGATGAGTTGGAGAAGAAGGCAGAGTTAGACGAACAAGACGAAGAAGATCGTCAACGTCGAAGAATGATGTCGTCGTCGGAGGAGAAGGAGGACAAGAGACTGGCTGCAATATTGGGGATCGTCGATAACTCATTGTTGGCTGCAGAGAGCATGCAGAAACATGAAGAATTGATGGCAATGCAGTACATACCCTCTAGTTACTATGTCGAACTCCCTGACACAAAGTATGAAGAAACGGTTGTTCTGAAGGACGCTGATCTGCCTGACAATAGAAAGGCACGTAGACAGAGTGTTTCTCAACAACTCTTACATCAAGAGTTAGTAAATCTACAGTATGAAAAGAAATAACAATTATAAAAACTAGGAGCAAGAAATGAATAAAGCACTTATCCCTGCGATCATGGGATTAACATTTGCTGCCGCTGTGGCTGCTGAGATTCCGATTACCGGAAACGTAGAGTCTAAGTGTATCGTTACTACTGACGCCAACGGTGTTTATGGTAACCCTACGCCTAGTCTTCTGAGTACAACACAGGCAAACGGTGGTGTAGAACCTGTGGTTCGTTACGATGTAATTCAGGCGGACTACTACAAGGCGTTGATCAGTGTACCAGACGTTTTCACAGAAAGCCCTGCACTGAATGATGTTGTCAACTGGTCTGGTGACGTTACGGTTGGAGAAGTATCTGACCCTCTTATGTCTGCATACGACAATGACAAACGTCTATATAACAATATTACGGAGATTGATTTGACCGTTGCGGGAAGCACATGGTTTAAGATTTCTTCTGAAGCAGATTACGGATACGACAAAGCGTTCCCTGCTGGACAATACCGTTCGGTTGTGACTGCGGAGTGTATCGCAAACTAAGGTGACTCTATGCGTTATATCATGACATTGTTATTTCTTTCCCTGTGTGGGTCAGCAATGGCCCACCAGTGGACACCCACCTATCCGAAGTTAGAACCTTCGTATGTGAATGGTGCATTGAAAGCAACAATGACGTTATTCAATAGTAGACAGGATGTTTCCTATTACGAGATCGGTGTATTTGACGCCGATATGAAACCCGTGAAGTTTGCGACTGCGGAACGAATCGTTCAAGTCGGGTATCTACGAAGAATGAAGATTGATGTCTTCATTCGTGAACAGGACAGAAACGTAGCTGTATACATCTGTTCGAAATCCAAATTATTGAAGGGTGAGGGTACAGCAACTCTTATCGCTTCTAGAATATGTTCGAAGATAAAATGAAACCAAGTAGATTTCTGTTATTCATCATTCTGTACTTTTGTGTAGGTTTCTACTGTGGTGCAGTGTATGGACAATCAAGTTCACTGAACCTCGCACTACCGCAATCGCCACAGAGTTTTCAATCCGACAGGGTAAGAGCAGGAGACCTAGAATGTTCTGCGGCCATTGGATCGTCTACCAACGTGGAGTTTGGTGTGGTGGGTATTCTGAACCAGAATGATCCTTGGGATCAATACCGCAACACGATGAACGTCCAACCCATCGACGGTGGGTTTAATGGTCTGACATACAACGACAACTTCATGAGAGACGTTGGCGTGTATGCGAAGATCACCGTTCCTATTGGTGCACCGAAAGAACGTCTGAACTGTAACGCCCTGTACAAACTAGAATTAGAAAAGAAGAGACTAGAAGTCATGAAGTTAAAACAAGAATTAAATGCGCTTCGTAACTTACAGTTCGAGGAGAACTAATGTCAGACGAAGATAAGACTACAATCGAATTTGGGGGAATGTCATTTACTGGTGGTAAGGCGTTTGCTCTGGTAACCGCACTCTCTACACTCGGTGGTGCCGCTTGGGGTGGTTTTGAAATCTACAAAGACTATATGGATATGAAAGAGATTATCCAGAACATAGATACCACAGAGATTGAGAACAGAAACCAACAGATCGAAATCAAGATGGATGAGATGTTGGCGCAAGTGAATCAGGCCATCGACTACTCACGTAGTATCAAGAATGACCTGAGAGACGACTTCAACCGTATGGAAGCGAATGTAGACCGAATCGAAGATCAGTCCCGTGACCTAGAAACTGAGGTTGAGGATATGATTGATCGTGCAGATGAACGTTTTGATATGAAGCGTGAATCATTACAGATGGACACTGATAAGAAGATTGAAGCACTGGAGAAGAGACTGAACGATAAGATTCAGACGTTCCTAGATAATCCTCTTGCCGATGGTTAAATTAAGGCTTGACAGATATGAATTTTCGTGTTATACTAACAGCTATCTCTGTGGGGATGCTGATTACTGGATGTTCGCTAATCCCATCTCGGTGGGATGACAACGAAGCAGCCGGAGTCACCGATCTCTACAACTCTATTGTCACTATGGATTGCACTCTTCAACCTGTACTTATAAAACGTATGGTAGAGGATATTGACAAGAAGCACACGTGGGTGTTACACTACACCCAACTCAAAGGTACAAAGGACATCGAAAGTCTTCTATTGAAGATGGATGATACTATTGATGGAATGGTCAAGCAGGAAAAGATCAACCCTGCTTATTGTAAAATCAAACAAAGACTACTCACTGAACAGTCAGAGGCAGTCGCTGCAACTATTATGGGAAGATTCAAATGAACGAACTTGAAGAACTAGAGTCAATTGTCGCTCTTGAAGATGAGGATTGGGAAGCATCCCGTCTTGCAGAAGTATTCATCGATATGGTCAAGTCCCGTGAAGCCGGTGAATTGACCGAAGCGGAGTTCACGGAACTCGTGGGTGACATGCGTCAGACTGAACTCATGTATGATGAGTCTGAGATGACCATTGCCAGACAACGGTTAGTAAAAGTTGCCGAAACCCTCGCAAAATTTAGCTAAAAAAACTTAAAATAATTTCAAAAAACGCTTGACAAACTTGTTTCGACTATGAGATAATACGTATGTTGTCTGGGGAGAGGTTCCCCAAACGCCTTAACTACGGAGAAATATATTATGTCACATGAAGTTGAAACTATGGCCTACGCTGGTGCACTCCCTTGGCACGGTCTAGGTGTTGCGGTATCTAACGATCTGACTCCCCGTCAGATGATGCAGAAAGCTGGTCTTGATTGGACAGTCGAGAAGGTTCCTACCTACGCACGTATCTATTCTGAGTTCGAAGGTGGAAGTCCTCTTGAAATCCCAACGGGTGTTGAAGCCCTTGTCCGTTCTTCGGACAACAAGGTTCTGACTCAGGTCGGTTCTGGTTGGAACCCTGTACAGAACGAGGAAGCGTTTGACTTCTTCGCAGAGTACTGTGCTGCGGGTGACATGGAAATGCACACCGCTGGTTCTCTGAAAGGTGGTCAGATGGTCTGGGCACTCGCCAAGATCAAGGAGTCTTTCGATATCCTTGGTGGTGACCAAGTTGACTCTTACCTTCTGTTCTCTAACCCTCACCAGTACGGTAAGTCGATTGACGTTCGGTTCACTCCGATCCGTGTTGTGTGTAACAATACTCTGACACTCTCTTTGGGTCAACAGGTTGCCAACTCTTGCAAACTGAACCACCGTTCAGAGTTCAACCCTGAGAAGGTGAAGGAAGCCCTTGGTATCGCACACGAGAAGTTTGCGAAGTACAAGGAGATGGCAGAGTTCCTGTCAACCAAGCGGTTCGACATGGAGTCTCTCATTCAGTACTACAACGAGGTGTTCCCACGTACCTATCAAGGTAAGAACCCTCCCGTAGTCAAGGAGTTCAAGGACTTGACCACCAATGGTCAGAAAGCGTTCGAACTTCTTGAGACGCAACCTGGCGCTGAGTTTGGGGAAGGTTCATGGTGGCAGGCACTCAACTCAGTGACCTACCTGACCGATCACAAGATGGGTCGAAGTGCGGATACCCGCCTCGCCTCTGCGTGGTTCGGATCGAACCAAACCCGCAAAGAACGTGCGGTTAACAAGGCAGTCGAGTTCGCAACGGCTGCCTAACATAGAACGGGGGGTTATAAGACCCCCCCTTTTTATGAAAAAATATTCTAAGAAATTTCACTTTTTTTCGCTTTTCCGCTTGCAATCAAAGCAAGAATATGGGATAATTACCCTGTAATTGAGAGAGAGGTGTTTATTATGATTACTAACTTTATTGCTCTGCGTTCTAACCCCGTCCTCGTTGAGTTCCGTGACTATGTTCACTCTTTCTACGGTAAGGGTGGAATCTATGACCTCGGTTGCAGTATCCCCGAAATCGAAGTTGCGATCATGGACTACATCAAGATCGTGAGTGACCCCGATAGGTTCGAAGAGTGGGGTGACGGTGACTCTCTTGACCGTGAACGTGTTCGGGAGATTCTTGAGAATGATTACGGCTTTGAGGAGATTGCATGAGAAAATACCACTACGAATACCAAACCTATCTGTTGAAACACACTCGTAAACAGAACAAGGGTGCGGGTTATACTCAAGACTCTGAACGTCTCAAGACCTACCGTGCTGAGTGGGCGTTCCAGAGTCGTGTGAAACTTCCGCAGTTCAAGGACATCAAGGAAGCGCAGAAGTTCGCCAAGAAGGTTTACAAGTCCAAGACTTGGCAGAAACTCTGGAAACAGAGTATTGAAGGTGACGTGACTCGACTCTTCGCCTCTAACCCGAAGGTGGTTCAGAAGGAACGGTCTTCTGGTCGGGGTACTTCTGGTTTTACTAACGGTTATACCGTGACCCTAGATAGTATCGCTGGTTTCGATGCGTACACGTTGATCCACGAACTGACTCACTGTTTGGGTCACATGCATCATGGTCGATCTTTCCGAAAGACTCTGTTGTCAATGGTTGGAGTCTTCCTTGGTGCGGAACACAAGAAGATTCTGAAAGAAGAATTAAAGAATCGTAAGTTAGCGTTCGGTGAGGCACGTAAACCTATGAGTTACGAACAGTGGGTGGCTGCGAGAGAACGTATGGAGAAAATGCGTAATGGTTGATGGAAAAGGTGATCCGATGGTTCGTGCAGAAGGCCGAACCAAACCAGATCGAAAGTGGTATCCTGAAGATTTCGATTGGTATCTGAAGTGGATGGCGACTGTCGCTATCCTTACTTCGGTACTGTTCCGTAATGCTGGGCCTAATTATCGTGAATATGATCTTGCCATAGGTACTGTAGGTACGATACTATGGTTGTGGGTGTCGATCATCTGGCGTGATCGTGCTCTTATTTTGTTGAATGGTGCAATGACAATCCTGTTGGGCACTGCATTCATTCGGGAGTTTTTATGAAAGTTTTTGAACATGTAGACGTTGAACTAAAAGAGATGGTTGCAGAGACAACCGAATCTGGTCGGATCTACAAAACACCGGAGGGTATCGGTTTACCCTCCATCACAACCGTACTCAGTATACTATCACGTGACAGTATTGCGAAGTGGCGATCACGTGTGGGAGAAGCTGAAGCGAATAAAATCTCTCATCGTGCATCTACTCGTGGTACACGTGTTCACGAAATCTGTGAAAAGTATGTGGACAATGACCCCGATTATAAAGAAGGTTACACACCCGATATCATTGAGTCATTCATGCAGTTACAACCTATCTTGGATGAACGTCTGACTAAGGTCTATGCACAAGAAGCGCCTCTCTACTCCACCCATCTTGGGGTGGCAGGTCGTGTTGACTGTGTTGGTATCTTTGATGGTAAACTATCCATCATCGACTACAAGACCTCTATGAAACCCAAACGACTTGATTGGATTAAGAACTACTTCATGCAAGAGTCTGCCTACGCAATCATGTGGGAAGAACGTACAGGTATGCCTATCACACAGTTGGTGACTATCATCTCTGTGGATAATGCAGAACCCCAAGTGTTTATCGAACACCGTGACAATTGGGTGCGTCCTTTGCGTGATACAATTGCACAGTATAATGAGGAAAATTCGACTATCCAATTCTTATAAATAGTGTTATAATTTAATTTTCAACACTAATGGGTAATCGAATGTTAAAGTTTTCAACCTTCCTGTCAGAGTCATCTCTCACTTTCGGTGAGATCACTCGTGATGACAGGGCGTTTCGTTTGGACTTGTTCCTGCGTAAGTACAAGGGCAATGAACCGTTTGATCTGACAGACGGTAGTCAGGTTGTCCTGAAGTACAACGCAGAGATTGAGAAGTCACTCAAGGCCAAAGACGCCAAGACTGCGAACTCTATTGGTTTGGAAACAAATGCGGGTGAGAAGATCGCCTTCGGTAAACTGGCCAAGTCTGCAGAGTTTGGTGGTGGACGTGGTTCGGGTGGCGGATCAGACAATACCCGTGCAACCGAATCCGCTCAGTGTGTCTACCTACAGTGTATCTGGGATGACCCCCAAACCAAATTCACTCCCGATGATATTCGCAACGCATACAAAAAGACTCACGTTGATGCCTCTATGGATGAGGTTCTACTTGGGGATGAGACTTGGATTTCCACATCTATTGACGCTGCACGTCTTATCCACAAGGTACTGAAGAGAAAGAAATACAGTTTCCATCGTGGGTCGAGTTGGGTCGATGCACTTGAGTCCAAGTTCAAAGAGGTCAATAAGAATGATGGTCGTCCTTTCGCAAACGTCAACAAGTGGACTCCTGCAGACATCTGGATGGTTGCAGAAGGGGCGGAAGGTAGATATGATATTCAGGGTGCGGAGTCCATCCAGTACCTCAATAACGAATTGATGAAAGCCTATGCAGAGAGGGACATTATCGGTGTCTCTCTAAAACAAACTGGCAAGAAACCAAGACTGGTTCAGGTCAACTACAAGGCTCCTTTCAAAGCTCCCAAGTTCACAAGAGTAACCTACGGTAAACGTGACTTCTTTAAATCGAAGGACGGTTATCTCTTTGGTGCGGGTGGTGTTGAAATGCAATTCCGTACCTATCCCACATTCCAGACTGAGGTAATTGGTAAGAACGCAAAACACGGTAAGGTCTCGCATGGTGGTATCGACGCTGCACTCTATGCGACAACTCGTGATAAGACCGAGAACCGTAAACAACTAGAAGCCTATATCAAGAAAGACCGTGAGGGATTCCTTGACAAGTTCTATGGATTCTATACCTCTGCGGTACAAAATCCGGTAGACCGCCAGAAGTTCGGTGAAGAACTGGCGAGTAAGAATGTAGAGTGGTTGGTATCGAAATATTATGTCACATCTATTTTTGTGATGATCAGGGGACGTGAACAGGACTTCATGAGTTATCTGTATCGTGTCGCAAAGTCAGAATCACCGCTCTCTGCGGTTCACTTAAAGGTAATGTAACATGGCTATATCTCATTATATGGAGGGAGACCTCTCACTCAATATTGCACGTGGTATTGTTCTCAATGCAAGCGCAGAACATAAATTTGGGGCGGTTCCCGCAATGTCAACCGGAGAAACCGGAACGATATGGGATATCAATGACACCCCATATCCTTGGACTGCATTTGATACTGCCGGAGTGTTAACCATTCCTCCAGTAAATGTTGCTGATAATGGCGGAACCGTAACCGTATTTGGTTTAGACGCAAATTACGAACCACAGACCGAATCTTTTGTTGTGTCAAATACACTAACAACTACCGGAACCAAAACCTTTAAACGAGTACATCGTGCATACTATACTGATGGTATCACTAATGTCGGTGCTATTGACATTCAACGTGGCGGTACAACTGTTGCAAGAATTTCAGTTGGTAAAGCTCAAACTCTTATGGCAGTCTATACAGTACCCTATGGATATACAGCATACTTGTCTACAGGTACCATGTCTATCGAGAAAGGTGGTGATGCGAGTGGTAACTTTTTTGTTCGGTATTTCGGTCAATCATCCTTTCGAATAGCACATTCATTCGAAGTTGGAGATGGTTCACAATACAAGTATAATTTCGCAGTACCTTTGGCACTTCCTGCGAAAACTGACATCGATGTAAGGTGTACTATGAAGACTAACAATTCTCGTGCTTCTGCTGCGTTCGACATGATTCTAATTAAGGATTAATTCTATTATGAATTTTTTAGAGTTTATCACAGAACAGAAAAATACTCACATGACCCATATTGAGGACAAGGTTCTCTATGGGGGTGTCAAGGGTACACGAGAAGCAATCTTTGCCTTGCGTGAGTTACGTGACATGTTGTCAGGTAAACACGAGGGGAAAGTTTCTGTTAAGTGGGACGGTGCGCCTGCAATCTTCTGTGGTCAAGACCCCCGAGACGGTAAGTTCTTTGTCGCCAAGAAAGGTATCTTTGCGAAGAGTCCCAAGGTCTACAAGACAGATGCAGAGATCGATGCGGACATGTCAGGTGACCTCGCAGACAAGATGAAGGCTGCATTGCAATACTTACCCGCATTGGGAATCAAGGGTGTCATTCAGGGAGACTTCCTGTTTGGGCCTGGCGATCTACAGAGAAAGAAAATAGACGGAGAGTCCTATGTTACGTTTCATCCTAATACTATTGTATATGCTGTTCCCGTTAAAATGGCTTCTGATATTCTGAAAGCGAAGATCGGTATTGTATGGCACACCACCTACACGGGTAATGACTTCGAATCCATGAAGGCATCCTATGGTGTGAACGTGTCCAAGTTCAAGAAGTCTACTGCAGTCTGGTCTCAGGATGCGATGTTACGAGACGTTACCAAGGCAACCATGTCTGCGAGTGACACCGAAGAAGTTAATGGATACCTAAGTACTGCAGGCAAATTGTTCAATAAGATTGCCGGATCGACCCTTCGTGAGTTAGAATCAAAACAACACATTGCACAACTGATCGAACAGTACAACAACACTTTTGTGCGGCAAAATCAAGTGATTGGCGACACTAATCTGCACGTAAGAGGGTTGATCAAGTGGATCAACGATAAGTTCCAGAAAGAGGCTGACAAACGTTCTACTGAAAAGGGTAAGGCAACACAGTATACAAAACGAGACGAAATCCTAGAATTCTTCTCACCCAAGAACCGTAAGTCTCTGGTTAATATGTTTGATTTGCAAAAAAGTATCGTACTTGCGAAGTTAAAACTTATAAATAAACTTGATAGTTTAAAGAAGATTGATACTTTTGTTAAGACCAAACAGGGGTATAAAGTAACCGGAGAAGAAGGTTACGTTGCAATCGATAAACTTGGTGGTGATGCGGTGAAACTTGTTGATCGTATGGAATTCTCATACAACAACTTTTCACCAGATATACTTAAGGGATGGGATAAACCAACGAGAAACTAGAATGTCTAAACCGTTACGATTTAAAGATTTTGTAAGCGTAGATTACACTCAGTCGGGTGATGATCAACTTGCAAATCAATCAAAGAAAAGAAAAGAACACATCCCCACAGGTAACACTGGCGAGGCGTTAGACTTTACTGCTCGTCGGAAACTTGCTCGTTCCATGAAAAAGAATAAAGCAAAGATTGCGATTGGTCGTAAGAGGGCCGCACGTAAGTTTGCAGACATGGACAAACTCAAGAAACGTGCACAGAAACAGGCACGTATGACATTCTTTAAGAAAATCACCAAAGGCATGTCCAAGGACGAACTCTCCTTCGCACGTAGACAGGATATTGAGAAACGTCTAGATAAGATGAAACCTAAGATTGATAAACTAGCTCGCAAACTTCTTCCTAAAGTTCGCCAGCAAGAAAAAGACCGTAAGCGTGGCGGAAACGATGATGATTAAGAATTTTTCACAATACCTGATCGAAGAAGAAAGAGAAGTTTATTTTACCTTTGGTAGAATGAACCCACCTACTATTGGTCACGGTAAAGTGATGGACACCCTTTCAACCAAGTCTGGAAAAGCAGACTATAAGGTGTATGTGTCCCAACAGAGTAATCCGAAGAAAGACCCTCTCTCGTATTCAGACAAAGTAAAACACATTCGTAAGATGTTTCCAAAACATGCACGTAATGTGATGATCGACAAGAACATCAAGAACGTCTTCGATGTCGCTTCCCGTCTGTACGATCAGGGTTACAAGAGAATCACGATGGTGGTTGGAGAAGACCGCATTCGTGAGTTTGACGTGTTGTTGAACAAGTACAACGGTGTCAAGGCTCGTCACGGATTCTACAACTTTGAGAACATTAATGTAGTCTCTGCTGGTAAACGTGATCCCGATGCAGAGGGTGTTGAAGGTATGTCCGCATCGAAGCAACGTGAGAATGCGAAGAACAATGACTTCGTTACGTTCGCTCAGGGTGTACCCAAAACAATGTCTGACAAGGATGCACGTAAACTCTTTAACGATGTGCGTAAGGGAATGGGTCTCAAAGAAGAGCGTTCTTTCAAGAACCACATCGAACTTATGCCTGTTTCTGAAACAAGAGAACAGTACGTACAAGGGGAACTGTATGGGCTCGGTGATACAGTCGTTATCAAAGAGACTGAAGAAGTGGGTACAGTCTCGTTGCTCGGGGCAAATTACGTTATCGTCGAACGCTCAGATGGCACTCGACTACGCAAATGGCTCGATGCAATCGAACTCGTTGAAAGACAAGACCCCGACATCAAAGACAGAGAGGGAACCCAACCCGCACGATACCACTCTGGACTGAAGAAGTCCACCAAGGTTTCACGAGACGCTCACTTCAAGAAGCACGGTAAGAAGGCAGACGATGATGACTCTGCATACAAACCTGCGCCTGGCGATAAGACTGCAAAGACTAAACCTTCCAAGTACACCAAACAGTTCAAGGACATGTTTGATGAAAACGTAACCAAACAGGTAAAGGAAGAAATGGAGATTACCTTTGAAGGTATCTTTGCTCGTTCGGATGGTAGTCCGGAAACCACCGCTCAAATGATTTCACGTTGGGCATCCAGAACCACCAAGAAAAAACAGTACGATCAGGTTGCAAAATACATCCGTAAAGAGATGGAGAAGGATAAGGGTAAAAAGCATAGTGCAGAATATCATGCAGCTGAGGCTATTCGCAAATTTAACCTCAAGGGGTTTGATGACAGGGCACTTGCTCAGATCGTGAGAAACGAACAGACCGAAGAGACTGATCCTGTCAAGTCTGCACAGGATTCTATCGCTCGTGAGAAAGAACAAGACAAAAAGAAACATGACAAGATTCTTGACCGTGCAAGACTTGCACGTGCAAAACAAAAGAATAGGGAAACGAAATGAAGCGTTATGCACTCTGGGATAATCTGGGAAACCTAGAAGAGGGGCCTGATGGACTCGCTGCAAAAGCGAAGAAGTCGGGTATCTCCGTTGATACCTTGAAGAAGGTATACAACCGTGGGGTTGCCGCATGGAAGACCGGACATAGACCAGGCACTACTCCCCAACAGTGGGGTATGGCAAGAGTGAATGCGTTCATCGTTAAAAAGAAGAAAGGCAACCTTAACCACGACAAGGATCTTGCATAAATGAAAACGTTAAAAGAATTACGTGAGAAGTCAGTCTCACAAGCCCAACAAAAGATGATGGGTATGGCACTCGCATACAAGCGTGGTGAGATGGACGATGCGTCACCCGAAGTCAAGAAGATGGCAAACTCTATGTCTACGAAAGACCTAGAAGACTTCGCAAAGACCAAACACAAAGGTCTACCTGCGAAGAGAGTTGCAGAGGGTTTCACTCCTAAAGAAATCAAGATGGCAATCGGTGTTGCATCTGATAAACGATATGCGGATGGTAACTACACTGGTGCGGTCAAGGCTATCGAAAAGATCAAGAAGGGTCTATCTAAACATAGTCAAGTAGCGGCAGTTCTCAAGAGACAGAACGAGTCAACAGAACTTGTTTCTGAAGCAATTGATTTCTTCAAGGTCGCAAAAGCATTCGATGACTATGCGAAGAAGCATGGTGGTATCGATAAGTCATCCTTCATGAAGGTCGGTCAGTTTGTTCGTCAACTTGGTAAAGAGTCAGACGTAAACAAGCAGGACAAGACTTTCATGGCGATGAAGAAGTTTATTGGTGCAATGGACACTGACCCCCGTGATGGTGTGATCCAAATCCTCCAGAAGCATGGTATGTGGAAGAATGGTCGAATCATGCGTGAGTATCACGCTCAGAAGGAAGGAGTTGATTTCTTCGCACTGAGAGAAAAGAAAGACTCGTACCCTCTCTACCACAAGACTTATTCAGGTGCAATGGCTGCCGCATATGAGTATGCGAAGAAGAAGGGTTACGAAGTAGACCCCGACGATATTGATCGTAAGGTTGCAACTGGCCCTCGCAAACCGTCCAACGGTAAGACCAACAGTTTCACTCTCAAGTTAAAGGATGAGAATCGTAAGATGCTAGCAGTACAGGTGACCAATCTGGACAACAAGCGTTACGAACTCAATACCTATATCACATGAAATCATTTCAAGAACATTGCGACTGCGGAACAGAATCCAGACTCGTAGAGAACAATCCCTACCGTGTTGGTAGTGAGAAGTACTATGAGTACTGGAAAGATGTGCGTGAGCAGTATTACAACGGTGAACTGGAGATTGACACCCATGAGTTAGATATCATGGAGTCTGATCTGGGAACCTTTGCTCACGTCGATGGTCAAAATGTTGCCTTGGATTGCATTTTCGAAGAAGAGAAACAACCGGAACTGAACAAACCCAAAGCGGGTGGCCCGAAGAAGTACTACGTGTACGTCAAAGACCCCTCGACTGGTAACATCAAGAAAGTCTCGTGGGGAGATACCACAGGACTAAAGGTTAAGTTGAACGACCCTGCAGCTCGTAAGAGTTTTGCGGCAAGACATAAGTGTGCACAACAAAACGATAAGACAACTGCTGCATACTGGGCGTGTAGATTGCCTAGATACGCAAAACAATTAGGACTGAGTGGTGGCGGATCGTTCTTCTGGTAAACCTTATCACGATTTCCGGATGATGACGGATAATGTTATTATCCGTCTGTTTCGAAAAGAAACGCATGAGGAAGAGTTAATCTGGCATCGTGATCTGAATGATCGTGATGTTCTGGTAGAAGACGGTATCGGTTGGAAGTTCCAACTAGATAACGAGTTACCTGTCGAATTAAAGATTGGAGACAGGTTTAAAATTCCAAAGATGACATACCATCGTATTATAAAAGGTGATGGTGATCTTCTTTTGAGAATAAAAGAGATATAAATAGTAGAAGTACTTTATTCCAATGGGACTATTATGGCAGATACACAGGTAAAACGGTTAGACCGGATCGAAGAGAAAATCGACAAGCTCGCTGATGCTATGGTCACTCTTGCTCGGACAGAAGAAAAGATTCTGTCTATTGAGAAGGAGAATCATAATCATTTTGAGAGGATGAATCGATTCTCCGAGAAGTTAGATACTCTTCAGCGGACTGTGGACGATAATGCCAGAACGGTTTTGTTGATTAATAGAATTACTGTAATCGTGGGTACTGGTGTAATCGGTGCCTTAATTAAATTTTTCTGGTTCATGTAACGGAGACCTAAGATGAATACAAAAGACATCAAAAAAATGATGGAGGCATATCTTGAGGTTGTCTCCGAGAAGAAACACGCTAAGGAGTCTAAAGAAGAATGTCCTAAGTGTGAAGGCGAAGGGTGCGATCACTGCGATGGTAAAGGTTACCATGAAGTAGAAGAAGCCACCAAAAAAGAAAAGAAAGAACTTGATCCTGTAAACGACAAAGAGAACGACAAGCCGTTCGCAAAGCGTAAGGACAAGGACATCGACAATGACGGTGACGTAGACGGTTCTGACGAATACCTCCACAAGAAGCGTGCTGCAACCGACGATGCAATTGACGGTGGCGACAAGCCTGCCGACGATGGCGGTGATGACGAAAAAGACGACAAGAAGAAAAAGACTTCTGCAAACGTCAAAGGTAAGACCGCTGAAATTTCTAAGATTGGTGAGAAGACAACGACTAAAGAAGACGTTGATGCACTTATCTCTGCAATGGAAGAAGCTGCAAACCCCAAGAAGGGTGCAACTCCTCCCGAAGGTTTGACCGACAAAGAGTCTCCTAAGTCTAAGGAGTTCATGGCGAAACACACCGTGGACAAGAAAGACCATGACGAAATGGAGAAGATCGAAGAACCTAAAGAACGTAAAGTGAAGAAAGAGATGAAGGAATTCGAAGTTATTCGTGCACTTCTCTCTGGTAATCCCACAGGAGAATAATATGTCATTGACACCTCCCACATGGTGTTCGGATGCAGTACCCACTCGTAAAGGGTGGGTCGATCCTAGAACTGGTGAGCTATTAAAGGCACAACGCATTTCAGACGTTGATCTACAGGAGACACGTGATATGGTTAACGAACAAGTGGTACACTCAGCACCTCAGATGTTGCATGAAGCGCCTGTAGGTAATAAGAGTTTAGAGGATATGACCAAGGCAGAATTGATTGCCTTGGCAGAACAGACTGGTGTTATGGTAAGTCGTTCGGATACGAAAGGTGTGTTGGTGGAGAAACTTTCGTAATTATCCTATATAAAGGGGTAAACTAGGTATTTTATCCCTTAAGGTATATAATGGAAATCACACAAAAGAATTTAATGATCTTCGCTGCGAAGCATTACTACACACCCAAGTGTATCGACAGTGAACAGTTTTTTGAAGACCTGAAACGATTCAAGTATGTCAAACGACTTTTGAACCGTTACAGAGAAAGTGGAGAACTCAGTGAGAGGTTGATTCTGAACCATCTCATAGTTATCTTCAACGTGTTCGGTTATCCCGCTGGACTGAAGATACTTGAGTTCAAAGTACAAGAAGAAGAACACTGGGGAGTACTGAAACCGTTTCTGATATTTCTAAAAGCCATCGACGAATATGGTTATCCTGAAGTAGAAATGGACGGACTCGCAGTCGAACGGTTAAGAGAGATCAAAGGACAATAATATGGGATTGCTTAAAAGTGCTGCGGATGTTGTCTACACGATCCGATTTCTAAAACTTCTTGTAACACCAATAGAAGACACCGAAGCATACAAGTTAGGTATCATCGATGAGAAGGGTAAAAGACGCAAGGACTTCGACGACAACACAATGGAAAATCGTGAGGCCTTGCGAGACAACTACACTGCATTCCACAGACTTGTCTACAACATCAAGAAACTCATGGCAAAGGCGCCTGGCGGAAGTTCTCGCCTCGCATCCTATGCAGCTGCGTTATACCTTATCAAGGAACACGGAAACCTAGACGACAAGGGTCTAGAGAAAATCCATAAACAAACAGGCATCGATAGTCTTGACATGCTCGCTGAGGAAACGAAGTGGTACATGTTGAGAAACGATGAACTGTCGCCTGGCGTCTACAGGATGAAGAATCCTACGATGACCGCAAACTATGCCGATGTGGTCGAGTCAGGTGATCAAGTGAGAATCGTTGACGGTAATCCGATCAACGAAGTTTTTGGAATAAAAATCTATCAGGCATCCCATCTGAAGTCTCAACAAAGTCTATATATTACTACCGGAGAAATAACGAAGTGAAGTCTTTCAGTAAGTTCTACGAAGAAATGACTGGAACCAGTGCCGTACCTGGCGCTGGAGATGACTCTTCTACCGTTGTTGTTCGGAAGAAGCCTGCTGTCCGCAAGAGAAAAGAGTGGTCAGACAAGTATAAGAAATCTATAGACTGTGACAGCCCTAAAGGGTTTAGTCAGAAAGCACACTGTGCTGGGAGAGACAAATGACAACACTCATTCATCAAAACGACAATTCCCTTCTTGACATACCCGCTTTAACACTGTTATAATTACTCCCACTTAAGGAGTAGTTATGTCAACCCAAAACTTAGAATACGGTTATATCCTCGTTGTCTTCGACGGAGATGAGGACGTGTCTTGTATACATGAAATTCAAGACAAACATGAAAAAGATAAGTTAATTTACGTGGCCCGAAAGGGCACAACAGATAAATACCTCCACCCCGATAGATTCGTGGTGGAGAATTATGAGACCCCGATGACTTCTCACTTTCTATGGAATGGGAAAATCCTACCAGAAGAAGAGGATGAGTACATACTTGAGTTAGCTCTCAAGTTTCGTGACACCGGAAAACAAATCTACATAGAAGAGTATGAGTTCAATTCTTCAGAACCCTTCTATGACTACAGCAAATAATATGGGACAACAATGATTAAGATTGATAAGAGCAAGGATGCCCTACTCGCAGACTATGCGGTGGGCATGTTAAAGGATTTTTACCTCAACGAACATGAGAATAGTCCCCAAGAGGGATACAGACGTGCGGCAACCGCATGGTCGAGATATAAGGATGAACTTGATGAAGACCTCGCACAGCGTCTTTATGACTATGTTAGTAATAAGTGGTTTATGTTTGCTTCTCCAGTATTATCTAACGCACCGAATGGACACGGCAAAGGAAAGGGAATGCCCATTTCTTGTTTCCTTACATACGTCCCTGATACTTTGGAAGGTCTCATTGACCATAGTTCTGAGTTACGTTGGCTTAGTGTTTATGGCGGGGGTGTCGGGGGTCATTGGTCTGACGTGCGAACCGTGTCTGACATTGCTCCAGGCCCAATTCCGTTTCTACACACCGTAGACGCAGACATGATTGCGTACCGACAGGGTAAGACTCGTAAGGGTTCTTACGCTGCGTACATGGACGTGTCTCATCCAGATATTGTAGAGTTTCTTAACATCCGTATTCCTACGGGGGACGTGCAACGTAAGGCATTGAACCTCCACAACGCAATCAACATCACCGATGAGTTCATGACTGCGGTGACAGAGAATAAAGATTTTGATCTGCGTGACCCCAAGGGCGGTAAGGTTAAGGAAAGTATTAACGCACGTAAACTCTGGGAACGTATTATTGAAGTTCGATTCCGTACAGGTGAACCATACCTGAACTTTATCGATACTGCCAACCATGCGTTACCTCAAAAATTGAAAGACTTGGGTCTAAAGATTCATGGGTCTAATCTGTGTAATGAAATTCATTTACCGACAGGCCCTGATCGTACCGCCGTTTGTTGTCTGTCCTCATTAAATCTAGAGTACTACGATGAATGGAAAGATACGACTATTGTCCGTGATCTTGTGCGTATGCTCGATAACGTCTTGCAGTACTTTATCGACGAAGCACCGGACACGATCACCCGTGCTAAGTATAGCGCAATGCGAGAACGTTCCATTGGTTTGGGCGCAATGGGATTCCACTCTCTCCTCCAAAAACATGGGGTGGCTTGGGAATCTTCTACAGCAGTTGAAATCAACACCGTGGTGTTTAACCATATCAAACAAGAAGCAGTACGAGAAACCGAAGCCCTTGCAATTGAAAGGGGAGAGTATCCCGATGGAGAAGGAACGGGTAGACGCAACTCACACTTGCTTGCTATCGCCCCCAATGCGTCCAGTGGTGTTATCCTGTCCACCTCGCCCTCTATCGAACCCATGAAGGCAAATGCGTATACGCATCGAACCCGATCAGGAAGTTTCTTGGTAAAAAACAAACATTTGAAACAATTACTTACCGAACGGGAAATGGACAATGACTCTACTTGGACATCAATTATCACCAACAAGGGGTCGGTACAACATCTACCTTTCCTCACTGAAGGTGAGAAGGCGGTGTTCAAGACTGCACAGGAACTAGATCAGAATTGGGTGGTTACTCACGCTGCGGATAGACAACCTTACATTTGTCAGGGACAATCGGTAAATCTATTCTTCCCCTCTGGTGCATCCAAGTCTTATGTCAACAAGGTACACTTGAGGGCATGGAGAGATGGATTGAAGGGACTGTACTATCTACGTACCGAAGCGAAGTCTCGTGCAGAGAACGTATCGGAGAAGGTGGAACGAGTCGCACTTCAGGATGACAACCGTAGTATTGTCTATGGTAAAAAGAACTGTCCCTATTGCCAACTGGCGAAGGATGAGTTAACATTGCGAGGCATTCCGTTCGATTACATCGATCTGGAAGAACTTGGTAAGACGGCTGCAGAAGTGACTGGTCGTAAGGTCAAGTCTGTACCGCAAATTTACATCGAAGGTAATTACATTGGTGGGTATGATGAACTCATTGCGTTCATGAACAAAACCATTTTAGACACTTCAGAAGATAATGAATGTAGAGCCTGCGAGGGTTAAGGAGAATAAATTGTCGTTGTTAGATTTTAGCACAACATACAAACCGTTCAAGTACCCTTGGGCGGTAGAACTATCGAAGAAACACGAAGAGATTCATTGGATCGAAGATGAGGCAGAACTGTCCGAAGACGTACAGGACTGGCGAACCAAACTGACCGCTGATGAGAAAGAGTTCATCACTCAGGTACTCCGTCTGTTTACTCAGTCGGACGTACAGGTGGGTGAGAACTATCATGAGTTGTTGATTCCTAAGTTTAAGAATAACGAGGTACGCAACATGTTGTCCTCGTTTGCCGGTCGAGAGGCCGTGCACCAACGTGCGTATGCACTGTTGAATGATACCCTTGGTCTACCCGATGAAGAGTATCACAAATTCCTTGAGTACAAGGAGATGGCTGACAAGGTTGAATTCATGAAAGAGGGTGACACATCCTCACATACGGGTCTTGCCCTTGCACTTGCACAGTCTGTGTTTAACGAGGGTATGAGTCTGTTCTCTTCCTTTGTGATGCTTCTCAACTTCCAACGTTTCGGTAAGATGAAGGGTATGGGTACAATCGTTGAGTGGTCTATCCGAGATGAGTCAATGCACGTTCAAGGCAATGCTAAACTGTTTCGAGCATTTTGCGAAGAACATCCTCGTATCGTCAATGACGAACTCAAGTCTAAGATTTACGAGATGGCCAAGACTGCAGTTGAATTGGAAGACAAGTTTATCAATCTTGCGTTCAAGGGTAATGAAGTACAGGGTCTCACTAAAGAAGAAGTACGCAAGTACATTCGACACATTGCTGACAGACGTTTGCTTCAACTTGGTATGAAAACAAAATTCCGTCAGAAGGACAATCCACTACCATGGCTGGATTGGGTACTGAACGGTGCATCACATGACAACTTCTTCGAAAAACGAGTCACTGAATATTCCGTAGTGGGTATGGAAGGAGACTGGGGTTGGGAAGAAGAACCTGAAGTCTGTGGACTAGACGGAAGAGGTTGCGCTGCATGACAGAACAGTTTTACTACGAAATGGAATGTGTTGTTTGCGACACGGTGGTGAAGCTGATTTGTAACTACGAAGATGATGATCCAATCCATTGCCCTATGTGTGGTACAGAGGCAGAGGTTACCTACTTAGGAGATAGTGACGCATATACATAAGTGTATGTGGAACTATAGAAACCTACCATTCGAACCAAGCGAAGACGAACTCAGCGAATACGTTGGGTTCGTCTATTGCATTACAGAACTAGACACCGGCAAGAAATACATCGGTAAGAAGTTCTTCTGGTCTACTCGCAAACTCCCTCCCCTTAAGGGCCAGAAACGCAAGCGCACAGTCAAGAAACAGTCTGACTGGAAAGACTACTACGGTTCTTCAGAACAATTAAAACTTCTTGTGGAAACAAAGGGCGGTGACGCATATCACCGTGAGATACTTCGTCTCTGCAAAACCAAAGGTGAGTGTTCGTACTACGAAGCGAAAGAACAATTTGATCGTGATGTCTTGTTATCAGATCGATACTACAATGAGTTTATAGGATGTAAGATTCATGCGAAACATATTAAGGAGAAGTTAATTGATAACACGTAAAATTATTAATCCTAATATCCTGTATGATACAAAGTATACAGCGGATCACATCTATTCTTTGATCAACCGTTGGAAACAACTGTTGTATCGTAACAAGGCACAGAAGGGTGACCTTGTTGCTATCGGTATTCTTAACGTCAACGTGTGGCACGTCTCCGCACTTATCGCCTGTGCAGAGTTGGGTCTGCGAGTTATACTATTGGACGCCCCTGCGAAAAAGGAGACATTACCCTTCACCAAACTCGCCAGGCACGGGCCTGCGAGGTTTTACATTGACGATGGTAGTGGACGTACCCTCTACGATGGACTACACCAACTCATGCTCAGTCGATATGGTGGTATGCAACTCACCTGTCAGATGGCCGCAAACTGGGATGATACAGATATCCAACCTTGGGAAATAGAACCATATACACCTTTCCTTGTTTCTAGTACAAGTGGTTCAACTTCATTCTCCCAACCGATTCAGTTCACCCATAAAGAGGTTGCGGAAATTTCGGAACGTAACATCGGAATATTCGGATTCGAACCTGAGAGTGTGGTTCTGCACACCAAGAACATGCACCATGCGAGTGCCATGTTGACTGACCTGTTGCCCTCTCTCATGGTGTCGGAGAAACATTACTCCTATACCCTTGCGGATCGCAACGACTGGCATCCCATCACGGCTGTGGCATTCCACAAGATGATTGATGCTCATGGTGTCGATAGGATGATTGTACCTAATGTAGATGTCCTGAACTGGTTATTGGAAGACGCCCCTCCGTTTAGAAAGACTGTACGGATGAACATGTCTGGATTCTGTCTGGGGCCTATGTTCAACGATCTCTGTCGGAAACACAACATAGAGTTCCTGCAACACTATGGGTCTATCGATACTGCGATTCCCCTCATGACTAGACTGGTCACTGCGGACTCAGAACCCGAAGATGATTGTCTGGGAACCTTGCCAGATGACCAGTGGGATGTTACAATGAGTGAAACCTCTAGGTACTTAATGGTACGAGTTCGGGGTAGAGAACAGTGGAAGAACATAGGAGATATTGTGAAGTTCCGAAATGAGAAGTATTACCATTTAGGAAGGACTAGCGAGAGTCCCTTGGATATTCCGGAAGACCTTGATTTGACTCCATTTTTTCAGGATACCAAGTTGAACATGGATCAACTGCGGGCCTACATCCACCTAAAAAAAGTTGAAAAAAGTTAAAAAAAACGCTTGACATTAGCCCCAACCTATGCGATAATTACCCTGTAATGTTGTTTTGAGATAGAGGATTAGGAGGTCATGAAAGATTTAGTTTACTACTTGAAGGTCGAAAATGAGATACTCTACGAGTTAGTCTTCGAAAGTGAAGAGGCTGCAATAGAGTTCGCTGAAAAGAGTGCCTACAAGGATTACGAAGTTGTGGAGTGGGATTGTGCCTAGAGAGAAGAAAGAGTACTATATCGCATTGGTTAGTATCTCACCGTACTATGAGAAGATTCTGACTGATAAGAAATACACGTTCAGTGAGTTTGTTGACGTTGGTCGGGACTTATTGAAACAAGAAGAGTACGAAGGTTTTGATACCTTCAGAGTCTACCATAAGGATGAGTTACCGTAATGATTAGGATTGCATTGGGTTTTTTGATTACGTTGGGTGCGGTAGGTCGAGAGGACTTCTATTCTGAGTGTCTCATGGCCACAGACTGTGTGGCTGGTGACCCTCCCCATTTGGTCGTGACTGCACTGATTGCCCTGTTTGGATTGGGTCTCACGTTCTGGGGTGTCTGGGACAACCGTGACAAATTTGACGAAATGGCTGATATGGAGATGCCCCTACACCTACGAAAAGGTTATAAGAAAGGCGCCACTAAGAACAAAAAAATCTAAAAAAAAGTGAAAAAAAGTGTTGCCTTCCTCGCCCCATATGATATAATTACTACGTAAATTGATGAGAGGACTTGATTATGAATGATTTGATTGCAAAGTTTGAAGAACGTGGTTACAAGTTGATCGTTGACGCAGAGCGTCCGGTTGCTAGGTGCGAACGTCCTGCCCCCCGTGCTCGTCTTGGTTACAAGATTGAGTTCAACTACCGCTTCGCTAACGAGGCACGAAGGATCCAGTACTGTGAGGAGTTCCTCGCTAACCTTGACCTTGCTGCTGCCTACAAGGAAGAACGCAAGGCGAAACGTGCCGCTGAACGGAAAGATGCGGTTGCCAATGTCAAAGAGGGTGACCTCTATGTCGCTAGTTGGGGTTATGAACAGACTAACGTTGATGCCTATCAGGTAGTTGCGAAGAAGGGTGCTACTGTTACTCTGCGAGAGATTGCGCTTTTCACTGTCGAAGGTAGTGAAGGTTTCATGAGTGACCGTGTTGTCCCCGTCAAGGATCGATTCATCGGTGGTGAGTTCAAGAAGCGAGTCACTGGTAAGTACATCAATGTTGATGACGTTCGTATGGCTTGTCCTGCGGAAGAAGGTAATGAGTTTTACAGAAGCTGGTACGCTTAAGGAGATATATTATGATGTTTGTTGCGAAACCCAAAGTGTCTAACATGTTTGACGCAAAAGAATTTGACAATGTGCTCGATGCGGTTAACTACCTCAACGAGTACAACGAACTCGGTAAGGAGTTCGCTGGTGATGACGGTAACTATGCCTCTAAGTTGAAGGCAGAGGATTGGGAGATGATCGGTAAGTTGATCGCTCCCAAGGGAATCTACTTCCGTGATAACAAGGTGATGGGGAGGGTAGCGGCGTGAACGGTTTTCGAAAGTTGCAAGAACGTTTAACTGAGGAGGGCTGGTTCGTTGGTTGGAACCTGCCCTGTTGTCAAAGTTGTGCTTGGGGCGATGTTCCGTTTGAGTTCGAAGACGGAACCGAAGTAGACGTAAACAAAGTTCTCTTCAACCATTCTCAGGATTGTGAAGTCTATTTTGATGGCGAAGAATGTCCTGAGTGCGGCTCCGATAGTCGTGATGAAGAAGGTGAAGACTGTCTGACGTGTTATGGTAAAGGTGTAATCGCAGAAGGATTCGATCCGTCAGAGTACGACACTTCAGTGGGCGGTTTCATCTGTATGTCACCCGAACAACAAACTACATCGACGTTCTGCTTTGCAGGTGATAAAGAAGGTGTTAAGAATCTAAAAGCCATCCTGCCTATCATCGAGGAGTGTGGTTGTAAAATACACTGGAACGGCAAAGGCGATACTCGCCCTGAGATTAGTTGGGAGTTGTAGTGATGTGGATTCTTATTTTGTACTTGGGATTTTCTTTCGGGTCAGTTGAGTTTAACACTGCGCTTGACTGTGAGACTGCACTAGATCAAGCCACCTCAGTGTTTGAAGATTCAGTTGGTCTTTGTGTCTATAAAGGAGAAGAGTAATGTTAGTTTATTGTGATTTGATTGCGTTTTCAATTTCGAATCTTCTGCCTGAAATCAAACTAAATGATGATTTTCTGCTTGACAAAGCGACAGCACCTAAGTTACACTTAGATAAAGATGGTGTCTTCGTGAGTACCAAGAAAGAAATCTTTGCACGTGACATCAATGGTATGAAGTATAAAATTACAGTTGAGGAGATTGGCGATGAGTAGGATGGGTGCATTTATTTTGGATGTTCAGACTGCGGTCTGTGACAACTTTAATCAACCCCTAGATAAGTGCAAGGAAGCTGTCTATGAACAGTTTATTGCAATGGGTGAACCTGAGTGGAAAGCGAATTACGCTCGTGAAACCGCTGAGGATTATTATAACGAGATCGTTCATGATGTGGACGAATTTTCATATTTGGTTGCGTCTGAGAGACGTAGTAAGCATATATAGTAATATGAGGTGAAAAATGGCAATCACACCACCCCGAAAACAGGTGTATGAGATTTTCTTAGAATTAGAACAGGCAACCAATAAGGCGAAACGTCTTGAAGTGTTTGAAAAGTATTCCGATGTTCCTGCTTTTAAGGACATCCTACGAGGTCTTTTCGATGATTCCTTGGAGTTCCTACTCCCCAAAGGCAAGCCGCCTTACACCCCAAACAGACCAGAGTCTACCCCGTCTTCCTTGCTGCGGGAACACCGCCAATTCGGTTACTTCGTAAATGGCGGGCCAGGCACTCAAATGCAATCGTATAAACGTGAACAGAAATTCATCAACTTGTTGGAAGGTATCCATCCAGATGATGCTCTGTTGGTTTTGGCGATGGTGGACAAAAAGTCCCCCATTAAAGGTCTAACTAAGAAACTGGTACAGGAGGCATACCCTAACTTAATCTCAAAATAACTAAACCAATCCAAAGGAGATTTAATGACAGCAGCCCAAATAGAACGGTTAAGAAAAGATTCCCGTGATCTAGATCACTACATTGCGAGTCTTAAGAAAAAAGGTAAGGAACAGAAGGCACATAAATTGATAGCCAAACGTGCTTTCCTCGACCAGACTATTCATGAAACATATGCAAACCAATCTCTAAGGGGGTGATCCTATCTCTTCACCGAAGGGTGTCGTAGTGGATTTTGATATCGAGTGTGAAGTAAATTATGCCAATCTATAATTTCAGAAGTAAGGAGACCGGAGAGATCACGGAAGTGACTCTCCGGATTTCCCAATTAGATCAGTATAAAACTGATAATCCGCAACTGGAGCAAGTTCATCTGTCCGCTCCAGGCCTTACAAGTGGTCACAAGTCTTCACGTCAACTAGCCGGTAGCGACTGGAACGACCTCTTGAAGGGTATCAAAAAGAATTCCGGTAAAGGGAACACAATCAAAACATGAGGAAAGAACGCACCCAACCTCAGAAGTTGCGTATCGATGACCTTTTGACTTACGAACCCATCACAGGTTTGCAAGAGGTTGTCTATAAGGCATGGGATGAGGGCAATCATATTGTCATGTCGGGTACTGCAGGAACGGGTAAGACTTTCACTGCATTGTACCTTGGACTAGAACAAGTCCTTGATAAGGGCAACACCTTTGAGAAGGTTGTTGTTGTCAGATCAATAGTTCCCACTCGGGAGATTGGATTCTTGCCGGGCTCACTAGAGGAGAAGATGGATGCGTACACTGGCCCGTATCGGGCGATTTGTACTGAACTATTTAAAGATGGTGGAGCATACGATAAACTCACCAGTGCGGGAGTTGTCGAGTTCATGTCCACATCTTTCATTCGTGGTGCCACAATCAATGATGCGATTGTAATCATCGACGAAATGCAAAACCTATCGTTTCACGAGTTAGACTCAGTAATCACACGAATAGGTAGAAACTGTCGGATCATATTCTGCGGTGATTATCACCAGACAGATTTTACGAAAGAATCCGACAAAAGGGGTCTACTAAAGTTCCTAGATATTATTGAACATATGACTAGGTTCACGGTAGTAGAATTTAGTTGGGCAGATATAGTTCGTTCGGACTTCGTGCGAGACTATATAATGACAAAGGAAATGTTAGGATACACAAAAAATGAATAAAGAATCAGTTTACGAACAATTAAAAATCGACGAAGGAGTCAAGTATGAAATCTACAATGACCACCTCGGCTATCCGACCTTCGGAGTCGGTCACCTTATCGTCGAAGGTGATCCGGAATTCGGAAGGGAAGTTGGAGCTCCAATTGATGAAGAAAGAGTGCGGGAAGTATTTGATAGAGACCTTGAAACTTCCATCGGAGAGTGTCACGCTCTATACGGAGAAGGGTGTTTTGGAGACTTCCCTGATGAAGTCCAGCAAATCTTGGTTAACATGATGTTCAATATGGGACGTACACGTCTCAGTAAGTTCAAGAAGTTTAACGCTGCACTAGAAGCATGTGATTGGAAGACCGCTGCCGTAGAAGGGAGAGATTCACTGTGGTACAGGCAAGTGACAAATCGGGCCGAAAGACTCATGTCCCGAATGGAAGCAGTGTAAAATATCCGTATCGGTTCTGGGACTCTGAGAAGAGAACCTTTGTCGATTGGAACACTTTGATTGGCAACAAGGAGACTCGTGAGAGTTGAAATAATGGCAAAGTACACTCGCCATGACGACCGCAATAAAAAGCGGAATAAGCACAAACAGTACTCTAAAGAAGGGTACACTAGGAAAATACATAATGTCGAAAGTAAAAGGAGATACTCGGAAAAACTTAATTTTCCAGTATATGATACTGAATGATGATCTAGATGAGAAGAGAGGGCCTATCCTTGGTAGGTCACGATCCGAACTCTACGCAGAAGTCGCAGACGTATCCCGTAGGTCTTTCGAAATCTATGCCGAGAAACTCGGTGCAGATTACTTATATTCAGACGAAGCGGTATACACTAAAGACGAATGGGAAAGGGATACTACGGTTTGCCTTTTCGAATGTCTGAGAGTAGTATACGATGAGTCTTTTGATGAGTATGAGAACTTGCTGTTCGTCGATACCGATATTGTTGCCAACACTGAAGAGAACATCTTTGACCTCATGGAAGGTGATGTCATGGGTGTTCTTGAGAGTGATATCAGAACATTCAACGGTGGTGGATACAACGCATGGGACAGGAAGCCTGATGTCTACAGAGATCAGGTAACCAAGTATGAGTACCACGGTGTTCCCATCGTTCCCGCCATGCCACCCAACCACCCATCAAAACTAACCATCATGAACACAGGTGTTGTCTGTTGGTCACGAGACGCTCGTCTGTATGCACGAGAACACTTCGACGATTGGAAGGAGTGGTTCTTCGAAGGCCCTCAGTTACACATGTCTCTCATGAACGATCAACCCTACCTGTCTGGTCAGTTCCAGAAGTGGAATATGGACGTTCAGACCATAGACCAGACTTGGAATGACTCCCCCCATTATGAGACTGAAGAGTTGTTCTTTGAGAAGGCGAAGATGTGTCACTACACTGGTGGGGACTGGAAAGTCCTCATGATGGAACACTACCGAGACAAAAAATTTAAGATTTTTTCATAAAAACGCTTGACAAACGTCTCGGTATGGTGTACTATTATACTATATTGAGAAGGAGTAGTTATGCGAGATTATGAGAAAGTGATTCTGACTGACGTGGATGGCGTCCTCTTGAATTGGGGATATGCGTTTCACGTCTGGATGGAAGAACATGGACACAAGAAAGTCAAGGACGTTTACGATATAAGTGAGACTTACGGAATCGATTATGTAACTGGTAAGAGACTGGTTCGACAGTTCAACGAGAGTGCTGCGATTGGATTCCTCCCCCCTCTACGAGACGCAATCCACTACGTGCGAAAGTTGCACGAAGAACATGGATACGTCTTCCATGCGATTACTAGTTTGAGTCTTGACCAACACGCAGGTGAGTTACGAACTCAGAACCTCAAGAAGTTGTTCGGTGAGACTGCATTTCAGAAGTTTGTCTACCTCGACACTGGTGCTGACAAGGACGAAGCCCTTGCAGAGTATGCCGGTAAGCCCTTCATTTGGGTTGAAGACAAAGTTGAGAACGCCCTCGTGGGAGATAAGTTAGGACTAGATAGTGTTGTAATGGAACATGGTTACAACATGGAAGATTGTCCGCTCCCTCTAATGAAAAATTGGGAGGACATTTACAACTACCTAGAGGGTTAAATGACAAGATATATTGGTTTCAGTGAGTTCTATCACGATGCTGGTATTGCAGTAATCGAACAAGATGGAACGGTGTCCTATGCGACACATGCAGAACGTTGGTCTAAGAACAAGAATGATGCCCACATCCCCGAAGCTTTGTGGGATCACATTGGTTATCAGGACGACGAAGTAGTTACCTTCTATGAAGATCATAATATCAAATATGGTCTTCGTGGAGGTATTGCTGTACAAGGCGACAAAGCGAAAGTCTACCCTAGACATGGGCACAATAAAAGACTCTGGGAAAAGGTTCCTGCCCACGAGATGTTGCACTATGATAAGTTGCACGAACATCACGTGTCTCATTGTGCAGGCGCTTACTATACCCGTCCGTGGGAATCTAAAGAAGATACTGTCATGGTGTCTATCGACGGTGCAGGGGAAGTCCAATGTTCCGTTATCTATGATCACAACTTCAATCTAATCAAAGAGTGGCACTATCCTAAGTCAATCGGACTGATCTACAGTACGGTTACCTATGCCTTGGGTCTCAGACCCCTTGAGGATGAATATGTGGTCATGGGTCTTTCGTCCTATGGTCAGGACGTATTCTCAGACTGGATTTGGGAACAGTACCATTCCTTCGAAGACCTCGCAACCTATGAACTTGAGAATGACCTGAAACTTGGTGTGGACTCACCTAGAGAGGAACAGAGACTTAAGTTCCGTGATGAGTTGATGGAGAAGGTTAAGTCAGTCACCCCCGAAGAAGCAGCCGCATCCGTACAGGAATTTGCAAGACGTGCGATTCTAGAGATCATGACAGAGGCACGTAAGTATGGTTCCAAGTTGGTCTACTCTGGTGGTTGTGCACAGAATGTGGTGGTCAACTCTCTGATTCATGAGATGTTCGATGAGGTACATATTGCAATTGCACCAGCGGACTCTGGTAGTGCATTAGGGTGTGCCGCACGTACATGGGCGCAGGAGACAGGCGGAGACCGTCTTATCTGGACTCCCTACATGGGTACGAATATCGACCGTGAGATCAACCCCTCTGACGTTGTAGACCACCTTCTGAAACATCAATACTGTGGTGTCGCAAATGGACGTGCAGAGTATGGGCCACGTGCACTTGGAAATCGATCCTTGATTGCAGACGTTAGGTTCGATGTCAAGGATACGGTCAACGAGATCAAACGCAGACAGAAGTATCGTCCCTTCGCCCCTGCCATTCTAGAAGAGTATGCGGATCAATACTTCGAAGGGCCTATGAACGAGTACATGCAGTTCACTTCCAAGGCACTTCATGACCATTCATCTGTTACCCATGTAGACGGCACTGCACGTGTACAGGTTGTACGCAAGGACTGTCAGTCAGTGTTCCGTAAGATCATCGAAGAGTACTATGAACGTACAGGGATTCCGATGTTACTAAATACTAGCTTGAACATCCGTGGTCGTCCTATGGTTGATGATGAAAAAGATGCGAAGTTGTGGGAAAGTCAATATAATGTCAAGGTGTTCTAAAATGACAATAACAAAAGGAACCCGATATGGCAGACGAAAAAGAAACAATGTTTCATCCAGCTGATTCAAATGGTGATGGAGTTGTATCTCCCGAAGAACACCAGATGTATCTTGAATTTAAACGAAAGGAATTAGAAGACGCTGACGCAATGCGTGATGCACAGAGAAGTATGACATGGTTTGCCCTGTTCGGTCTTCTGTTGTATCCCTTTGCAGTCGTACTTGCAGACTGGATTGGTCTGGACAGTGCATCCAAGATTCTAGGTGATATGGCCGCAACTTACTTTGTGTCTGTTGCTGCAATCGTCGCTGCATTCTTTGGTGGACAGGCGTATTCTGCTAAGAAGTAAACATAAGGTAGATTATGGAACGTGTAACGTGGAGAGGAACACCTGGCGTAGGTGATTTTATGTGGGCACTTAATGTGTGTCACCTTTACGCTTATCGTAACAACACGAAAGTGAAACTGCAGATGCATTGGGATCACGGCCCCGATCATCTGCATCACTTCGAAGACCCCGAAACCATTACCGAAAGGATGGACTACATACATAACTTCTATCATCGCAAGGATGATGTGGTTGTCGATCACCTATTCTACGCAGAAGGTAGATACTCAGACTGGTCGTATAAAGACGATCTAGAGTATGAGGATGGTGTTGTGAAAGTCAAAGTACCAGAAGATACTAGTAATCATTCAAAGAATAGATTCTGGTTTGAGTCTGGCTCTTGGACTGATGATCAGGGTGCAGACATTCCTGATAATGATTGGTTGTTTCGACAAGACGCTTTTCGAGAAACAGACAAACGGAAAGTAGTCATTTGGACGCCAGTGGCCAACGCAGAAGTTCCTAGACCTTGGAAAAGAAAGTTGACAGATTACGATTGGCGTGTTATAATTAAGAAACTTCGCCAGGCGGGATTAAAGGTAGTTGAATTGAACTATCGAACTCCTGTAAGAGAAGCTATGTATCACATCTCTACGTGTAGACAGGTAATCTGTTACGATGGTATGTGGCATTATGTAGCAAAGAATTTTGCAAAACCTATGATGGTTATAAGTAAAGAAGGTGTTACTAAATATCACACACCACATGCAGTAAGAGTAAATCCAGATTTTGATGGAAGAAATAATATCTGGTGGTGGATGTCCAACATTAATTACGCATTAGGTCATCCCAAGAAGAAAGCTATAGCATACGAAAAACAACTGAAAAATGAGTTAAACTATGGGTGAGATTAAGATTGACAGGGCGGTGATTGAGGTACAGGGAGGATGTAACTTCGACTGTACCATGTGTCCTCAAGACAAAAGAACAGGCGGTAGGCATAAGGGATTTCTCACCAAGATGAGTCTTCTTGAGTTTGAGAACTATGTCTCTGACTGTGCAAAACATGGACTGCGAGTAGTCAACCTAGATGGTTCTGGTGAGGCGACGATCAACCGTCTTCTTCCTGAGTACATCAAGATTGTGAAGAGGTATGGTGCACAAGCTGTCATCTTCTCTAATGGATTCAAGATGCAGGGTCAGTTCATGAAGGACTGTGTTGACGCTGGACTTGACTTCTTTCGATTCTCGTTCATTGGCCCCACACCCGAACTCTACGACACGTGGATGAACAACACACGAGGCAGTAACTATCACCTGATCAAGAATAATATCAAGGAGATGGTTGCGTATGTAAAGGAGTCTGGTTCCGACTGTACAATTGAGACCTATCACCTTATTACAGACAATGCAAAACTGGAAGAAGAACTCCAGAAATACATAGAATTGGTTGATGAACTTGGTGTTAAAACAGAAATCTGGAAGATGCACAATTGGAGTGGTGCATATGACATTGGTGAGAATGCACGTAAAGGAGAGGTAAAGACTTGTGGCAGACCTTTTAGTCCAGACGTTGTTATCCGTGCTGGCGGTCTTGACGGTAAACGGGGTGCTGTTCATCCTTGCTGTCAGGTTCTTGGAAGAGACGAAGAAGCCGTCCTTGGACACGCTAGCGAAAACACAATCGAAGAGATTATTCGGGGAGAAGAGTACTCTGCTCTGAGACAGGCGCATAGGACTGGTGACTATCCGAACTATTGTAGAGACTGCGATTTTCTACTTGACGATCCCGAGGTATTAGTGTATACTAACCATGATCGTGACCTACATAAGATGATAGGTACAGAATTCAATCTAAACGATTACAGGTAAAGATATGAACAAACTCAAAAAGTGGTGGTTAGACTTGACCAAGGAAGAGTACCATGTAACTATCTGGTACGATACTGATCCTAAGGCGAAGACAGTCTATAAACTTAAGTCTGTTGGAAAGTTAAACAACAAAAGGTTGGAAGGGGTGACTGTTGAAGGAAGTAAGATCACCCTCAGTGTTGAAGTCCCCTTTAATTATGAAGTAAGAAAAATTCACTAATGAAACGAATGATCTATCAGGTTGCCGTAGGTAAACCGTCTAAATTATACGAACACTGTATTGAAAGTGTTTCTTATTATTGCCAAAAGCATGATATTGTACATTATGTGCAACGTTCTCCGGTGTATCGTATTGCACCCGATCCATTTAACATGGGCCGGTCTCGTGAGTCATTTGAGAAGTATGGTGGTTACCTTCCTATCTTTGAGAAGGAAGTGGCCTTCGACTATATCGACAACTACGATCAAATTGCAATCATCGATGCGGACATCTACATCCGTGAGGACGCACCCAATATCTTCGAAGACTTTGGGACTGAACATGCCTTCGGTGCAGTGTGCGAACGTGAGATGGATATCCAACCTTGGTACGTACAGAAGATCGTCAACTACTCTCGTATGCAGTATAGTCAACTGCAGAACAACAAACTTGATTTCAAACTGACAGAACGTGGGTTTGAGTTCTTTAATATGGGGATGATACTTCTAAATTGTGAAAGTTTCAAACCCCTTTTGAAAGGACAGACAGGTAAACAGTTCCTTCAACGTGCAGAGTTCAAAGACTTTGTGGACGGGGTGGGCGCATGGAAGTGGTCTACAGATCAAACTCTCTTGAATGTATTCCTCAAGAAATACAACGTTCCGGTCAAGCACATGGACAAAGTGTGGAACGGTCTATATACTGCAGCGAATAATATTAAAGAGTGTCACTTCATTCACTTCTTTCTAAAAGACAAACTTCCAAACCAAGGGGAAGATGTTGTCTCATTAATGAGTCAAATATAACCCTATTGCACAATATATGAAACAGAAAGTAAGATATGGACTATGTTACCCGTCTGGTTCAGGTGGCATGTTCCTCACAGAACTATTGGACAACACCACCGAAGAAGAGTCTGGTAATTGGGAAACCAATCCGGGCTGTCGCCGTAGTGTTCGGTTCAATGAGTATGGTGGTTCGGTTCACTGTGTCCAACTGGACAACTCGACTGGGCCTCTAGAGACTACTGAACAATCAGTCTTGGTTGCAAAACAAGATATCCACAAATACCTTCAGTGGTACGACTGTCCTATTGTATATCAGATTGATGCATCGGATGACGACTCGTTCGACTATACCGCACAACTCATGTTTCTGAAGAAGTGGTGTGGGCCTTGTGGACTGAGACCTGAATTTCAGGATGGTATTGATAGGAACTTTGATCAACTGCATTTGTATACAGTTCAGGAGGGTGGTATTGAAAGGAACTATCCCGACAAAGTTATATCGTGTAAAAGTATTGATAGATACTCTAAGATTGTGTTAAAATATGTCACTGAGAAACCCCCCGTTTCTTTTTATGGGTTTGTCAAAATATGTTATGACACATGGATTAAGGAGGCTAGGGAGAATAGACCCGAAGAGTACTGGGATAAATCTCACAAGAGAAATCTCGACTTCAACCCCGATGCAATTGAAGAACATTCGGAACTACTAGTAGTTAACTATGCGGACTTGTTTCTGTATGGATTACCCACAGGTTCGCCTTGGGATAAATATCCTTCGGAAATACAAGAATATCGTGTACGCAATGACAAACTAATTTTAAAGTTTGAGTCCGAGTTCTTATAAATAAGATTGGTGAATATCTATATTAAGAGTGTGAAACTAAAGGAGAACCAATATGTTAAACCCTAACGAGTTCGTAAAGAACATTCGTAACGAAAACCAAGCTCTCTTCGAAGCGTCTAGAAAGAACGTCAAGGCATACTTCGAAGGTGAACTTCCCCAAGAAGAAATGGTCGATCATTTCATTGGTCGTATGGTCAATGAGAGAATGAACATGACCGAAATCTCTGCACAAATTGCCAACGTGGCAGACGATGCAGACCCCAAAGAACTAGAACTGTTGTCGAAGCAGGCTGCAGACGAAGCGAAACACTATCGCATGGTCAAGGAAGTAATCGAACACATCACTGGTGGTGAAGTGGACGTTGCAGAAGCACTTCGCAAGGAACGTGAGATGAACACCGCAAAGGGTGCAACTCTCCTTGAGAAGTACGGTGCAGAGGACGACGAAGCAGTTCTTGCTGCGTATCAGTTGGTTGCGGAAGGACGTGCGGAAGCAGTCTGGAACCAGATGGCAGATACCATTCAGGACGAATTCATTTCTACTCGCTATCGTGAGATCGCAAGAGATGAAGGTTTCCACAGTGCAATTGGTGGTTGGAAACTGCGTCAACTTGCGAAGGACGAAGAGACACAATCTCGTGTCCAGCGTGTCGTCGAATCTATGCGTAAAGACCTCTTTGAAATCTCTTGTGCAAACACCGTGGAAGCGGAAGGATCACGAGACCTCGTAAACGAAGCATACGGCTGGTAAATTATGAAAATAGGACTCACTCAACGAGTCCTTCTATATTCTGAGAGATCAGGAATCACGGGTGACTTCTTAGATCACGATTGGTATTCATCACCACTCACTAAGAACCACACGTTGATTCCTGTTCCGAATAGAAGTGACTTAGATTATGATGAATTGGCAGAAGAATTAGACCTTCTCATCATCACAGGTGGTAAGAACGAAGACATTCGTATCATCACCGAAACTGAACTTGCAACATCAATGGTCTCTCTTGGCAAACCCGTATTGGGTATTTGTCATGGCGCCTTTTTGTTGACTTCTATTTTGCGTGGACAGGTTGTAGAGGCGAAAGAACAACACTGGTTCTCTGAACACAAAGTCTTTGACATGCACAATGAAGAACATATTGTCAACAGTTTCCACACCACCTATATAAAACATAAACCTCGTGGTTCGGTAGTACTTGCCAGAGACCCCGAAGGTGATGTAGAATCGTGGATCAAGGATAATATTTGTGCCATGGTATGGCATCCGGAACGTATGAAGAAACCTTGGGTTCCACCCGAGATTTTGGAGGCAACAGGACTTACGCTATGATGATTACTGTTAAGGAGGGGGAAACCCACTCCGTCAATGATATCTGGAACTTTGACATTCATGTATTTGGTAGGGGACTAAACCACCCCAGCTTCAAACCGAAAGGTACTGCATACTATATGCAGACTGATCAGGTTCAGGGTTCTCTAGCACACAATACATTTGCGGCCGCACAGACTACCGATGATGTTAACTTTAAGGTGATGCCCAACCATAAGGTTTGCGTCATTGATTTTCTTGGTTTGAAAATGAATGACGAACGCATCTTTAAGGTGAAGAGTGGTTCGCAGGGTAATCTGTCCTATATGGACGGTGGTACTAACACTACCGCAGTAAACCCTGGCCGTCTTGGTCTACCTGTAATCAACTATGTGCATTTCCCTGCTGGAATGCAACAGACTCTCCATACACACCCGAGTCACCGTGTTGGTCTCATCCTTACGGGTCACGGTGAAGTAGAACTGGACAACCATAAAATCTTTCCTCTTGCGCCAGGCGATGTGTTCTTTATGGAGAGAAACACCCTTCACAATTTTATGTGTAATGATGGTGAAGACGTTACCCTTTTCGTGTTTGCGCCTGACTCTGGTACAGGCCCAACAGATGAAGTTAACCCATTGAAGGTACGTACCTATGTCGGACAACAGCGAGTATAACAGAAACAGACCAATCGGAAAACGCATTCTATTGGTCACAGGCCCACAGGGTTCTGGTAATCACCTATTCAGTAAAATCCTTGGTCTCAGCGAACATGTCTATGGTTGGGACTTTGGAGAGAAGTATTGGATTCCGAGTGATGAGGAACCCTTCGCAGAATGTTGGGTCAACCCTGAACTGACCGTTCCTACCCTAGAGAAGATCAAAGAGACCTACGTTGTCGCAAACGTCAGTGTCCCATTTGTCTTTGACGGAGAGAAAAGAATTCCTGCCATTCAGGAGTTCGTTGATGAAGCGAAGAGTGCGGGTCATAGAGTAACTGTTTGTATCGTCTCTCGTGACCGTAACATCAACTGTCTTCAACAGGAAAGGGTAAGGGATGAAATAACCCTACCCACTGCGATGGCATACTATCGTTGTCTGGACAACTGTGATTTTGCGTTTCTATCCCACGAAACTCTATACCTACATAAATGTATGTACTTAAAGTCTTTGGGAAATATTCTAGGATTTCCTATTGACTACGACAACCCAAGAGTGTATGATATCCTAGTAGAAGATCAAAATAACAAATATGTAAAATATGTTGAGGAGCACTGGTTAGATAATGAAGTCTGGAAAGGTCTTAGACCCAAGTCTGAAAGAAAATAGGTATATCCTATTCACAGGTGCGCCAGGCTCTCGTTGGTCTGGTGTCGCCAATATGATCTATCAAAGTTTAGACTTTGACATCTCAGATCAAACCGAAGAAAGAAGTTACCATCACAACTACAGTCAACTCCATTGTGGGGCTTACTTTGACCCTGGCATGGAGTATGATTTCAAACCAAGCGAATGGGACAAACCTTTCTCCGAAAAGGGAGAGGGGATTCGTCTCATTAAATCACACACCCTTTCACGTCAAATCGACAACTTTAAAAAATACCCAATCATCATGGTCTATCGAAACGACTATGAGTGTATTGAGTGGTGGAAGGAAGCTGGTGGTTTCTCTATAGACTACCCCGACTATTGGTGGTATCAGAACATGGACAACATGTTCGATCATATACAGAAACAAAACTCTGGTATCATGAGGTTCATATATAACAACAAGGATAAGGTAACTAAAGTCCGAGACTTATATGAGTTACTAGAACTATTTAATATATCAATTCTTGGAGTTAATAATGACACCTATGCGAAGAAGGACGTTGTTGTCTATGTCTATAAACCCACACTATGATTTCTTGAAGGACTACTTCACTAATACGTGGCCCAGTTCAAGAACTGCGGGTTTGGATCAGTACTATTGGACAGGATTTAGGTTAATCGATGAAATCAAAGAAAATGAGCGAGTCTTGGATGTGGGCTGCGGAGTTAATCCTTTTAAGCGGCATATTCACTGCCTTCACGGTATTGATATCACTGATATTGGAGCTGATGAAGTCTGTGCAATAGAGGACTATGAACTTGCAGAGATTTACGAAAAGAAGTATGATGTTGCGTTCTGTCTAGGTAGCATTAACTTTGGTGATATCGAACTTGTACGTACACAGGTGTATCGTGTGGCGGATTCACTGAAGGAAACAGGATCACGCATCTATTGGAGATGCAATCCAGGCCACAGAGATCATGGAAACAATAGGGTGGGTGAGATTCCGTTCTTCAATTGGAGAATACAGGATCACATCATGTTAGCAGAAGAAACGGGATTTGAAGTGACTGAGTTTATGCCCGACAGAAATAGGATGTATGTAAAATGGGAACGTTAAGAGAATTATTCGACAAGTATGGGTGCGACAAAGGCACCAAGAAACACAAGTACGACCGTTGCTACGAGGAATATATGGCAGACCGACGACACGATCAACTCAATATTCTTGAGATCGGTTGTTTTCGGGGTGAGAGTACTTGGGCGTGGCTCGAATATTTTCCTCATGCCACTATTTACACAATCGATATTTTTGAGAGACACACTCCGGATGATATCGATGTCCTCAAGGAAGAACGTGTCAAGTGGTTGAAAGCGGACAGTATGAATGCCTCTCTTCCTATGAAAATGAGAAAGGAGTGGGGTGATGTTGAGTTCGATTTCATCATCGATGATGGTGCACACTGGCCTCAGGCAAACAGACTGACCTTCGAAAACTGTATGCAGTTTCTAAAGGAAGACGGTGCATACTTCATAGAAGACGTGTGGATGTTGGATAGAATGAAGAGTCATCCGTGGGTGGATGCAAGACCTCAACTCTACAGTATGCCCGAACATGTTAGATTCATGAATACGGTTGAACAGTTTGACGTTAAACACTATGACTACCGTACTACAACTGTTGCTGGTTCTGGTGCATATCCGGACGGTTACATTCTGAGAGTTAAGTATGGTGTCGAGTAAGTTGTTCATTCATATCCCTAAGAACGGGGGTATGACCATTCGTCGCAACGCAGAACTGCGTAAGATGATTATTCCTTGTACTCCCAATCACCACAAGAACAGGGAGTACACGAAAGGTCTGGAAGAAAAGATGAGACAGACTGGCGACGATATGGGTTACGAACACGCACGGTGGAGAGATGTCAAACCAGAGATTCGTGATAACTATCGTGCCTTTGCGATTGTTCGCAACCCTTGGTCTCGTGTGGTATCCCGATACTTCTTTGCAAAGAAAGTTATTGAGGTGGAGAAAGACTCCAACGTCTACGGTCAGAAGAACTATGCAGACGTGTCTTCGTTTGAGGCCTTTCTGGAAGAACGTCACAAGTGGGGTGGCGAAGAGTACATGTGGCATCGTGCAGTCCGTGGTTGGTATCCGGCATACGATCATGTCTGTGATAAAGATGGTAAGGTAAGATGTGACATCCTTCGATTTGAAAACTACAATGAGGATGTCAAGGATTACTTTGGTGTATTGTTCAATCCAGAACCTCGCAATGTGACAAACCTACATAAAGGTACGTATCAAGATATGTACACCGACAAGACGATTCAAATCATTGCTGATTGGTATAAGAAGGACATTGATCACTGGGGATTTGATTTCGATACCGGAGCAACGAAGAATTACTGGATATGATATGGACGTTGTTGAAGCGATAGAAATGGCAAATAAAGTTGAGAGTCCCGAACCCACACAAGTAGATTTGGAAGGTAACCGTTATATCAAGGCGGTTATCATTTCACTTACTGGTGACGCAGCTGCGACACATGTTACTAGACGTTTGTTAAATTCAATTGAATATACTTGGTCTCGCATCAATCCTCTTATTCTTGATGCCTCTACACCTAATACTGCACAGAGAGGACTTGAGTCTATCACCTACTGTGACGTGACGAAAGCGCAATGGTCATGGCCTATCAATGAGTCTGACAATGGACTTGATTTGAGAACAGGACTCTACCGCAAAGCATATCGTGCGAATGATATCAAGAAGGTTATTGCATGTATGGTCTCGCACATGCGGGCGTGGCAATATTGCATCGACATAAACGAACCCATGATGGTTTTAGAACAAGACGCTTTGTTCATTCGTCCTTTTAAGTGGGAAGATGTCTCTACACCCCGACCCCTAATGTTAACAGATCAGTGGTGGGAGAGATGGAAAGATACTAAGGAGATGCAAGTACTCAATTGGGATGAAAAAACAAAGTGGGAGAATATGTCTAAGGTTGTTAAAGAACAACCAACAGGTTCTTTCACGGGCGGTATTCTAGGACTAAATTCTCCTATCGGTGCAACCCGTAAAGCATCGGTATATCACAATGCATTATTTGGTAAGTTTGGGTTCCATAAGGTTCCCTCTGTAGATCAGATCGGAGACGATCCTCTACCTCAAGGTATCGCAGGAAACTCTGCGTATATCATTAAACCGTGGGCTGCAAAGAAACTCTTGGACAAAGTTGCTGAGATTGGTATGTGGCCTAATGACGCACTTATGTGCAAACAGTTCTTCCCTTGGATGCAGACATGCTGGCCATATTACAGTGTGGTTCAGGGAACAACCTCATCGACGACAGGTTAATATGAAAGTATTGAATAACAGTGTTCTATTCACAGAACACAAAATGGATCAGACCACCGAGAGTGGTCTAGTTTTATCAACTAAACCTTCTGGTTCGAAACCCGCTGTGGTAATTGCGGTTGCAGAAGACGTTCCTTTGAAACCCGAACAGATCGTTTATCTGGACTGGTCAAAAGCACTACCCGTAGAACTTGACGGACTGCAGTGTGGTGTGGTAGAATATGAACACGTAAAACTCGTGGTAAGTGAATGAAAAACTATGTAATCACTATCATGGACAATGAAAAGTCTGTAGAAGCTGCGGAACGTTGTATTCGTTCTGGAGTTAGGAACAACACCTTCATTGAAAAATTCCATGCGGTAACTCCAAATGACGATCCTGAAAAGATTGCAGAACGAGAGGGTATCGATCCTCGTGGGTTCGAAGAGGTGTACTCACGTTACCTCAACTGTCTCTCTGCATTCCTATCTCACTATAGTTTGTGGAAGAAGTGTATCCGATTGAATACACCCATCACCATATTTGAACATGATGCCGTATTACTTGAACCCGTTCCTAACAAACCATTTGTGGGTTGTATGAATATCGGTGAACCTAGTTATGGTAAGTTCATTACACCCCAACACCTTGGAACAGGCCCACTGACTACTAAGAGGTACTTTCCAGGCGCTCATGCATATCAGGTAAATCCACGTGGCGCAGAGTCACTGATTAGACAGGCAAAGGTGTTTGCGAAACCGACAGACGTGTTTTTGTCTATGGACACTTTCTCTTGGTTGCAAGAACATTATCCATTCATTGCTAAGGCTGATGATAGTTTTACAACAATTCAGGTAGAACGTGGTTGCCTTGCGAAACACAATTATAATCAAGACTATGAGATTCTAAATGTTGGAAATTAACTCTCCTGAGAAGATTGCTGGTTCTCAAATCATTGATATGAAAGAACACGGTACACTTGGTTTTATTCATAATCCAAGGACGGGTGGGTCTTCCTTGAATGGTTGGCTTTATGATAACAAAAAACCAGAGTGGGATAGTTATAAGTTTAGACAACACCATGCCCGTGATAAGATGATGTCTTTACATATTAACGGTGAACCGTTTAAGATTGATAAGACGGTATGTATAGTTAGACACCCTTATATGAGATACCTAAGTTTTTGGCGGTACATAAATCGTGACAAAGCAAGGAAGGATCAAATATCTTTTAGGAAATTTTGGGAAGGGCCCGGCAACATTAATCAAATTCAAGCCTTCAGAAGACCCCAAACTATTTACTGGAAGGGGTGTGACATTATTCTTCGACATGAAGATTTGGTGAATGAAGTTGCGGTTAAGTTACAACCTATATTCCAGACTACCAATAGATTAGATACCTATAGATATAATTATCAGGGAGTGGACACAAGCTTGGTTGATGCACACGAGTCCATCCCGAAGGAGTTTCTTGCCGAAATACGTGAGATTGATTCTGAAACTTTTAATGAATTTGGATACGGAGAATATGATTGATAAGTTATTCATCACTGGATGTGATGTAAACACAGAATGGCAACTCCCTTGGTTTTGGGACAACTTTCGTGAGACCAACAAGACCCCATTGAAGGTCATCGACTTTGGTATGTCCGATGAGATGCGTCAATGGGTTGACAAGGAGATTGGTGAGTCTATTCTACTACACACTCAGGCAGACGGATGGTTCAAGAAACCTTCTGCGATGTTACGTGCGTGTGAAGAAGCACACAAAGTCTGTTGGTTGGATACTGACTGTGAAGTTCTAGGAGACATCTCCGACATCTTTGACCTGACCGTACCTTTCAAGATTGGTATGGTGGAAGATAGACCGTGGACTCGCAGACGTGGCGATTACGGTACATGGTACAACTCTGGTGTTGTGGTTTGGGAAGGTAAACCCAATATCCTCCGTGCATGGGCAGAACAGTGTATTAGTGATCCTTGGCAGGGTGATCAGGAGACATTGTATGCAATGATGGGTGGTGATGAGATTATGAAGATGTCAATCATAGAACCATTGCCGCATAAATACAATACACTACGACTAGATTATTTGGACAATACTGCGGTCAAAGACCCGTTAATTGTTCACCACACTGGTCAAAAAGGTAAAGACGTTATAAGGGAGCAAATGAGTAATGTTTAGTAAAGTACTATTCGGCATTATCGTTGCGATGGGTGGAGTTGGATACATTTACTTCCAAACGACACAAGGACAGATCGCAGACCTTAATGCCCAACTACAGACGCAGGCAGGTGTAATCACTGCGTTCGAAACTCGACAGGCGGAACAAGTCCGTACTATCGAAGCATTGCAGAACAATCTGCAGAAGACTACAGAGGCACTCAACACCATGAGTACTCGTAATCAGGAGATTGAAGCAGAGGCACAACGTTACCTCGCAATCTTCGCTCGACACAATCTGTCGAAACTGGCGGCCGCAAAGCCTGGTCTAATCGAAACAAGAATTAACAAGGGGACAAGTGATGTTTTCAGAACGATTGAGCAAGATACTACTGATATCGACGCTATTGACGATAACTAGTGGTTGTACTTCTCTAGGTTTCTCTTGGGGTAAGAAAGAACCGCCTGCTCCCATTCCGGTAGAGATTCGAACCGTCGAAATACAGATTCCGATCACACACCCCACCATGCCCCGTGCGATTCAGTTGAGAGACCCTCAGTGGTATGTGGTATCAGATCAGAACGTTGACACCTTCCTTGAGGATATCAAGAAGAGACACGAAGGACAGTTGGTCTTCGTTGCAATGTCCGTTGGAGACTACGAGTTGATGGCATACAACATGCAGGAAATTCGTCGATACATAAACCAATTAAAAGAAGTTGTGGTGTACTACCGTACTATCAACACAAACGATGAGGAAGAAAAAGATGGACAGGAGACAGAGAGCGATCCAAGCGGTTCGTGATTTTGCCACTGGTAACATTGAGAAACATCGGTACAACGTAGATGTTTATCTCAACAACCCCGCAGGTATCGGAGAACATCCCGATGTGCTGGGTTCAATTCAAACTGAACTTCACAAGATGGCTGAGTATGACGACATCTTAGAAGTTCTTGACAAGTACTTCAAGGAGTAGTATAATGCCTAACCATAACAAGTATGATGTAGACATCATCAAAATAGTAGACGGAGATACCGTCGATGTGGATATCGATATGGGATTTGGTATCTGTCTCAAGGACGAACGTGTTCGTATCATGGGCATTGATACACCTGAGTCACGTACCCGTGACAGAGTAGAAGACCTGTTTGGTGAGGCTGCAAAGGCACGTCTCAAGGAACTGTTGAAGGGCGGTGCAAAACTGATCACCACTGAAGATAAACACGGTGAGGACATGAAGGGTAAGTTTGGACGTATCCTTGGTGACTTCGAAGTGTATGACGGAGAACTAGATAGATGGACTCCCGTCACTGATATCATGATTCGTGAAGGTCATTGTGTACCTTACTTTGGTGGATCGAAGGAAGAGATTCAGGCCAAACATATGGTCAACCGTGAGAAACTTCTCCGTGAAGGGATTGTGTCTCAAGAAGATTATGACGCTGCTGTTGAGAAAATGAAAGGGTAGATAATGAGAATTAATGTTTTGGGTAATGGTGACCATGCTTATATGTTTAAGCGTGGTATGCCAGGCAAGTTGTTGATCTGTAATATGCCTCCTTTTGAGATTCCTCGTAAGGAAGTATTTGCGCCTTGCATGGTCGATTTTAAGATGATGAAAGCCCTCGCTGAGGGTCATGTTAAACTTGACATGTATGATTGGGTGTTGGGTATGCGTCCCCGTCGATGGATGGAAATGCAACCCTCATTCTATCTAAAATATTCTCAAAACATTAAAGCATTTCATCAACACGTTCCTAAATACGCACAGTTGCCGGGACAGTCAGAAGGACAGGCTGCAACCAATTATAGTTGTGGTCACATGGCAGTAGACTATGCGTGCCGTGCACTGAAAGCAGATGAGGTTCACATCTATGGGTTCGACTCTATGTTTGAGTTGAACCTGAGAAGTTCTACAGACTTGATCCTAGAAAGTGATAGGGGTCACGCCAACACTTTTCGACTTGCGAATAACTGGCGCCCAGTCTTCACTATGATATTTAAAGAGTTTAAGAACACCAAGTTCTACCTCTATCATAGTCATAATAAGATTAGGATTGAGATTCCAGATAACGTAACTATTGTAACAGAGGTAAAGAAAAATGTGGCAGGACATTAAAGAAGAATGTGTGTGGTTTCTAAAAAAGACATGGGAAGATTTTAAACACGTTTGGAAGGCTCATCCCAACGTTCATATTTGGTGGACTATTGCGTTCTTGATTGCCCTATTTGTATAAATAAACATATAAATTTACTTTCAGGGTTCGCAGTCAATGCAAAAGTTTACATCGTTCCTTACCGAACAAAACTTCTTGTTAGAAGAAGCAGAAACACTTCTAGAAAAACTGATCACCTTTGGTGGCAAAGCATATCCCAAGTACGGTAACATCGTCCTTATGGCCGGTGGTGCAGGATCGGGTAAGGGTTTTGTTCTGGGGAATCTGGTTGGTTTAGAAGGTAAGGTTTTTGATGTGGATGAACTCAAGACTCTTGCATCTAAGACTCCCGCAATCAAGAGACGTGTCGCCAAAGAACTTGGTGTTGATCTGGAAGACCTTGCCAACAATCTCAAGAACACTGAGAATGTAGGCAAGCTCCATGACATCATGGGCGAGTATCTCAAGATCGACAAGCGTAAGGAACAGGCATTCTACCGTAGTGTCCTCACTGCACCCGAAGATCGTAAACCCAACATCATCTTTGACATGACTCTGAAGTCCCTAGACAAACTCGACAAGGTTGCACGTGATGCATCTATGTTGGGTTATGACAAGAAGAACATTCACATCGTCTGGGTGGTCAACGACATCGAAGTTGCACAGAAACAGAATGCTGCACGTTCACGTACCGTATCTTCAGATATTCTAATCAACACTCATCGTGGTGCCGCAAACACTATGGGCGACATCATCAACATGGGGTCACGTCTCAAGAAGTACATTGATGGAGACATCGTGTTCGCATTCAACAAAGTTGGTGTTGATGCAAACCTAGTCAAGTCGGGTAAGGGTGGTTCTTATGTCAAGGACGCAAACTACTTCTACGTAAAACGTGCGGGTAAAGCACCTACGTCCGTTGACAAGTTAGATAAAGAGATTCGTGCGAAGATCAAAGCCTACGTCCCGAAGAACGTAGACTGGGATTAAACTACAGTAACGCACCTTTCGATTGCTTGGAAGTGGGTAGGTCTACCTGTCACCACTTCCTGATCCCACTCTGCACGATTTGAGAATGCCTTCACAATCTGAGGGTTGATGTCTTTGATACTCTCTCTATCAGAGAATTTCAACTTATCTGCTTCACCGTAATAGATATCGACCAACTCACCACCAGCCTTTAATGCACCGCCCCATCTCGATTTGATTTGTTGAGATGTGAAAGTGGTATCGTCATATTTCTTAGGAACACCCAAGAATACAATCGCATCAAACGGTTCTTCTGGTTGAGTTAACGGGGCAGTAGACTCACTACCGTGCTTGTATTGTTTGTTGGTCTCAATGGTTGGGATATCCCATTTCTCATACAGATAGTGCATTGCACCATTATGTTTCGACTCGGGTGGTTTAGTGATTGTCACATTGAACCCATATCCATAGACCTTTGCAAGGATAGGGAGGAACTGATAACTTACATTGAAATCCATCACTGCAGATACGTTTCTAGACTCATAGGGGATAGCATCAAGGATTCTGTCGCTTGCGGTGTCTAACATCCAGTTCATAGTTTCGCCCTGATTGTAGTGACCCACAAACAGAACGTTCTTATATCCACGTCCAGCGAGAATGTTAAGTAGTACAGGGCCACGTGTCATTACCGCCAACATGCCGTTCTGTGTCTCTGTCTTGTAGGTTAACAGAGGTTGCACTGTAGTCTTATAGTTCTTCAATCTACCGTTAAGTTCACCGTAAAGATCAGTCTTCACGGATTTATGAACAATCTTGGATTGATAGAGACCATCTTCATCTCTAGTGTAAACAATAAACTCTGAGTCGCTTTTATATAACATGGTTATCCCTTGTAGATGTTCTGAATGTGGTCTTCAAACTGTTCGATCTTCTCTAGTCTGTTAGGCCATAGTATATATTCCTTCTCTGGATTCTGTTTCAGGTTGTTCAGTAGGGGTTGAACCGCATTGAACAACTTGTCGAGTTTCTCCTGAGTAGAAATGACCGCAGTGGTATTCTGAGATACAGTCTGCTGTGCCTGTTGTACGACTTCCAGTTCATTCTCGTTTGCGAAGGTGAACCCAAAGTCAAATAGTTCGTCACTCATATTTATACCTGTTTTTAAAAAAATTTCACTTTTTTCTATTTATACGCTTGACAACCCCCACAGAAGCTGATACACTTACCTCTGTAAATTGATGAGAGGAAGTAAATTATGAAGTTATCAGTTATCCACCGTGCGTTTGAAGAGTCTTCACGTCTAGTTGCGTTCGTTGACGTTTCCGATGATATGCCTGTCATGGAGGCCCTTGAGTACGCCTACCATCGAACTCAGAACCTTGCGGGTTCTTGGTCTCGTGAATCAGAGTTTGAATTTGGTGGTGAGATTCACCAGAACCCCGACTTTTCTGAAGACGTGACTGTCATGGCTGATCTGCCCGTCAGTAAGCGTACTGGTCAAGTGATGGGTCTTCGTTCGACCTCTGTGGGTGACCACATTCTGTGCGGCCGCACCAAGTACGCCGTAGCAGATTTTGGATTCGATAAGATTAACCCGAATGAGTTCGACTCATTCACAACACAGGAGAAATATGCCACAAGTAACGCCTAGAACAACTGGATACAAAGGTCAGTACACCGAAGACTTCACCAAGATGTTGAATAGATTCAAGAGAGCCTGCAACAAAGCAGGTATCGTAGCGGAAGTTAAGAAGAGAAAGTACTACGTTAAACCTAACGAGACTAAGAATCAATTTAACAGTAAACTCAAGAGAAAAAAGAAACTTGCGAAATTCAAATCCCAGAACGAGGGTAGAAAAAAGGCAAGTTAGGAGTTATATTAATGTTTCATGGTTCTATGCGTCACTACGCCAGTGGTCGTAAGAAGAAGGTCAACTGTTGGACTAAAACCAAGTCTAGGGAGAGGGAGTTCGTACCCTATACCCCATCCGAACCCTTTCGGAGGGATACCCCCAATTACCCCTCTGTAGGGGTCACAGAGTACCGCCCTGAGGCGGACAAATCCTACATGGTAGAGGAATCCAAGAAGTTTACCGTTGCGCCTGCGTACAATAAGGGTGCGTATCAGGTTATTCCAAAAAGTGATATCAAACACATCGGTAAGTAGAAAATATTCTAAAAAAAGTCAAAAAAAGTGTTGCTTTCTTGTTTTAGTTATGAGATAATGTCTTTGTTGATTGGGGGTGAATAGATTATGAAATTTGAACGATTTGAACAGATCCACTACGGCTTTATGTTGAGAGACTTCTCTCTGAAAAGCATCGGTATTACCGAACAATACGCTCTTGAAGAGATTATCCGTTTGCGTGATTGCTGTTGTGAGACTGACTACTACCGTCTGAGCCGTGTGGGTTCTACCTTTCAGTTGTCCCGCAAAGGACGTATGTTGATTTGGCGACTGCGTGAGAACGCAAAGAACCACGCCTCTATTGAAGATGAAATGCGAGAAGCAGGAGTACTGTAATGACTTTATCTTTTGATTGTGTTACCCAAAACTTTCCATCAACCATTGGTATGGCGGTAGGTTCTACCGTTATCGTGCGGGACGTTCCCGCTTCATCTAACCCCAACGGGGTGGCCACCCTAGAGGTCAAACGTCTGACCGAAGACTACTGCAATGTAGCGGAGGTGAAGTGATGTCGAAATACAATAAAGAGGCTGTGGATAAGTCCATCAAAAAAGACCCCCGAATCAAGGGTAAGGAGGCGAAGTTGATCCATGCCCTCCTGAAGGGTCGTAATCGATAAAACCTATCGATCCGGAGATAATGATCGAAAAAATCCATGAAAAAGGTGTTGACTTTGACCCCATTTCTTGAGATAATAGTACCCTAAGTTGATGAGAGAGGTGTTACCATGATGAATTTTGCGATTGAAGGTCAAGTCAAGAACAAAGCGGTTGTTTATTTCTTTGTCGAAAACCTTATCCGTGAGTTGGGTATGGCCCGTCTCCGTAAACCCGCTATTGTTATCAAGTTTGTCAACAAGTGTGATGCGTTCGGTCTCTGCGATGGTCAGAAGGGTGAGTACGCTGAGATTCACATTGCCAAGAAGTGTCCCGCCACTGGTCGGAAACTCGGTTTCATTGAGATGATGCAGACTCTCGCTCACGAGATGGTTCACGCTCGCCAGTTCCTTCGTGGTCAGTTGAACAACGAAAGCGGTTGGGCTTGGAAGGGTCGCCGTGCGGACAACTTCGAATATGAAAACCAACCTTGGGAGAAGGAAGCGTATCGTCTTGAGAAGACTCTCTTCATGGACTGCTTCCCCCACTTTGCTGAGTTCAATAACTAGGAGTGAATAATGGAATTCAAAAGTTTTCTGCGAGAGAAGTATTATGAGTATCGTGAAGAGGTTGTCCTGTACAAGGAAACTGTCATGACGTTTGATGAGTATGTGGGGAAGTACTCCCACTGGTTGAAGGATATGTATTATGCCGAAGAAGACAAGAAACCAGAATCCGGTAGCGAAGTTTAGTCGCAAGTTTAACAAGGCGGTCACGATGACTGACCGTAAAAAGGAGTCCAAGAAGACAGGAGTCTTGGGCCGTAACAAGTGCATAGACGAAAATTTCTATGACAGTGATGGAGGTTTTAAAAATGACTACTAAAACTTATATTGAGATTGATGCGGCTCCTTGGATCACCCAAGATGGTTTCGTTGAAGTTGGTGTATACCTTGGTGACGCTTGCGAACCTTCTTATATTGAAAAGAAGTCTATTAAAGAGTTGATCGATCAAGAACTCAATAGTTATACTGTTCCTGGCTCAGACCAGATCGTTCCAATTCACTTCAAAGATGTTGAGGAACTTCTGAAGAATCTGAAGAGTGCATACAAGTATGCGAAGAAACTTGCGAAGGAAATGGGGGTTGAGTGATGAAGAATCGTTATGGTGATGAGTATCACTACGAGAAAATCGGTGACAACGAATACAAGTTCGTCATGGAAGGCGACTCCATGAAGTATTGTCGGGTTGGTGGCAAACACCTTCAGGAAGGCATTGACCATGATGATCTTGGTATGTTTGATGCGAGCGGTGGCCCGTATATTGCGGTTGGTTCCAAGGTTTACTACGATGAGATTCTTGGTGGTCAGAAGGGTGATGAACCTTTGATTGTGAAACGCATCCGTAGTACCGATGAAGGTATCATCGTAGAGGTTGAGTGATGAATATATTTGGTATTGAGTATGACGATAAACGGGGATTCAAGTTCCCGTGTGCAATTGACTCTGCACGTTCGCAATGCGATAAACATGTGGTGAAGATGCCCCTTGAGTCAGCTCAGATGTTGTGTACTGTTCATCGTGTTCTTGATGGTGGTAACGAAGACCTCTACAAGATTGCACACCCCAAACACCCTTCGACTCTGTGGACTATGGAGTCAGATTCGAACTACCAATGGCACTACCGTCACTGGATGGAACTCTGTAAGGAGTACACCTATCGTTACGGTAAGGTACACAAGTCTTGGGAGAAGTTCGGTAATCGTCTCTCACGTTTGCCTGCGAACATCCCCAAAGGAGGGTTCACCCCATTCAAACTCGCATTCAAGACTCATCCTGAGTGTATAGTTGAAGGCGATCCGGTTGCGTCCTACCGGAACTTCTACCAGACTAAACAGTCTCGTTTTGATATGAAGTGGACGAAACGAAAAATTCCAAATTGGTTCTTGACAGAAGAGGTAGTATAAGTATATAATGGACGCACTTAAAAAAGCAGAGAGGTACGCAATGATTCGACGAGCTGCATTGAAGATTCAGCAACGTCAACAGAGCCAACGTCGAGCACATACTCTTGTGAAGAAGTATGAGAAGGCGCTGGATAAACTAGATGATCAATCTAGTATGCACTGGTCGGATACTGACCGTTATCTTGATTCACATTATGGTGATCGTGTAAAAGGAGAAAAAAATGATGGCTATTGATCTAAGTCGTGACGACATGTTAGGTATGCTCCGTGAAGGAGCTGTCAAACTGTCGTTTGAGAAAGTAAAGGATGGTGCGATTCGTGAGATGTCCGCTACCCTAGTTCAGGATTCTATTCCTGTTGATAAGATGCCGAAAGGCGGTACGGTTGATCAGACTGTGGGTGGCGAGTCTACCCTGCGTGTCTTTGATACTGACATTCAGGAGTGGCGTTCGTTTCGCATAGATAAGGTTTTAACCTTTAACAAGGCGTAACAATGACTAAAGGACAGAAAGCTGCAGAGACCCGTAAACTCAAACAACAGAAGATGTTGGATAAGTTGGGTTTCGAACGCAAGAAGGTAAAACGAAAGCGTAAACCCATGACCGAAGAACAACGCAAGGCTGCTGCAGAGCGTCTTGCGAAGGCACGTGAAGCACGTGGTCATACGGGTGCGCTTTCTGTCCATCATTCGATTCGTGATCTACCCGAAGACCATTACCTTAATTGGAAGAAGGTCAAGGAGTGGATCAAAGATAATGAGATGAAACTTCGTGGTATGAAGACTATGAAGGACTCTTCTAATTGGAAGGAGAGGGCCGATTATCAGAGTCTTGAAGTTTACATCAAGAATATGAAGTCGTACTTA